TACATAATGCAGAAATCTGTCTTCGTAACCGTATACAGGATTAATACCAGTTATAGACTCTGAACCCTCTGGACACCCAACAAATAATTCTTGATCACCTTCTAATTCAATTAATTCATTTAGTCGTTGTATAATTTCAGTAAGTTTCATTTAGTTTCCTCTAATGATCGTTACAGCACCATATGGTGATTGAGAAAATGCACCTCGACATAATACAATGTTCACAGTTTGATTTAATTCATATCGATCATTACTAATCAGATTTTTAACAGTGGTCCCACTTGCATTCAGATTATAAGAATAATGATCAATAGTAATTGTTACACTTGTAATTGTAGCATTTTCAGATGATGTTTGCAACGTAACTAAATCAATAACTAAACCAAAACACATAGATATAAATATAATTCCTAAAACAATAAGTATTAATATTAACCCATCAAGTATTGCGTCATCGGTCATGATTAAGCACCACTCCAAAGAACGTAAAACAATGGTAATAACATTACGATACCGACAATCAACACACCTAATGATTCCTTACGATCATAATCACCACTTATTAAGCATCCAATACCACTAATAAAAGCAAGAAATCCAACCACTGATATTAAAAATAATACTAATAATGCAAAAAACGTTACGATTATGTCGATCATAAGTTTTCACCAATAAATCGACCTAATGTAATATCCCATTTTACCTTGATTCTTGACTCAACACGTTGATATACTCTGATATTACCATCATAAATTTCCAGTTCAATTGCATTCATAAATGATTCTGGAATTGCTTCAAGAACATTAGTATCAACTATATCCCTGTAATCCTCAAGCATTTTATAATACTTGTAAAATACTGGATATTTTTTCTCTATTTCATTATACTTCATTTAATGGGCACCTTTCATGTCGTTCAACTACATTCATATCAATTGGACAACCATCATATCCAGACACTTCTGAAATATTACAGTTCCCTTCATAATCCCATGCACAATTGGAGCAATCTTCATCGCCGGTTGGTTTTACTTTGTTCATTCTTTATCTCCTACAAACTCAATGCATATCACAACAAATGGAAATGGAAATATATGCAATCTCTTTTCTTTACCTATACCAAACCAGAATGCACCGATACACCAAATATCCCACGCAAAGTTAACAGATATTTTCCGTCTCATTTTTCCCATTCTTCCATATAACCAAGATAAAATTCATCAGGTTCATAATTATACACTTTCCATGGTTTGTCATCATTACAATATTTGTCAAAGATTTCACTAAACTTTTCTACACTGCATCCGTTATCAAATTCAATATCTTCCCTGTAGAATTTTCTATATTTATTAGTCGGTGTAAATTTATCCTTGTAAAATCTTTCAATATTACTATCAAAATCATATATCCATGTTCCTTCCAGTTTAAATGGAGAACATTCCTGTAGTAACACCATTTTTCTATTAGTAATGCGCAAAACTGCTTTTCCAACAACCATATCACCAAACCGTGCAATTTTCAATATTCCATTTTCACCAACAGTAACTAGATCGCAAGGTTCAACACCGGGATCAAATATAGCATCAACAAATGTCATTTTATCCACCAATTTTTAATACGTGCTTCAAAATCATTCTTTGGCTCAAAATCATACCATGATTCATCACTGGGTATAATCCACATCCAAACTATTACCCAAAATATAGCACCAATTACAGCGATTAAAAAATACCATATATTATTAGTTTCCACATATTGAATTGAACACCAGCAAAGCCACTCAAATGCTCCTACAAACAAAATAAAAAACATCCAAATTATTCCAACTATAGCATTCATAATGTTTCACTACACATACTATCTAATTTCTTCAAATCATTATATCCATTCCAACAACCCTGTTCTTTGAGACAAGATAACGAGTGCATCATTGATCGATATGTTCTCCATCTGAAAGCATAACGACCCCATCGATTACAACAACCAATTTCATTTCTAATCATGATTTCTGTAAAATTGTTGCAACTTTATAATCTATTTCAGCCATGTGTTGTTTAACTGCTTCAGCGGCTTCCTTTGGAAGTTCCTGAATTTCTCCCGGTTTATCAATTGTAATGAACTGATTAAAGTCATCTTGAGTATTCAATATTTCATCAACTTGTTCTTGTGTTTCTACCCAAATTGGTATAACCGGACCCCTTAAATGTGACAAAAACCGCGATCCCACTGTAAAATTAGTTCTTAAATCAAGTCTAATCAACGATCTATCAAATTCAGCATCTTTCGTTAAGTTAACCGGTTTATCAGGAAATTCCAACTTAATATCGTGCATCGTCAAAACATCCCAATATGCATCCAGTAATCCTTCTTTGTAAGATTCTGTAAATTTAGTATCAATTGTCTGAATTCGACTCATTATCAAATTTCGTAACCATTTTGGAACATCACTCATAACTACACTCCAGTCCCGTTTCGTCGGATCCATCGCCTTCATAAAAATCACAAGTATCAGCACAGAATCCAACACTTGTTTTTTCACGCCACCGTGGACACATAACAACCCACTTTTCATTATCATAAGTTAAAAATGTCATAACTTATCAATTATACATATAAAACACTTTAACGAGAAGCACGATTACTATTATACAGCATATTATTGACACTATTACACCCAAAACCAGATCACTTTCACTAATTTGTTGAACAGTGTGCTGCATAACTATTACATCAAGATTAACCATAATTCACCGATGATAATGCATTAATATAAATGCCCGTAAATCCCACAAAAATACAATACCTGTACAAATAACGATAATATAGTCAAGGTAATCCATCTATACTGCTCCATTGATAACAACATTGCTCATAATAGCATGAGAGATTGCACCTCTTTGAACATATACTGAAATATTATCGCTCATATTGTAATAATTTACAGAACTTACAAATGCTTTACTTCCTGAAATATTTAATTCATAAACATAGAAAATATCAGACTGCTTAATTCCGTCAATTGTTGCATTCTCAAGTTGATACGGTTCAATAATTATCGCATCAAAAATTGCAACTAATAAAATGGTTGCAAGTAAGATACCGCAAAAAATGCCACATCCAGCGAGAAACATCAATATTTTTTCTCGTGTCAATATCATATATCATCCTCGGTGAGGAAGTTTAAGAATCGAATCGTCGCTGAAATAATTTTAACACGCTGTTCATCTTTAACCAATATTTTGTCTTTTAATCGAATATTTTCAGTTTTCAAATCAGCAATTTCACGAACTAACGAATCAATATACGGATCACCACTCATAATTAATCAACCTCCATTACGCATTTTAATAGAGTTCTAAGAGTTTCATACATCCTATATTCATTAACATTATCGGGCACATCATTATAATCACCTTTGAGGTTTAAACGAACTAATCCTGTAATATACTCAAGTTCATCAAATGATAATTCCAAAACATATGTGTTAGAATCCTGGTTTATTTTTACATCACATTTCATTATTTACACCTAACAAACTCTCTACTCACTTTTTCTCCAGTAATTGTTGGCATCGGGACGCCATGATTGAAGCCACCATCTAAATTCAGGAAATGGATTGTGATCGCAATTAGGACAAGTATTTATTCGATCATCCTCAACATACCAAAATGATGTATGTTCTTTATATTTGTCAATAAAATTTATATAATGTAGTGGATAAAACCAAACAAAGCCACAGTCGGGGCATTGAAATCGCTTCATATTATTTATATTTCTCTCCATATTATAGCCTCTTGCAAAATTCAGATTCACGAGATGGTAATTGTTCAGCCATTTCAATAATCCCATTCAATCGATTAATAAGTTTTTGCCTGCATACTTCAGATTCAATATACCATGTGGGATTTGCTACTTGAAAAAAAGTTACCAGCATCCCATACTTACAATCTGTAGCATCAAATATTGTAACATATGAATTAGAACAATGGGGTCTACATTCAAATGCTATAACTTCATCATTATACCAATGTTCATCACAAATAGATTTATAACATTTATCATTGAAAATCAACCTATCCATTACCCACTCAAGATCAGTAGATATCATCCATGAACTACGTGATTTTCGAACAACTGTTTTCTTCTTTAAAAATTCAAACATAATTTATTTCTCTCTATAATTTTACTCATCTGATACGTAATTTTCTGGAAATGGACAGTCATCAGGTATGCCACCAACTTCATTATAATCATCACAACCGGATCCAATTGGACAATATTTACACTTCCAAAATTTTACAGTATAAATTTTCATATTCATTTTAATTCACCATGAATTACCAGTTTTTGTATTTCTTTAATATACTGTCAAGAATTTTTAGATCGCTTGCCATACAAAATCGTTCTTTTTCTGCTCTTACAACCATCAAAATACCAAAAATGAATGCTTTTTCGTCTTCGGTAAGATAGTTTTCGGGATCATTGTTACTGCTATTGTTAGATTCCATTTTATTTTCCTTATTTTCTCTTTACTTTCGTTGTGCTTTTTCTTCTTCGGTTAGATATTTGAAAATGTCATCGTTATAACCAGACTGTTCTTTTTCTAATACATCTTGAAATTGATCATAATGAATTATGGTCATAACAATGAAATATACTGTGATGTAGAGAATTGGAAGATATAACAAGTAAAATGGCAAGGTAATGTAATTCAGAAAATTCAGAATAATCAGTATTATCTGAAATGCTATCATTGTTCGTGCTATATATCGTCCAATTCTAACATGTAGTTGATTTCTAAATTCTTCTGTTGGCATTATCATAATTTTTCACCGGGAGAGTTTTTATAATAGGATCTTGTTATATATAATTACACTTTAATAGTATAATTAATTATCGAAAAAATTCTGGGTATAGGGTTTTTGGAGAAAATAAGAAAAAAGAAAAAGAGGAAAGATAGTATATAAAAATTATTTAAAATTAAAGTATTCTTCGTTTATATAGTGATATGGACATTTTTCATGGTAACATTGCCGAGATGGAATGAAATTAGTATAATCCCATTTTGTTGATATTTCACGAGCATATTGAATGTCTTGTTTAATTATCATTTCTCCACAATTAGAACATTTCACTGCTTTGTTAGAAATGTGTAATTTATTTTCAGTGTTACATTTATGACAAAATACAACAGTAAAAAAATCTGGTCTAAATGCAGAATAATCTCCTCTATTACTATAATCAGTGTTCTGCTCGATATATGGAAAATCTATTTCATATACAATATTTCCTGTTTCATTATGAATTATAATCAATTTGTTTTTATCATAAGAATGAAATACTTTAAAATCAGATGGAAAATTAGAAAGTTCATTTATCAATTCTTTAATCGTTTTCATTTTACTTGGGTTAATTACTCTTTCAATTGTCATTTTTAATCTCTGGTAAATCTGCTGCTACAATTAAAACATTCAAAAACATTTGAATTGGGTTTTATTATTGCCGTAACATTACATACTGGACACGTAATAGTTTCCATATTGATCGTTTCGTCATAAATTGAAATTGTTTTTGTCATTTCATTTAAATTAAAATCGTCAGTTGTCATCTTAAATTACTCCTTTGATATTATTCGTTATTCATTTACTTTTAATTTTAGTTAAATAAACTTTCAAGTGATGGTTCATAAGGTATATTTAGTTTTATTTCTGGATTATTTGATTTAATAGGAACTAATGCACTATCATTTAAATATGCAATTATATCACAGCAATAATTAATTTGTCCAATACAATCCATTTGATAAATATCTTTATTAAAATTCTCTTTAATCGGGTCAAAGATTTCTTTCCGTTTATTGATTAAAATAATATTATTATTGCGATCCGATATAAGTTTAAATTTTTCACACAATTCTTTTGAATAATTATTTAATTTTGAATTTCTATAATATTCACCGTAGTTCCAAAAGAAATAATATTTAATTAAAACAGAAGCATCTGTGAAATTATAAATCAAAATATTTGTATTAATCAATTTATAGGTTATTAATTCGTCAATTATACAATCAAATTCTTTCTTTGAATAAAATCTTGTAATTGATATTTTAGATTTTAAATCTTGAAACATAGATAATATTGGATATGTTGAATGCGATGTTACGATAAAAATGTTATTCGTGGAATTCTTAAATAGTTTTAGTGGTTCTACTTTGTGTTGTTTAATAATGCCAATTATCATATACTACCCCCTTAATATTTATCATTTGTCTACTTTTTTCCAATTGCATTCAATTTGTTCTCCTATCCAGTATTGAAGATCTTCGTCAATTTCTTCATCAGTAGCATTATCATCAAATTCTACGATCTCTGTTTTCTTACAGTTTACATAGCCCATGCTTAAATAAAATTCTACTTTCATTTGTTAATCACCTAAAACATTCGTTAATGAAAAATAAAAAGTCAAAAAGAGTTAATAATTAGATTTACTACGATCTTTACTTTGGTTTGATTGGTTTTCTTTTTCTGGTTTGTTTAACAGCATTAATTTCTGGTTCATCTTCATAATTTTCTTCGTTATCAATTTCATCGTTTATAGAATCATCTTCTTCATCTACTTCATCTACTTCATCTTCGTCTTCTTCTTCATTGTTTTCGATGAATTGATCGTAATAACCAAGATCGATAAGTGATTCTACAAAAGCATCTTTGACTTTTGGATCGCGTGTCATACTACTAATCCAATTCATCAATGCCTCTTTGTAGATCATGTTTTCGATCTGCACCACCAGACCAGACACTTCATTATTTACCATGTTTATCATATTTTTGATTGCACCTCCATAAGTTTTTCATCATTCCCGAATTAAGTTTCGGTATGCTTTTGTAATACTATAATTGTTTTATAAGATGATAATGGTTTTTATATCATAATTATTTAATAAGAATAGATTTATAGTTACTGTAAATATTTTGCATGATAACTATAGATAGTTTGTAGAGTAAGATTAATTTATTACCACCTTTCTTTACCTCTTCTTTTTATTCTTGTTTTCTAAATTTGTTACTGCTAATAGCATTCGATTAAGTTCTGATTTTTCATTTGACTTGTTAATACGAACCATGTTACTGTTACTACCATTACTATTGCCATTCTCACCAGTCAGATCGATTATAGATACTTTACCATTGATTTCTCTCTCTGCTTTATCTCTTTCTTCTTTATCTCTTGTTATACTTGCCCTGGTATACATGATCAATTTGCTTTCTTCACGTTCTTGAACACGATTACACATTGTTAATGGACAATGATCAATCGAACACGGAGTATAAGTATGTGGTGTCTTGCTACAATTTGTTCTTCTATATCTGTCACAGATTTCATTAAATGTTGGTTTTTGAATACTTGTCATAATGGAGTTTCCTTTGGATAAGAGGGAAAGTTGATTAAAAGTAGTTATTTCCTTTTTGGAAAGAAGTCAGATATATTTAAGATACTCGTGATTCTTGCTACAATCGATCAATACGCTGTCGGCTGATAAATGCATTATGTTATAATAATAGAACATGACCATCCAATCAATCTTGTTGTTGGTTGTTAAGCATAAGATAGAATCTATTTGAGATTGTTGCATAATAGTGGTAGGGAAAGATGCTAAAATTTACTCCTATCTTCTACATGTTATACGTTAAAGGAGATAAATATTTGTGAAGAAACTCATGATACATCTACCTACTGATATCTCTTTTCTATACATGTCCATTTCTTTTTTCATTGCTAATTGATTCATAATTGTAAATCCAAGTTTGGAGATTTGCCACTCTGGTATATAATTGTTTGGTTTAGTTAATGATTTGCTTTTAACAATGCTCCCTGTTTTAAAAATATAACCTTTTCTATAAATACCTTGTAATTGAGAATTGGTAATCATATGTCCAATATCGTTGAATGAGAATGTAGACCCAACCGATGAATATATAAGATATACAACATTAGAAGGATGGAGTTTTTTAATAGGCTTCGACATGATAGGGAGATAGAAGAGTGAAAAATGTTAATCGACTTATACTACTGTATCGTATCAATCCACTTACAGACTAATCTTTCTATCCTTTGGTTTATATTTGCGAAATACTTCAAACTCTATGTTGTTGTCAAATACAAGATCTGCTATCTTAAGGGCTAATTCATCTTCATTATCAGTTTCAAATATGATGAGAGTAGAATTGGTTAATTGTCCTTTCACTGTAATGTGAAATTCACAAGTAGAACCTATTGTGCGGGGAATTGAATTGTTTAATGTCATCTTGTCACCATTATCCTATCACCATCTTTATGCATCATCTAAAATTAGAATTGTATATTCATACAAGTTGTCAACGCCATACAAGTTAAACTCACGATCAACAACCCGATATGAACATTTACCATTAACATTATCGAGAGTTATTTTATCACCAATACATGGGCATACTGGAAATTCAATGTCAAGAAAGATGCTATCATCGAAAAATTGATTATGATCTTTATGATACCCGCTTATGATGATTTTTTGGTTTTCCCGTTCATTGCTACATTCATTCATTCTTTAATCCTCTTTCTTTACTGATATAATTCGATTCCTTTTTGAGTGATGTTTCTACCACTGGTTGTTTTCTCAATAAGATCCAGTTCAATCAGTAATGGCTCTACAAATCGTTCTAATTCTTGTTTTGGTTTGTTTAACAGGCTACTTATCATGTTGATTGACAGACTTCGATTGAAATCATCTGACAACAATTTAAGATAGTCACGCTGAATCATAGTAAGACCATATTCATCAATGTTCAGAAGACCGAGAACACTATTAACAGTTGATACATCAATAGTAGAGATATCATTAGCATCAGCGTATAGATTGATTGTATCGATGCTTTCAACAGCCAGCCTTGCTATTCCCCTGGACATGATAGCAATCTTTTCTGCTGCGCTTGAATCAACATTTCTATCGCTGTAAGAGTGAATCATTGTTGACAATTGAATGTCGGAATAGGGTAGAAGATCAATTTTAATGGGGAATCTGCCTATGAAACTATCTGTTAACTTCCATAGATCGGTTGTTGCTGCTATAACTGTTATTGATGCTGTTGGTTTTGACAGACTACTCTTTCCTACACGAACGTTGATGACACGATCTTGCATCACTGAATAGAGCATTTCAATAATGGTTTGGTCTTTAATTGCATGAACTTCATCAATAAATAGGATATCACCATCTTTCATCTTACGAATTGTGTTGATAATTGCTATGTCATTCTTGATTTTAGGCCCATATTCAATAAAGAAATGTCCATTTGGATTGTATTCATTTGATATAACTTTTGCTAACGTTGACTTTCCAAGACCGCCAGCACCAGTTAAAAGTATGTGTTTAAGTGACTCATTCTTCTTTCTTGCTGCTTGGATAGCAAACTTGATAACATTCTTGGTATTCTCATCAAGAACAAAATCATCTAATGTCTCAATCTTTTTCTTTGTCATAATTTAATCCCTCTTGTTAAAATGTTTATTTATACCATAATCTAGATACTTTATCAGGTCGTTTTTTGTAATTATTACCTTTTAAAACTCTTGTTTCATTTCGCTCTTCATTGTGACATGATTTACAAATATTATTATAATGATCTATTCTATATTGAGTCGTGTTGATTCCAACAACTAATTCACAACCACACCGTCTACACTTTTTATTTTCCATCTCTTTTCATCTCTTTTAATGTATTACGTAACTTATTTCATTTTTATGAACTTCTATGATATCAAAATCGTAACCGTCTAATTTTTCATTAATGTCATCTACAATGTCATTTATTAATTCAGTGTCATCCTCATAATCGAAATATTGACAGTCGATTGTTGTGTCACCTTCAATGTCTGCTTCAAATGAGAACGTGATATATTCATGAACTGAAAAATCTATTATTTTAACAGTATTGTAATTAGGAATTATACCAATATGATTTTGATTTACTTGCTTTATCGCTATATCAACCAATTCTTTACAATTCAAATCCAAATTCTTATCAAAATAGTGAGTATAAGTCAATGTTATATAAGCATTGTAACTTGCATCTTTATCGAAATCACCGGGCACTGATGTAACTCCTGGTGGATAACCCCATCCAAAATCGGTCATTTTTAAAATTTCACATCTTTATTTATTCTTTCCATAAGCATCATATCGGGCAATCGTTTAATTGCTAAATTTTTAAGATGATATTCAGATACCATACGTGTAATTATCATACGTGCCTCACTATGAGTAAGAAATCCACTTAATTCAACTTCACAATCAATATGTTCATATTCTTTAATTGTTTTATTGTGATCTAAAGAAAATGAAAAACTACATTTTCTTGAAATAATGATATATCTTTCCCCTTCACTATCTTCATCATCAGTTTTGGGTTTAAAATTCAAACAATTAGAACATTCACATTTACTATCAAAAAATGTCATTTTTAGTTTATTAACTCCTTCAATCTATAAATTTATTACATTCTACATGAGAATATGTTTTCTTTTTACTACGTGAACCATCTTTATTAATTAATCTTTCATAAACATGATTCTTCTTCACGTTTACTGATTTACCACAAATACTACATTTCGGCATATTTCATCATCTCATTTATTCCCAATGATCGATATGTTCGGCTTCTTCGATCAAACCTGCTATTCGTTGCATGAGATACGTGGCCTGTTCTTTTGTCAGTGACCATGTAACAAGATTAACACTGAAATATTTACGTTCATGTTCAACAGTATTAATTTGTGAAGTTGTTAGTTTATGCTCAATAATAGATCTCATAATAACTTTTCATCCTTCTGCTTTCTTTTTAATTTTTTCAAATAATTTAAAAAATTTACATCCCCAACTATTAAATTTAGTTTTATAACAAGTAGTGTAATACCTGCATTCAGAACATAATTTAATCACCATAATTATTTAATCAACATTCTTTTTCTTTTCTTCTCGTTTGTTACGTTGATAGTTTCTACTTGATGTTTTTCGTTTCTCTTTGTATGCTTCATCTGTTTCATATCGTTTGTTTTCATAATCTCTTACCAGTGATAGGTAATAATCATAATCTGATTCCAATAGATCGAGTGCTTCTTTATTTAGTCCATCTTTAAGCAATGAAATAGCATTTTTAATAGTTGTCCGAAGAATGTTAGAATTGGGAGAAAGTTTAGTTGTTTTTGATGATTTAGTAGTAGTCATAATAAAAAGTGTTTGTTAAATTTAATCTTTAAACTGTTCGATCTTAACAAATTGCTCATTACAAAGCGACATAGCATGTTTAAGAAGATTCATAAATGTATCAACGTCTTCTTTAGTATTTTTCTCAATTGTTCGTGTTTTATCATTTGAGAATGAGATAATTATAATGTAGGGAACATTACCTTTTTGTGGGCATTCATCACATGAACCATGATGAATACAATTATATCGTTCTTGATCTCTACAAAATGTTGTTGGTTCATTAACATCAATCGTTACAATGTTAGTGGTGTTGAAACATTTATTTGGTTCATATTCAATAAGCATGGTTTAAGATTCCTGTTAATTTTATCATTCTTCATTCTTTCTTTTTTAATTCTTCAATCTTCGTTAGCATGAAGTTACGAAGTTCAATAGCGTTACTAATACGAATTTCAGCATCTTTCATGTCATTACTATCAAAATAAACCTTTAATGCTCCTCCTTTTGTGGGAGAATCGATCTCTATTGAGTCTTTTAACTTTGATTCAATACCAACATGTTCAATGACAAAATTAGGAAGAAGTTGATTTAAAAATGATTCTGTAACTTTTTTAGCCATTATTCACCATCTCATACCACTTCATCTTCTTTATCTTCAGCATACGGTTTGTAATATAAAGTTGGAACTTCTGATTCTTCATATGTTACAATTGCATAGAGATTATTATAACCGGTGCCATGATTAACATATGGATGAATCCATTCAAGAAACAGTTCTATTTCATCATCATAATTTTTTAAATTGCTACGAACTGAAATTCGATAATCTTTTGATATGTCATCATACCACATTTTTGAAGATGATTCATTAACTCCAAAATAATATGATGAACAATGAAACATCCATTTCCATCTTGGGGTATTAAAAAATTTATGATCTGGTAAACCACCAGTAATTTTTGATTCGTCTTTAAAATCACTTGGATCTGTCATAAACTGCATTACATTTATAACGTTTAGTGGAGTATCTTTTTTCAAACTACATCCAAAAATAATTTCAGTATACATTCCCATAATTTTACCTCTTAACTCCTTATTTTATTCGAGATCGGTTTCTAATATGATACCGCGTTCTATTCCATCATCAATCAATAGATCACAAACATCTCCCCATGATCCAAGACCATAAGTATGTGTATCATCAAATGTGAGATCGTCTGGTTCTGGAAGATTAAATCCATTTTTGTTACCTGGATTTTCTTTTGTTCCATCGTTATAACAATACCAGTTCAACAATTCTTCATCGTGGTTAAGGATGTACCGGATTAATTGTAATTTGTTCATAAATTCACCTCTAAACGGAACCTTGTTAAATTCTTCATCGTTTGATTCAATTTCACTCATAATATACCTCAATTCTCTTTAATTACTTAATACCATTCTAATTTATTATTAATAATTTTACAACCTTGTATTTTTCTCATTCTCATGTGATCCTGTTTAAACAACCTATAAAATTTTCTACCATAAATACACCACCTTACCGTCATTTCTCACTCCTCTTTAATCTTCTTCTTGTTATCAAGGATCTGTTCTATTTTACAAGTTGTTATCCCAATTAAAGCAAACATATCTTGATAATCACCACTTGTTTTGTTCTCTTTAAATGCATAAGAACCAAGTTTAATGAGTATCTTTAATACATTTTCAAGAGTTGGTTCACTAACTTCATCCATAAATTTTACTGCTGCTATAACTTCAGGATCATCTTTCCAACTATCAATAATTTGTTTAACTTCTTCACTGGTCATTTCAATCTATTAAATCTCCTTATCATCTTTCTCTTCTATCAATGTTGTTTCATAAACATGAATATTTCTTGGCTGATTGTACTTCATGTAGTTATCATATTCTTTCCAAGCAGTTTCTTTGTTAGCGGAGTGAATATTCAATGTTGATTTAATTTCAAATGTAAATCGTTTCATTCTTTATACACCATTACAGAGTTATAACAAACTAAAAAGAACTAATTTGTAACCTTCATCATTTTCATCTTCATCTACTACATAATCACATGTATCAATCTTTTCTACTTTGGAAACAAATAATTGATTATTATTAATATAATTTGATAATAATAGTGTGTTTCTAAACATCAAAATTTTTATCTGTTCATCTTTATCAATCTGCTTTGGATACTTAAGAAAATAAACTAATTGATGCTGCAAACAAGTATCCATATACTGATAAATCTGTAAAATTACCGAAGTATTCATAATTTTTAATCCTTTTTGTTAACATGTCTTTCTAAACTGTTGATATAACCATGCATCATTGATTCAGATTCTTCTGACCATTCTTTAATAGGACAATTTATCATTTCATTGTAACTATCAATTATACCATCAATAATATACTTTGGAACAGCAATCATTTCTTCTGTCATTGTTTAATTCTCATCATTTCTTTCTTTTCTTGGGAAACTTAAATCCAGGTTTGAACTGAAAACTTTAAGTAATTTTTTATTCTCGTTTAATGCCTCATTTTGCAAATAACTGATCACATTAAACGGTTCATCTGTATAGTTACCTCCTACAAGGTCTGTTATTCGTAATGATAACAGGGCTTATTAACGATGAGAACCGGCTATATTGAAGGAACCGGAATTCTATTCTTACCGAGATCAAAGTTTTAGCAATTTAATGTTTTCAAACCACAGAAACCTTGTCTGATCTACTATACGATGCCTGTAGTATTAAAACCTTCTACGTGAGTATTTAAACCTTTCGATAGCACAGAGTGAACTTATTAAATTGTGGTTATTTTCATGATTATGACAAAAATATTACAGCGCGACATGAGAAAGAGGGGATGAGAAAGTCAGTAGTGATCTTATGTGGTAACTAACAATAATCACAAGATGATAACTAACAATGATCATAACTACCTTTCTAACTTCTCTATTATTCCAGTGTTTTTTCCGTATGGGAAGTAAGAGCGGGGCAAACATTTATATAGTAATAGGAACTACCTATAAGAGACGACATTGTAAGAATTTGTTGTCAGTGTGGAAAACTAACAGAACAATCAACCCATAAGAAAGGGAACTCTTTTCTCTCTTTCTTTTTGTTTTGTTATGAGTTTTTGAGCATGTAACTGTTGTCATTAAAACCACGTTAGATTAAGTTTTAACAATACAGATCGACATGAGAATCTTATAAATGTTGTAAGTAGATAGTTGTTACGGGTGAGTAAAAAGAATAGAGAAATTGGTTCTATATAGAACTATTAATGCAATGGTTGAATAGTCAACTATTTATTATCATCCTCTTAATGTTGTCGCTTTGGTTTTACGGTTAGCATTGTAGTGGCATCTTTGTTTATAGAATAGATATTGACCCCATACGGTATTTTATCTACACATTTGATGATCTCATTGGATGTAAACTTACGATGAATCTCATTGGTATATTCCTTTATCTTGGTTCTTGCATCTTTAAGTGTAAATTGTTTGTTAGTTCCATAGATCTTGTGAAGACTGATAAATATATTTCTATAGTATTCACATGAGATACAATTCTTATAGCACATTTTTTAAATAACTCCAATAACTATCTTTAATTATGCCTTATTATGTTGGTTGTATTGGGTTAAATAAGTATTGAATCTGTGAATTGTGGTGTTACGAATGTTGAAATTGTTACTACTACCACTCCTCTACACCCTTAAATAACACAAGGTTTATATACTATTAACAACCATAATAAGAACGCTGGAAGGGAGACTAACGACCTACCTTACTATGGCGTTCGGTACATTTTTAAAAGATATTTTAAGGCTATTTTGAGATTTAATTGTTATTTAGGGATTAAATTTTAGAGATAGAAAATTTAAACGAAGGCGTCCCAATATTTACTCCATAAATTAGGGTTATTTTGTCATATGGTGATTGCGCGTAATGTGGGTAGCAGGATCGTAATAATATTCATTGTGTTATTTACTATACTATCTACTATACTATCCGTTAGACTAATAACTATACTACCTGATATACTACTCATCATAGATATATTACTGATCGTGGAAACACCTCATATTGAACTCTAATTAGGAAAATAGGTGGCATAGGGTATACATGTTCAGGGGTTCGCTCTAATCACAACGTAACATTTATCTTGTTTAAATTGAGTGGAATTGCCTGAAACGTAAGGAGAATAGAGATTTATGTTACGTTGCCATTAGGAAAGATAGTGGTGAGGAAGATGAAGGGTAATCTATTGTCTGTTTTCTATTCTAAAGGTAGTATGTGGATATAATAGATTATTGGTATGATAGGTGAATTGACTATACATTATTAATAATTGTTAATGATTAATCATGATAGATTATTAGTGAATTGTTGTAAAATGAGTGATCGTAAATATCAATAATTTGTGGTCTATTTGGTAATTTGAGACCGATACCCCACATATGTTGTAAACCTCACCCTAATCAGAACGTCACAAAATTATCTTTTAAAATGCTTGGATTTGTCTGGAAGTGGATATAATTGATTGGTTGTGTTACGTTGCGATTAGAGAAGAAATATAACAACGAAATGGGAAGCAAAGTGGGTTCAGAGTGGGGTTGATAAGTATATAGATCACTCTTATTAGAACGTCTATAAATGGTAGACCCCCATACATGTTTGAAATCACGTGCTAATTAAAACGTAACAAAATTATCTATATAATTGGTCTATTTGTTCTTATATCGATGTAAATTTGTTATTCGTGTTACGTTGACATTAGGGAATGAGTTTAAAGGATGTAACGATGCCTATTTGGTCATTGGACTATGTTATTTACGTCGATTACCCCCGAAAACTTTAATAAGTATGGTAACTAACATATAATATAGATGATGAATAAGGAGGGGGAAGATATAATAGATATTGTGAAGTCACTTGAATTTTACACTCAATTTAGTAATAGTGAATGTGAGGATAAAGATAAAATTATCAGGATATTTGAAGATTATGGATTTGATATTGATCCGTATGCAATGAATGAGAAATATTTACAGGAGTTTAAGAATACAAAGAAGTGTAAGTCAAATACAATGGAATATTTATCTATCCTTTGTTGTGGGGTAGATAGTGGTAAATTATTGTATATGGGAGAAATTCCATATTTAATAGGAGATGATCCAGATGATTCAGATAATGGTGATAAACCGAATAAAGTGAAACGGTATAATAAGATTAAAAATGGAAGTAAATTTAATGGTCTAAAATTTCAGAATAGTAAATATATAAATAATTCAATAAAATCAGAGGTAGATAGAGATGATGAAAAGTATTTATTCGTTAAATGCAACAATCCACAATGCAAAAATTACTTCAGAGTTAATCTATGGGAACTAATCCATATAAGAAGGTTGTTTTGTTGTAATAAATGTAAAGTAAAAGTTAATAGAATAATACCAAAATTAATAAAGTATAATAAAGTATGTAAGAAATGTAAACGACCCTTTGTAACTTATGACAACAGTAGAGAATATTGTAACGTATATTGTGAATATATAACAACAAAACTAACACCATTCAGATATAAAGAGTATATTAAGTTGTTCAATGATAAACGTAGTGCTATAGCAATGGCATTTGTAAATAGAACAGATCTGTCTGAACAATTAATAGACTTTGATATATCTCTGGATGATAATAGATTCATTGAGAAGGAGATCATCCGATTGAAAGAGGCAAAAGAATGTTTTAATAATTATAGTGAAAAACAGAAAAACATGGTATTGACTGGATCAGGAGCAAAACGTTCTAAAAGAGGCAAATATAAAAAGAAGGGTGGAAAATGAAGTAGTAATATAAGTATATAAGTGATTACTTAAGAGATACCTATAAATAATATGGTAACTAATGAATAAAGAAGTTTGTTAATTAAGGATAAATTATGGCTAAAAAGATTAGTATCGAACAAAAGAAGAAGTATCCGGTATGCAGAGAGTATAGTGAATTTATAGATAGATATGTTGATGGTCATCTTGAAGTAGAAATAAATGAGTTTTTAACTGCATTAAACCATTATTATGAGCGAGAAGTAGGAAAAGAACTATTTAGTAGAATACATCTATTCTGGTATTTCATTCAAAAAGATGATGGCTATTATAAAATGAGAAAGAAAGATTATGTACCAGAATACTATGAACTCTATTATAGAGAGTATTTAGTAGATACTGACGAAACTAACTTCTTTGATTAGCGGGGAAGTAATGGTATTCAGTGATCTTAATTCTATTTTATTGAGGGAGTAATTTAGTATTACTCTATCTATTTTTATCTACTTATTTTTATAAAACCTACTATATTAAATATGTCCCGCTGTCACTGTTTACTGTAGATCTCCGTCACTATGTAATATAATTCCCGGTAACTATAGTAAATGCTGGTGACAACAAAACAGTAGAAAAGAACCACGATTAAAGGCTTAAATGCTTAAAAACTCATAACAAGAAAAAAAGAAAGAAGAATACGTCATTAAACCCTTTCCTTAAGATTACTCTTGTTATTGGTGTGCACTATAATATATGGTATTAATAGTATATAAAGATAGTGGAGAAGAGGGAAGTAGAAAATTTGCTGGTAACTACTAATTTTTGCCCGTAACTATCAACTTTCTTATCTTTTTATCTTCTTTTTAATATATTAATTCCGGTAACTAATAGATAAATGTATTCTATATTAAGAAGTAAATAAAATGGTTTTGAGAAATTTTCGTGGTAACTAACGATAAATTGAGAAAATTTTTGCCCGTAACTAGTGATAATTTGAACACTTTTTTAAAAACCTGGAATTTTTATTATTAACCTGGAAATATATTAAGAAATAGATGAAAGTTTATGATGAAATAAATTTTAAACTCTTTTTTCTTTCTCTTACTTTTTCTCAATACGTAGATACATACTATATTTAATGTGCAGATCTGAACTTCTTTTTATCTTAAATTTAGGATAATAATAATGTATTCTTAATAGATATATTTATATATTAAATAAGGATAAGTATTATTCTCTATTTCCATATTTAAAGATAATACAAGTCTTTATATACTTCAATACATTTATATTCTATTACGATAATCTTATTATGTGCAGCCTTGTAAAGATTAAAGGTTGTATAATAATAGGTGAAATTATGAAATATAACAAGAGATATGATTACAGGAACTATTCCGATAAGATGGATGATAGTTATGATATTTACGCTAATGATGTAGAAATTATATCATATGCTAATGAGTCATCATATGGGGAAGAGGATTTTTAAGTTGTTGTGGTCTTAATAATTAGAAGAAAGAAAGAGGGATTAAATTATGACTGAATATACTTGTATCAACCCGGAAACATTGAAAGAATTTAAGAAAGAGATGGTTCATTTTTCTCATGTTCATCTTGTATCTGAATATATAGACGAAAATAATAGATTTATTCACCTTTATACAAAGGTTGAAAGAAAGATTAAAGGGATTAAATCATCTTATTGGGTATTTTATACATTGAATAATTCTGTAATTAGTATGTGTAATTATCCCGATTGTTCTATGTATCAATCGGTAAGAGAGAATATACATGTATATTTGAGTGATTATACTTCTGGAATGTATCAATTTAAACAGTTAATGAGAGATTATAAAGAAGAAACGGACAGAATTGACGTTGAAATTTATCAGAAAGGTTATGATAATCCATCTGATTTATTCATAAATAACAGAAATATAGAAATGATTTTTCTGAAATTACATAGGAATAACCACAAATCAATATTAGATGAATATGGAGATTTATATTCTCATTATGGCATTGAACATTTGTATTCAGACAATTACACATATAGTCAAATAGGTAAAGATTCAAGGGCAATAAAAGATCTTGAATTTTTCAAAGAGAATAAGGGAAAGAGTATTATTTATGAGTAAAGAGGAATAAATGAGTAATTGTGTTAGGATTAAAGATATAATAAATTTATTATCTTTAATTGATAATGAAATAGAAAGAGGGAATTTATCAAATGAGGGAATAGAAAAATTTAATGAGATTAAAGAGATAATTAATAAAGACATTGAACAAATACGATATAAAAAACGTATTGAAAGAAGAAGAAATTATAAAAAACATAAAGAAGAATTAAAAAGAAATTTTATCTAAAAAAGTGATCTATCATGATTCTTAAAATGAAGAGATTTTTAGGATTGAATGCAGATAAAGCATTTAATTTTTATTTGAAGAGGGATATGCCTGTAATCGAAAGCATAAGGAAACATAGTGAAGGGATTAACAGAGAAATAGTTCTTTGGTATTACTGAATTAACAAATGGAAAGATATTTAAGTATAAAGGTGTAACAGTATAGTGTAATATTTTCATGGAGATGAAAAATAAAATGGAACAAAAAGAATATAATGGCTGGCATAATTATGAAACGTGGTTAGTGAATTTATGGTTGACAAATGATTCTTGTTCTTATGATTATTGGGTAGAGGTAACAAATGAAAGTGAGAACATACATGAGTTATCAGAACGAATAAAGGATGAAATAGAAGAGTTTAATCCTCTGAATGATAAGGCTGATCTTTATGCAGACCTTATGAGCGCTGCAATATCAGAAGTTAATTTTTACGAAATTGCAGAATCTTTTTGGGATGATTTTAAGGAAATAGAAGAAGAGGAAGAAGAAGATTCTGATTAATCAATTTTTTAAATAGAGGGATTAAAATGAAAGAAAAAACAGAATCAGAAAAAATTCAATTAAGCATAAATGAGAAATTAGGGATAAATAAGTATAATGAGGATGAAAAAGGTATTCATTATGGGTTTTATTATGGGAATAAGATTAGTTCAGAAGTATTGAATGATATTTGTATGGGTGATGATTTAATTTATGAGGAAAATATTGAGGAATTGAAAGAGGCATTTAAAGACACGATAAGAGAATTTTGTGAAAATAACAATCTTGATTCTGAACATATAGGAATGGATAATAATGATCTGTTAGATGATATTATTGATCAATTTAATAATAATTATCAGAATGATTATCATAAATACAGATATGAAAAAGATGGATACATTATTGAGTATTCTAATGATTCTGATGATTTAATCGTTATAAAATCACCATATTGGACATTTAGGGGATTTTGTTCTCCTTGTGCTCCAAATGGTTGTTATTTAGGTTCTGATGGAAATATACCGTCTTATTGCTTGGATAAAGATTTTTTCGATGAATGGATCGAATGTCCGTATGATGAATATTTTGAGGTAAAAGATTTTAAAGAAGAAGAAGGTGCCTAAATGGTGATTAAAACCAGAAAAAATATTATTGATATATTAAAACATATGGATAATATCACTTTTTACACATATAATAGATTTGTATCAAGTGAACATAGTTATGATAAAAATGGAATGGTTAATTTAATCCATGAATCTTATTATACGCAAAAATTACCACTGGGAAATAATATTAGTTATTCTGATCTGGAAGAGATGAATGATAAAGAACTTAAAGAATTATGGTCAGATCTTGAAAATAATCCTATTGAAGAGTTAAAAGACGATAAACAGATTGATAATGTGTATATTTGTCATGAATATACGGTATCTGGGGATTATGGCGGTAATGGATCAGTTGGAATAAGTAATAAGAATGTTTTATTAGAAGATCATAAACATATTGAAGTGATAGGTGGTTATGGTTCTTCTTTTTGTGTTATACCGTTAGTATTTTTACTTTCATATGTTGATGAGGTAGAAACGGATGAACAGGAAGAGCGTAATCAGGAAATAGAGAACATAATAGAAATTTATTCTTCTTTAAATGATTATCCGGTTATTGATGAAGAAGAAATGAGTGATGTAGAGGAAGAGTTAAAGGGTGAAGCATTTGATAATTGGGTTGAATATGATTTTAAAAGAGAATTACAGGATAAATTTAATCTGTATGATCTTGAAGTGAAAGAAGGTAAAGAATCAGAAATAAGAGGATTTTTTGAGTTATTGGCTGAAAGAAGCAATGAGTATTGGATTAATGAAAATAATGATATGTGGATTAGTGTTGAGAAAGTGATTGATGGTAGTAATGTTACTTTAGAAGAAGTTAAAGAATATTTCAATGTAGAAGAGAACACAGAATAGGAGTAAAATATTATGGCTTTGATTAATTAATTTTTTAAAGAGGGATTTAAAAATGATTGATAAAATTAAATTGTTTGAAGTGAGTTATGTAAAGACATTCTTGATGGAAGAGGAAGAAGATAGAGAATCAGGAATGATAGAAAAACAAAATAACGCATTTGATAATGGAAAGAAACAATTTAGGACATTAGAAGAAGTTAAAGAATTTATCAATAGTTTTATTGAGTATCAAGTAACGGATGAAAATAAAGATAAATATAGTTATATCACTTATAATTATATTGATGATAAAGAAGGAAATACAAGGATAGCAGGGTTATGTATCAATAATATGGTTAATAGTTCTTTTGAGAGGGAAGTAGAAGAATATAATGAGATATCAGAAGAGGATGAAATCGGAACTATTGATCTATATAGAACAGAAATAGATACGATATGGGTAAGTATTAGAGAGATAGAAGTTTTATTTGTTGAAGGCGATAAATTGAATGGATTATTGGAAGAGATGAATATTAAAGAAAGTATTAAGGAATGAGAAGTAAGGAGTAAAAAGATTATGGCTTTAATTAAACCGTTTTTTAAAAATCCTGATGAATATACGGATATAGAGGATTTGAGGGATTATGTTAAACATCTTATTGAGATATATAATAGTTTAATTGATGAATATAATGATCTTGAAAAGAAGAATATTTATCTTGAAGATAGGATAAATGGGATAATAAGAGTTCTGGATAATTTAGTAATGTTGATGAAAGGTAAAAGAAGTGACTAACCCTATATATTTTATTAATCTTATTTATGCCATATGATGAAAAAGAAGAGATTAGAATGAATATAATGATCAGATTGAATAAGATAGATAATTTGATAGAAAGTTGTGATAGTATTAGAGATCTTATTGAGATGGAAAAAGTAATAACTAAAGCGTATAAGGATTTTAGTAAGATATGATGGAAGAAAGAGTGTTGAAGGATGGAAGTTTTAAGAAGGTAATAACTCCTAAACTTTTTATTAAACATTGTAGATATTGTGATAATTGTAAGAAGGTAACGAGTAAATTAGACAAATATATGGTAATTTATGAATATCAGATTAATTGTTTGATAAGTAATACAGATTGTAAGAAACAAATAGAATTAGGATTTATTAGGTAATCGTTACTTTTTTTCATTTTTTGGGTCATCCAGGTTAGTTAAGTATTATTATTTAACTTTTGAATGATGTTAAGTGAAAGTAGTTTATTTCTTGGAATAACCTGTATATGGGTTTTATTTCGATATGTGGATAAAAGGAATAGGAAGATTTATAAGGTTAGGAGGTGTATACATAGATATGGAAAGTAAAGAAGTGATAAAGGGTAAGATTGATATTATCAATTTTTGGTATAGACATGGTAGAATGACAAAAGAAGAGAGGATTAAGACTATTTACTTTTCAGGATTAAAGGAGGGATATTAATGTCTCAATTATATCCGGAAAATAAGAAGGTTTTTAACGGTATTTCAGGATTTAAAAGGTTTAAGACGTGGAAAGATAAAAATGATGTCTTAATAAGAAAGATTTTTGAAATAGGGGAAAAAGAAACGTTAAATTTTAAATTAGTTGTAAAATTTGATTATAACTCATGTTATGGTAAGGGATTTTAAAGATGTTGGTTCAAGTTGGTTATTCTGATCTAATACTGGATAAAATTTTATCTTTTTATCCAGAGTTAAGGGAAGAAGATATTAAATGTAATGGTGAGGACGAGAGAGGTAATATAATATATCGTAAGAGAGATATATACAGTGATGGTAAATTATTGGCTATAGTTGTACCGAATGTAGAAAATAACTGTTATGATATAAATATACCGGTTTAAAGATGGATAATAAGAAGATAATCGAAAGAAATTTACAGAAGTTATATGATAAGTATGGAAAGGATGATTTTTTCGATATTACAGTAAGATTTTTAGAAAAGAATTATAATGTTGTTATAGATTTTTGGGGATTTTAAAGATGGATATAGATTATAAGAAACATCCAACTTTTAATGATGTTTTTAAGTTGTATGTAGATGGAATATTTATGGGTAATTTTAAAGAATCTGATTTATTTGAAGAAATAAATATTTATGAAGAAATGAAAAAAGAAGATAAATCTTATGCATCTTCTAAAAACAAGGCTGAAATGTTAGGTAGTTCTGTAGGGGGAAGATAATTATTATGTATGGATATAAATTAAGGATTATTACGTTTGTATTAGGGATAGTCAATAGTATTATGCTTTTTGGGATAACTGTATTATCGTTATTCTCATAAATTTTTTGGTGAAATTATGGCAACAGAGGCTATTAGAGTAGGAGTGAAAGAGGCACTTGCTATCAAGGTTGTGTCTGAAAGGTTGAACATAACAAAGGAAGAAGCGTTAAAGCGTATTTTTGAAATAGCGATTAAGAACTTAATATGAGAGAGAAAGTGAGAGAAAGTGAGAGAAAGAGAGAGAAATAAACTTTTAAATCTTTTTTTTTTTGATTTTTTATAAATGTATGTTTTTAGTAATTAATGTATTAATATAATCATTGATGTATATTTTTGTACACTTTTGTATATTTTTATGCTATAATGTACACTTTTGTACATTGATGTATAGTTTAATAGTCATGGGTAAGAGACTGTTTGTAATGGTTTGATCAAGGTGGTTATTAGTGGTGGAAAATAAGGGTAAAATGGGGGTTGTTTGGGGAAAGGAGGAGGATAGGAGATAAGAGGGGATAGGAGGGAGAAAATTAGTCACCAGATTACCTTTTCCTTCAAATTAGTTAGTACGAACCTAACTATTATTTTAATACTAAAAACAGACTATTCACAAATTTAACTATTGTAATGACAACAATTCACAAAGTTAATAGTTCATAAATTTAACTATCCTAAAAACAGACTATCCCTTTTAAAGACAATCAATAACATAGTTCACAAACTTAACTATATTCACCACCACCACTTTTTTCTGACCACCACCAAAAAACCATAATACCATTACAACGCCAACAGCCTATCTCATCCTATCCTTTACGTTCCTATGACTAAACATTAAACACAAACGTAGGTGCCTCTGTGATTGTCTCAAAGCAAATATAGAAAAGAACGGCAATATGAGCATTAAATAAAGTAGTTAGTTAGTCTTTGCCTAACTAATTTTTAGAAACAAAAAAAAAAGATTAATTAAAGAAACATCCGGGGCAGCCACTATCTTCATGGATACCGGAATACGTGCAATACTCACACGGGTTCTCTGTGGTATCAATCACAGGGCCGTTGTATCTGCTGTATGGTTTCATTGTTTCCCAGAGAGTATATTCTTTGTTGTAGTCTTCAATCGTTGCCATGTTTTTACCTCCAAAAATTAAAAGTCTGGTTTGAAGGAAAGGGAAGTTATCCCTTTCTCTGCATGCCGGGCCACACTGCTTCCGTAGTAATACTCTACCGTGAACATACTACCGGTCTTAATGATCTTGTGGTATCCGTATGATAACCACTGGCGACCAGCGGCGAAATATGCCACGTGAGAGGCACCTTCAAAAATGGTTGTTGTTGCCATGAGTATATGTTAGACTCAATACTATATAAGGGTTTTCATGACTATGGAATATAACAAACGGTGACCAGGAATCAGTCTAATTGCAATTCCAGGCTCATCCTGGCCTTATTGACATCACCAAATAGTTGTGATATTCATCAATTTTAACCATATTTTAGTGATATCACCGGAAATATTGCGGCACCACATCACAACCAACATAGTGATATCACATCCAAAAATGATAGGCTTACCAAATATGAGATCTGACATCACCGGATAGATTGTGATATCACAACATACGAATATCACAAGTGCGTTAGTGATATCACCGTGGCAACATCACCCGATAGGAGTGAGTGAGGTTATATCACTTTAGTGATATAACGGAACGGAACGAGAATCGGGTTTTAAATATGATTTTAAAGCCATTGCGTGAATATTGACATCACCAACATTTCAGTGATATAACAAACGGGGTTAGATTTGAACCTGGATTTGGAATCAGGGTTCATTCCTGGTTTATTTAGGTAGATGTGGTTGACATCACTGGAAAGTTAAATAGAAATGGTTAACGGGAGGAATAAAATTTTATATGTTAATAGGGGATAAAAGCACTTACCTGGTATATAGATTAACACTACTCATTTTCAAAATAAACTGGACGTAAAATCATATTACTATAATCTTCTATCAAAACCAGACGATACTTTAAATTATATTACTTTCATTTCACCCCACAAAAAATATTTCTACCCATCCCACTATAAACCAGACGAAACCTTTATATAATGCGTAATATTTACTACTATCCATGCCCCGTATAACTCGCCACTGTCAACGCTGTAATACCCCCATAACTCTCTATCGCTCTGACATCACACCCCCAAACATTGATCCCGCCAACCCAAAATATAAACTGGACGGAACACTTGGTCGCTATAAAGGTCTCTACTGTTCAAACTGCGTCAACCACTGCCGTCACATTCCCGTCTTCTACAAACGCTGCACAAAATGTAACATGTTCTTCTCCACCACAAACAATAACGAAGACCACTGCTGTGACGAATGTTTGGAAGGAGACTAATAAAAAATTAGCCCCCTACCGACCCCAATAACCTTCTAACCGCCAAATAAAACCAGCCGAAAAACATCTATGCCCCCAATACATAAAATTAAACTAACGCCGGAACTTGGCCCTCGTCCAGTTAAATCTCAAATATACGCCGGAAAAAAGATACCCCTCTCCACTTTTACCCGTCTGGATCATAACCCCCTAACATTAGACCCTCTGGACACCCACCTATTGTCAAACATCTCTGGTATAATCTCGCCAAAACTTCACCACCGCAAAGATGGCCGACTTAAAGCCTCATTCATGGCTGTCACGCCAACCCCCTCAAGTATAGATGGCACGCAATACATAAAACAAATAAACGAGCAAATATTACTGGACGAAAACCTGTCTAAAATTAAACCTTGTCCCGTCAAAAATCCAGACCCAAACAACCCCCTCCTAACAAATTCAACCGAAATCATCTTCGTGTCCGATTTCATCAATAAAATAACCAGCGAAGACATCTCATACTTCAAATGCCAAGCCTATAGAAACAGAATCTACCACATAAAAAACAAGACGTTCACCAAAAACCACAATTTCAATATAAAAACCACCACCAAAGATGTTATCCCAAACAAACACCCGATAATAATGCGAAATCGTGTCATGGCCTACCTCTACCACATCTACCACCCAAACAGACTATTCTTCACAACCCTCGCTTACAAAGAACTCGAATCAATAATGCTCCTACTCATGGAAAAAATAATGTTAAACCTTCCCGAAGTAATGGCAGAAGATTACAGAACCAAACGCATTGAATACAAAGACATCATCGCCTGCGAAAAAAAACTAAAAATAAACCACCTAAAAGGCGAGTAACACGAAAATCTAAAATAGTAATACTGAATTAAATGTAACTATTATTTTCGACTCTATCATCCCACAACTTCCTTTCCGATCTCTTTAAATGGCTCATATCAACCAATGTAATTACATCTTTCTTCTCCCTGACATCATAACTTTTCATCACTAAAATTTCCGGCCCAAAATTATCATCACCAACTCTGTCCATACATTCTACCGCCTCTGATATCGCTCTAATTGGATCGTTACAAAATTTCCACTTATCTCCGGTTGTTTCATAATCAAACTCCATATGATCATTTAAATTGATACGTTGCGATTTACCACTTTTCCAAACCTCCGTAACCATATAACACAACGCATCAAACACATCATCATATTTATCCGGTTGTTTCATATTTACCCCTTCTTTATTATTTTAACCATTCCGCAATGAGCACATGAACAATGATAATAATCACCAAATTCTAAAATATGAAAACTATCAAATTCACACACTTCGCATTCAAACCACAACGGAATATCACCGTTCTTAATGTCTGGTGTCATCAAAATTCTCCCATTCATCATATCTACCTAAAAATTTCAATTTGTCTCGCAAATCATGCATCATCATTACTTTCTCCCCAGTAATTGGATATCGTGGCACATCTTTATATCTTCTGTCCACTTCTTTTTTCCACGCTTCCTCTTCTTCGGGAGTAAACTCAATACCAGAATCATATCGACTACTCATTTTTACACTCCCCTTTAAAATGTTCAACTGGCACTAATTCATACCTGCCAATTGAAAACAAAATACAACCACATTCGCCACAAACCATCGTTTCTCTTTCATCACCCATCAAATTTTCTCCATTCTTTTATCTAACTTCTTTCTACATGCAGCACATTCACCTTTCTTAACTGTTATATCACCATCAAACATTGCTTCATCCTGACCCCAATACATCCATTTCCCACAAAGCGACTCGCCATCCTCAATCCAATGAAACTTCCTCCAATTAAGAAGTCTAACCCACCCTTTCATTTCTAATCTCCTAATAACATTTTTCATAATCATTTCATTTGTTGGAAATACAAATCTCACAGTCATATTAATCTATCCAAAATTAGTAACACAGCCTACCTCTCTCCATTCTAATTCAGGACACCATTCTTTAGTTTTTGGACCGATTTGGTTACTCATTCTATAACCTCTACACACCCATTACTATATTTCAACTTATGAACATTAATCTCTGTAAAATATGCTATGTGTCTCAAATCATTAATACAATCAAGTCTATAATAACGACCATCAATTTCTCCAATATCACCAACATTCAAAAACTTTCTCGGCTCTGCCAATTTAGCACTTTTCATCAAATTTGATCCCATTTTATCAATCAAACAAAACCAACCTCTTCATTATTAACATAAGTTGTGTCGGCTAATATCATGTAATGACTAAATTCTTTGTTTACAGCGTAACCAATTATCCAATCACCATTTTTAGCAACTTCAACTCTACCACCATCATTATGTGTCAATTTTGTTCCAGATTCCAAATTCCACAGTCTTTTCGGCAACAACACCAAATAATTATATAAAGCCCAACCGTTCATTTCTAATCTCCTAACTTCAACGTCACCCATAATTTTCACCATCACATTATATATGGATCATAAACTTGACAGAATTCATCCCAACTCAAATTCCATCTACAAAATGTATGTTGCATCGGATGGTCCCTCATTTCAGATCTTTCCCTACATTGGCAAAAACTACCATTAACCGAACTATAAAACATGCAAAACCCACAGTTTCTATAACCCCTAACATTAACATCTTCAATTTTCGCAATGATACCCACTTCTAATCACCTATTTTTAACAAATACAAAACCGGACGTTTTCGCTATATAACTAACAACAATGGCAATACAACACACGAATGAAAATATAACCACCATCATTATCAAAACAAGCGCCAAAAACAACAACATCAATTCAACAATCATAAATCAACGCCCATTTCCTTCGAATAATATGTATAACTCGTTTCTATTCTCGCTTCAAATTCTTTCTCACAATGTGGACATTCGATAGATTCATAATACCTACCAAGCCCATAATCCAAAGCATCCTTAATCAACTTCTTACAATGTGGGCAAATGATAAAATTATCATCAGAAAATTCTTCCATTTCATCAACTCCATAAATAAAGAACACTAAATAAACCAACAACTATACTAAATAAAAACGAAACCGACATAAATACAATTAATCCATAATCTTTTTCTCTAATTCCGGTTACAATACCATGAAAAAATATACCCCATATAATTAAAAATACACAAAGCACCATCATTCCAAAGCAAACACTAACAATTCCAACCATTTAAATCATCCATTATCAAATTCAGCAAATATTTTAATAATTGCAATTTCGTTTGGTGTCAACGGAAAATTGTATTCATAACGAGTGACATACTTCATATTAATATCAAACTCATCTTCCATAATATTTCGATTTAAGTCGCTCCAATTCGGCTCGCTCTTCATTTTCTACCTTTTGTTTATTCCACTTTTCAACTTTCATCACGGTATCATCTATAAAATTATAAACATCATCATTAATATCATTATATTCAGTTTCATCTACACATAATTGATATGACTCATAACGACTTGTCAAATCGTCTGGATCATAAACATTAATATATATACTAACACTTCTAATAGACTTCTTTTTAAAAGGCCACATGCGCAAAAACTCCCAGTTTCCAAAATTCTTACCCATATTCACACACTTTCGATTTTTTCGTCACAAAGTTTATCACAAATGCTAATGAATTTGTCTTCCCTTGCTCTCCATTCAAACGTTACTTCGTCAAATGTCGAACAAAGCATCGTCGCTTTTTTGTGCAACTCTATCAAATGAGGTGCTTTTACTTGAAACGAGCCATTCATCTGACTAATCATTAACTGACTATCAGAAACTACCGTGATAGAGTGTGACATGCCCGCTGCATTTTGAAGACCATTTATCAAACCACTGTATTCAGCCACATTACTTGTAACCTCATTACCACTTAACAATTGTGAATCCTGACAAATTATCTCAAAATCATCATCCATAATAAGAAAAGCATACGCCCCAATCTTCTTATACAATCTTGCCCCGCCGTCACTAACAAGATATAAATGATTATACATTATTATTTTCCTCTTCTTTCAAGCATATAAACAAAACCCTTTGATTTTTATACACTTATGTATGCTGTCAAAGAATAAAAAAGTAACTCAAAACATAGCCGCTGTCACATCACAACGTAGAGCCGTCACTATATCAACACGATACTGTCATCGAAAAAACACTTACACAAGAATAGAACATCGATCTGTATTGTCACAAGAGGATTAAACGCTTCTTCCAGCAAACGAAGTGCCGCGACAACCTCATAACAAAAGAAAAAAGAAGAAAGAACACCGCGTCACCAATGTCCTATCATTCATTTGAGAACGTCACTTCCCACTTTGCTTCCCCTCTCGTTACTCCATTTGCACTGGACAATATAGTAATAAGATTTTAACAATATATAAACTTATCGATAGGTAAAAAGATGGTTTTAAGATAATAATTACTTTTCCCACTCTTCCTAACAATATTCTTTATTCCTTTCGCAGAAGTAATCGTCGCTTGGTTCATCGATGTGATCGAAGTGGCTACTGACCATACCAACCTTATTAATTGTTGTTGGATCCCATTTAATGCCGTTTCTTGGAGCATGTGATTCAAAGTCTTCTTGTAATTCGTCTCTATCAACAGTATCGGTTTCGAAGTCACGTTCACTGATAGACCGCATTCTTTCGTCAATATATGGTTTCATTTGATTAGATATTTTTAGTTTAAACATTTCCATATCATGATGATAAAGTGCTCTATAAGCAACCGGATCTATTGTTATAAATAAGTAGGTAAGATGATAGTTAAGTCTCATTCCGTCACTGGTTTGACATGGAATCGTTACTTCAACGCTTTTATAATCAGTATTAAATGTGTCGATGTGGTCCCAAGGCCATTTTAGATGTCCAGACCCAGGAGCAAGTATTTTTTCACCGTAAAAACCATAGGAGTCGTCATCTATTGTTACTGTACATGTCATTACAAATATACCAACAAGTATCCAGATTGGAACAAGCATCCAACCACAATGACCATCTTTTAATACTGCATTATTAAAAATTATGATTGCGAAGATAGACAAAACCATAAACAAACTATACATTTCAATTATAGACATTTTTATAACAGTAGTATTGGTTTGTGAGATGATTAAACTTTCGACGTTAAAGTTGAATTAGTTTATATATTGTCAAATCCAATTCTTAAGAGACTTCATTCTGTTTCATTGTCTTCTGTGTTGAAGTAATTATAGGTATAGTTATTGGTATAGTTTACTTTTGGATAGTTAGTTTGTAAATATTCTTGCATGTCATATGCTACAAACCACCACCCATACGGTTTCTTTTCAAGTCCTTCTGAAGCATATGTTACCATGTCAAAAAGAGGCATCGCAATAAAAATAAAGTAAACAGTATATAAATGAATCGTTCAAGAGAGTGAAAAGTAGAAAGTTTCTTATCTTTACCAGAATTTGAACATATTTATAAATTTATCAAGCGTGCTTTGTGATTTTGGAATTACACGACCAGATCCATCTACTTCTAACATAAGATCTTCAGGTATGGGTTCACCGTCATATAATTGGATTCGACCTTTTTTTTCAAAGTTTTTCAGTTGATTTTGATAATGCTCTTCAATTTCATCTCTTGGGTATTCTCTCACAATCTGAACATTATTATTATAGAAATCGATAATTTTGTTTGCTGATATAAATGTCTTTTTTACATTTTCAGTATAGGTAGATGATGTAGTAGCATTTACATTGTAGTCATTAGTCTGTGTTACATTTACATTAGGATCAATGTCCGGTAGATATTTACCAAGACTGGTTTGTGCTGAATTGTTCGTATACCATGCTCCTTTTACAAAGGTTCCATCTTCTTCAATAGTTTCTGTCATTTATTTCATCCTTCTGTAATATGAATTCATTAATTTTACTTCATTGCGTTTTTGTTTCTTGATATTAGTTGATTTTACATCTTCAATTTTTTCCAATATTGTTTTTAAAAATGGAATTTTATTTTCAATAGAATTAATCGGTTCACATAATTCAAGAGTAATTCTTTTTAGTTCTTCTGCACTCTTTAATAATTTTACTTTCTTCTCTGTTATATCTGATTCCATATTACTCCTTCTAATGAAAAATATAAATACACATGTAGAGGTGTTTCCTCTATTTTACTATTTGTTCTTGAAGATAATAAAGATTTCTCTCTGTTATACTTCTCTTTAAATACTTATATTTTCAAGAAATGCTTAATTTATATAGGGTAAATCATAAGGTGTAGATAATAATGAATATTTCGGTTTATTTTAAATATAATATAAGAAAAACGAAACTGGAAATAAGAGGTTATATTTAAGTTATGTGTAAGATATGTGATTCTCCAATTGGATTAGAATGGACGCAGAAACTTCAGAAAGGAAATATAACTGTAGCAGAGATGGCGCTAAAATTCAAAACAACGGTTGCTGAAGTTGAAGATCATAATTTGAATCATGAAATAAGTGTTGCTGTTGTTCCGCATGTTAAGTTTTCAGAAAAAATACAGGATCCTGACTATCTTCTTGATAAAGTTGAATCAATTTTAGATCGAGTTGAACGATGGTTAGATCTCAATGTTGATGATGGTGATGATCCAGATCCACGAACCATTGACAGAGGAACTAAACTTGTCAAGGAAATGAGAGAAACTATTAAACTTGTGTATGAGTTACAGGGAAAATTCAACAAGGGAGATACATATCACCAACAATATATCCAGATCCAAGGGAATTATAATCAATTTGTAAACAATGCACTTGAACAGATGTGTCCAATGTGCCAGCAGAAAGTTCTCGAAATGATGGAAGAAGATGAATAAACAGACAAAAAAACAAGATTCAAAAGATTATTTTCAATTATCACCAAAAGAAACACTTGACGGTAAAGATTACAAAGAATACATGCGAACTGTGTTAAGAGCACGAACAGATCCAGTCTATTTTATCGAAGATGTTCTTGGATTTCCAGGTTGTGATGAATTTGGAAAGTCTCGTGGAATGTGGCAAAAACAGAAAGAAGTAGTTTGGGAGTTTTATAGACATAAATATTATCCTGAAAAATATCCGCTTCCATATAAGAAAATGGTGTTTATAGCAGGCCAGCGTACGAGTAAAACCAGCCTAATTTCAACGATAATGGGGTTCGAATTATTCGAAACCATATCTTGGGAAGCCCCTGCAAGACATTTTGGGTTGATGACCGGTAAATCTGGAAAAGGTGCTACAATTGGTCTTACATGTCTTGCAACATCAACAAAACAGGCAGATTATGGTGTTTTTGCCAACATGCGCAATATGATTGAAGAAAATGAGTTCTTTGATCAGTGGTTTGATTTGAATTTCAGGGATCAGTTTATCGAATCCAAGTCTAAAAATGTAATTGCACAGGTTTTGGCACCACATGCCGGAAGAGCAGCAGGTTTCACCAACAAAATCGGTATTTTCGACGAATTAGACTTTTTCCAAGAGTCGGAAACGCTACTTGACGTTCAGAAAGTTTACGATAAAGTATGTAACTCTACTGAAACTTTCAAACGAGAAGGAAAAATCATTGCGATCTCATCACTAAACACTGCTACTGGTATCATGATGAGAGAATATCGTGATGCTAAAATTGAACAGCGTAGACCCAATCCAATGTCTCTTGGATTAATGTATAAAACGTGGGAATTTAACCCAACGCTTACAGAAGATGATTTACGTCGATCTTGTGGGAATAACAGGATTAAATTTTTAAGGGATTTTGCAAACCAACCAGAAGTAGGAGCAGGTCTTCAATTTCCAGAAGGAATTATAACTAATTCAACCATAACCAATCTACTGAATCTTGATTTTAACAACAAGAATTCATTTCCAGAGACAGTTAAAATTCCACATGTCGTCGCCATTGATCCGGCCTGGAAAAACGATTCTTTTGGATTTGCGTGTGCATATAAAAAAGGAAATACTGTTACTGTAGATGGTGTTCGTAAGTTTACCAAGGATTCAGAAGCAGAAGCATATATCAAACCATCTGACATTCGAAATTTCATAACTTCTGTTATTAAAAACATCAAAACCACAACATTAGTATATGATGTATTTAATCAGTCACCAGAATTAATTGATTATATAGAACATACCCTTCATATTGAAGCAATTGAACACATTGTATCAAAAGAAGACTATGATAGGTGGAGAGGAATGCAAGAAGGAACTTTCGATACCAACCTACAACTGGTTCATGATGAGCAACTTATTCAAGAATGTAATGAACTAATCGTAAAGCAAACTGGGGGTGGAAAGGTAAAAGTCGACCATATTCACTCCGGAGGAAAAGATTCCGCAGACACCGTGGCCAATTGCATCTGGTATTTAGAAGATGACGACTTCGGGGATACAAAATTTACACCCCTTGGAACTATGATGTTTGTATGAAGAATTAAAAGGGAAAATAACACGCCTCGAAGCATAGAATTAAATAATTATGTAACCAATCATTTTATATATGACAAAACCAAGAAAAAATCCAAGTGTTCCAAAACCGCGTTCATATAGAATAAGAAAATTTCAGCCCCCAAAACTATGTCGCGGGTGTGTAATGAACATCAATATTGAAGGGTTTGAACCATATTGTAATTATCATCGATCAGATATCTTTAAACTTGAAAAATGTAGAAATTCAATGACAAGAACAGAATATGTAAAAAAATCAGCAGAAATTCGAGAAAGCAGTATTATTCGTCGTCCTCGTCGCAATAAAGAAACCAACAGTGGAGAAATTATAGAAGAAACCAATACCAACGAAGGTGACGATAATACCAACTGAAGAAGAAATCGAACAATATAATAACTGGTTATTAAATCCACACATGCAGTTTGGAACATCCCCATTTATAATAAAACAGCAACTTGTTAAAGAAGGAGATCGGTATGTTCTAAAAGAAATAATAGTGAGCCCGAATGAATATTATAAATCAGTTAACATGAGAAATATTAATGAAGAATAAAAATAAACAGAAACCTAATAATGAACTTATATTTGCAACATTTTTACGTGGTCCATGTGTAGAAAATGCCTGTTCAGATATCGAAGTGTGTAATTGTCGTGGTTGCAAAGAAGACAACTGTGAAAAATGTGACTATAAATGTCCCTGTGAAATCTAAAAATGGTTTCGATACTTTTTTAAATTTTAAAATCAATTATATATTATGGTTAAAGTATTTTACCACAATGATCCCGATGGCTGGTGTTCAGCGTACTGGGTTCGCAAACATCTCGAAAATGAAGGAATTTCATTCACGGAATCTGATTTTATCGAAATGAACTACGACAAAGAGTTTCCGTGGGAAATTTTAACTTCGGGTGAGCAAGTTTTCATGGTTGATTTCTCGTTAAACGATCCAATGAATATGGCTCTTTTAGCAAGAGACTATGATTTCACGTGGATTGATCATCATGCGAGTGCTATAGAAAAGATGTCTATTGTTTACAGAGATTATAAATTAAAAGGAGTTAGATATGATGGAATATCAGGTTGTATGCTTACATGGATTTATCTTATAAGTGGAAAACACTTCTATACTGATGAACACATTCAATCTGCACCATTATTTACGCAATATATTCATCTCTGGGATACTTGGCAATGGAAAAACGAAGACTATAGTAAACAATGTGATATTGAATCATTTATAACAAGAATTGTAGCATCAAATAATGCATCTAATCCATTATCTATATGGTGGAATGCAATAGATGATGTAGAATGTGCAACCCGCAATATTGAATTGTTGGTTGAAGAGGGTCGTGCAATGATTGCATTTCGTGATGGATATGGAAAAATCTGCTGTGATTCCATTGGTAAAATTGTTGAATTTGAAGGATATCGATGTTTTGTATGTAACATGCCAAAATGTAATAGCGAATGGTTTAAAAGCGTAGATCCATCGACATACGATATTCTAATGCCATTTTACTACAATGCACAAACTGAACAGTTTTTAATTAGTTTATATTCTGATAAAATAGATGTTTCTCAAATTGCAGTAAAATATGGTGGGGGAGGACATTTCGGTGCAGCGGGGTTCCAATGTAAACAATTACCATTCTAATTTTTTCTAAATCTCAAATTTCTTTTCTATATATCTTAATTTATCTATTGTTATTAGGATGTTTTCAGCATATTCTCGTGCGTCATCATATTTTCCATATTCAACATAATTGTTCATTAGTTCTGACCAATTGTTGATATACATTACATAATCTTGTATGGTTTCTTGTTTTGTTTTCACATTTCCATATATTATCTTTTATTATTTAAGCGTTTCGTTTCTTCTTTCTATTTAAATACTGTAAATCAATCACATATACATTACTATGGGAATTTCTAATGTGGTTGATATTGTAAAACAAACATTTTCTCGTCATACATATCACAATCCACCTGATATAACTCACATAAATACATCTGATACAGTTCCAGCATCACAAATATCAAAAAATGCGGCACAATATCTAATTGATTTATATAACTGGAATGGTATGAGTGCCCAGGATTTATATGAGCATCTTTTAATTCATGAGCCTGAAATTGCGTCGTATGTTACTAAAATGTCAGAAATGGTGAGATCGTCGTTTGACTATTTTATGCTCATTAATGACTCTGAATTCGACAATATAGAAGAGTATACTGATGAAAATGGTGTCGTTCAAACAGATAAAACGGTAGATAAGAAACTACTTGACAAGATGAAAGACACTGCTAATGATATTGCTCGAAGAAATGATATTGCTCGTCAGTGTTTTGAAATTTGGTCAACAATAATGTTTTCACAGGGAGAAGTCTTCCTAAAGAAAAACAGTGATCTTTCATTATCTATTATCCCAAATAATCGTGTTACTATTGTTGATGAAAGACAATATATTAGAAACGGAACCCCACTCGATCACCTGATAACAAATGAAAATTACCTTATTGTTGATGAGGGACTACACACACAAACGATTCTTTATAAAGATCAGTTCATTCATATTAAAATTAGTGATGTTCCAATCAATTTAAAGGACACGTGGGGAAGAGCAACATTCGGCATATATGCGATATCACCGCTCCAGAGATGTCTCGCTTCATTATGGCTAAAAGGTCAGATTCTCGTTACTGAAACACTTTGGCGATGGGGTAACGTTCCTCGTGAACACCACACATTAGCAGCAGAAGCATTCTCACCAGAACAATACAAAGGGATTGTCGGCAAAGATAAAATTATTGAATATGCTACAAATCAAATGAATGCTGCCATTCAGAGACATTCTGCTTCAATTTCAAAAAAGAACCCGGATCAGCATTATGTAACATCATCTAACGTTGTAATCAAACCAATTGAACACTCATCGTCTGATTACATGGACAGTAACAACCTATTAAATCAGATTGAAAACTCAATATGGGATGGGCTTTGCACTCCTGCGTCAGTTATTCGGGGTGAATCAGATGGTTCGTATGCAAGCGAACTTATTATATCATCTGGGGTATCTCTTCGTATTGAACAGATTGCAACTAAAATAGGAAAGGTTGTTCTTGAAAACATAAAAGAACGACTTACTGAAATGGATCCATCTTACCCTGTTCGTTATCTCGATATTAAGATATCATTTGAATTGGCAGAAAGCAAACTCGAAAAATACAAAGTTCTATCAATGCAGACCGGATCTGGATTATTTACACCAACCGAATGCCGTGAAACCGTTGATTACCCGGTTCTAACCAAAGAACAAATAAACAAAGAGGGGCTTGTCACCAAAAACGGTATCATTGTAGGTGAAGAAAATCTCTTTAACAGCACTTTTAAAGAAGATCAAAATAAACAGGCAGAAAATAAAGTAGAAGAAAAAGTAGAGAAAAAAGAGGAAAGTAAATCTGCTCAAAATTTTGGTGGAGTAGAAGGTAATCGAAGTAACGGAACCACAAAATATCCAACTACTCCAAAAAGTGCATCAACTCAACCAACGGACAAAGGAGACACAAAATATAAAGATAAAACTGATTTAGAAAACTACAGATAACAATTAAAATGTAATATCACCACTACTCTCTTTTATTCACACGTTGTATTTTTATACTACTTTCTTCTTTCTTCCCATCTTATATAGAGTTTTTGCCTATTATTATGTAATACTTTATATACTGTAAACCGTCTTTTAGATCTCGATGGCAGAAGATTACAAGGAATTCGAAGGAGGATTCTATACTAAAGGTGCTATACTGGAAGTTGGAACTTTTACTCCGGGTTCTTCAAAATCGGGCGAATCTGTCTCTATAAGCGAATCGGATCTTGAAGAATTATATAGCAATATCAAAGGCCCGGTTCCTTTTACTATTGGTCATGGTGATTTTGCACCAACTATCGGTCATGCCAGTAAATTTAGAAAAAATGGCAATAGAATCGAACACAAAGGCATCGTTTCTGACCCAAATCTTTTCAAAACTATTGTAATCAATGAAGATTACCGAAACATTTCTCCTGAAATTGAACTTATTCGGGTAAATGGTGAAGTAGTCGGAAAAAGAATCTCTAAACTTTGTTTTGTGCCAAATCCAGCAATGCCCAATAACCAGACAGAAATCACTCGTTTGAAATTTTCTGCTCCAGAGGTAACGATGACTGATTCTCAAACATCAGGAACTACAACAGAATCTACTAATCCAACGTCTGTTCCTCCAAAAACAGATGCACCAGCACCGACATCACCAAATACTAATATCGACATCGCGTCACTCGCTGAAATAATTACAGCCGGTGTAACCAAACAATTTGGAGAACAGATCGCCTCACTGAAGAGTGAAATTGAAACCCTCAAAGGAAGTCCAGGTAAAGACTTTTTCACTAAACCACAGACTGGAAAACGAGGCCGCCCCAAGAAAACCGAAACATCACAGGAAGATAGCGATACCGATGATGCAACAGAATTTACAATGCTCGAAATAGCAGAACCCGTTAATCCTGTTGGAAAAGAAGTTTTCGATGAATATGCGAAGACCCAGATTGAACTACAGAAAAAGGATGATGCTCTAAAAGCAGAAAGAAGCCGAATTGATGGTCTTTATCAGAAACAGTTTGATGACATTGTAACCGATCTCAAAAACAAAAAGGTAGATGTTGACAACTTTGTTTCAAAAATAAAGGATATGAGCATTGAAAATCAGATTTCAGTTCTTTCTGCATATCGTTCTGAAGTTATTAGACAGCAGCCGATGATCTCACCCTCCTCAAATGATATGAGAATCAGTAACGAGGGAGGCTCATCTAATAATGCCGAGTCATTCATTGAACGTGCTAAAATGGCAGGGGTAGACTTTGTTTACAAAAACAAAACTCCTGAATATTTAAAAGCACTTTCAGATAAACTTGGATGGAAATATCAGTGATATGAAAATTTAATGAAAAGTTAACAACACTTCGAAAATTCGAGAATACATAACAAAAAATAAGAGGAAATCATGACTTCAGATATTTATTTTGCACCCGGATATCACGGGGCAACAAGTGTGCAGGCGGGTAAAATTTCTCCTGCCATTTACGAAGATGGATATTACACACCGTATCCAATCAAGTTTGCCGGACTATTGCTCATGACTGCTTCAAGCAGATCATATGATGCTGATGCGCCAACGTTTCCAGTAGCAATTCCATGTACAGACGGTGGAAGACCCGATGGGTTCGCATTTACACCAACTAAAGACACCACAATGTATGGTAATCAGTCACTACTTGCAGCCGCAGACATTTACCTACCGTTAGTGGCAGATAGAACTGGTGGAGATTCAACATACGCAGAAGATTACATGAAATTCCCAGTTACCACATGTCATCCATTCATTCCGGGCCGTGTAATTGGTGTTCCTGTAGCAGCATCAACCAGTATTGCATTCGGCGCTGAAATTGCATCCGCAGCAAGTGGATATGCAGAAACGGCAACAACTGGTGATGTTGTAATTGGTAAAGCAGAATATGCAGCCGATAACAGTGCAGGAGCCGCTGGAGCAATTAACGTATGGGTAAAGGTTGGACACCAGTATACCAAGGCATAAACTTAAGGAGGAATAAAATATGACATATACCGCATACCCAGGAGTTTCAACCTCTGTTGACGCAGATGCATATAAGCAGGCAATTACCCTTGCTGATATTGATCTACGAACTCCAGAAAACATGGACTTTGCACCTGCTGTGATAATGGAAACTACTGATAAACTTGATCTGCATTTCCAGTTAGCAAAGACTAATACTGTTCCTGTATTTCGTATTACCGAAGGACAGACTACCCCAAGACAGCGTGTAGGGTGGTTCGATGATGCAACAACCCTCTATGGATATCGTGGGGCAATTGAAGTATCTGAAACTGTACAGGCCCGTGGAGATTACAACATGCAATGGAACGAATCACTCAATGCAGTGATTAATGGTTTCACAATGGCACGAGATCAGGAGATTCTTTCAAGTTTATACGCAGGAGCAAACACTGCAAACACCACCGATGCAAATACTGAATGGTCCGATCAGTCAGGTAAGAATATTCTTGGTGACGTTGCATCAGCACTTCGTAAAGTGTTCAAGAATCAAAGCAATGGGTTCAACGAAATTAAAACAAATGAACTGTCCAATATGATGCTGTTCTATCCATCAAAACTTGTAATGGACATGGATCTTCCAGAACTAATGTTTGATAATGGAACTGCTGGTGGACAGATGGGATACAACATTCCAAACGAAACCCAGAACAGTTTCCTCAAGCGTGCTCGCGTGACTCCAATTCCAACATCAAGACTCAATGGAGAAACATTCGCACTTGGTGTCATTAGATCACCAAAGTGTGCAGTACATTACTCATATGAAGGGCCGATGAGGAGAATTCGAGACTACAGTAATCCTGACGAAGGCACTGACGGTTATATGATTACGCAATATTTCAGGACAAAAATTGTACCGCAGTCTCCGACGCAAACCAGCAGTAATGATCGGCTGTTTATCATAAATGGGATCGCTGATGCTTGAGTAAAAAAAAATAATTTCCTATTTTTCTAACCAATTAAACTTTTCAAATTTTTCCTTTTTTCTAACGATAAAAAAGTTACTTTCTTTATAAAGCCAATTATATATTGATTGTAAATTTTCTCTACGTGATGTTGTTAACCAAAAAATATTATTAACCTTATAAATTGAACAATTATAAATATTAATATATTTTTTAAAACAATTATTAATTTCAATACACATATTCTCTGTAGAAAATATAGCAAACGTTCCTGACTCTGTATCACGTTTTATTGTTAAAGATCCATTTCCGCAAAAATATCCTCTAATGAAGTGTCTAATTATATCTTCACTACTGTTTAAGATCACTTCTGGAAATTTCTTAATAAGTGACTTTCGAGGAACCATCCCATAATTATTGAGAACCTCACACATGTGCTCACTGGTTACACGTAATTCATAATGATCATTCCATGTTGGATGCGTTTCTTTTAATTTGTTTAGTAATACTGGGCGATTTGATTTCAATTCATCTCTAAACATTTCAAGTATATATTTATCAGAATCCTGTAGACTAATTCCTATGATATTCACATTCATTTTGTTGCATCCATCAGCATATAACAGACCAAAGAAATAAGATTTTGCTTCAGTATCTATATTATCAAAGAAATGATCATCCTGCGAATACCGTGTTATTTCCGGTGGTTGATACAACCCCTCATCTGTTAATAGTTTTCTAATACTATTTCTTGATATACCAATACCATGTTCTATTTTACGCATTGATATACCAAGTTTATATAAATTAATACATTCATCACGTTCTTCTTTAGTAGGATTACATGTTGTCGTTTCGTGTCTACCACGTGCAATTTCTTCTTTTGTTATAACATATCTAACTTTACCAGCAGATATATTGAGTTTTTTACTAATATCAATAATTGACAGTCCTGTTAAATATTCATCGATGCAATTTTGATACTCTTCGTGTGTTAGTTTACATTTTGGAACATAATGCGGACGTAGTGTAATACCCTGTCTTCGTAACATTCGATTAATTGAAGAATCAAAAACCCCATAAACTTCTGCAATTTGTTTACATGTTTTCCCACTGTTATAGAGATCAATACATTCTTTAATTTGTTCACCGGTTAATTTTCTTTTTCCCATAATTTGTGTTTATATATTTATCTCCAATACAATTTAATAGTTTCTCATCGGGAGATAGAAATATTCATTAAAAACTTTTCCTATCTTTATACTTTCTTCCAATTTATATAGTGTAAAACAACTTCTCATAGTAATGACGTTACTTCTTGACGATAGTATATTACTTGACGAGATTCGTGATAATCTTGCTTCAATACCATATGATCTTCTTGATGATGTTCAAATCTACAAAGCAATCAAGGATAGTTATGAATATATTGAAATGATTGTAGATATTGAACAGGTTGAAGAAAAATTTGTTAGACGATGCTTAATTCGACTATCAACGTATAAAGCATATCTCATCTATACATCACTTGCTGAACCTAAACTTGGAACTCTCCCAGAAAGTGCCCCATTACAGTTATCATCCCTATTAATGAGTGCATATTCATGTCTTACAATGATCTCAAAAGTCCCCCTCAATGAAGATCTATCTCTCAAAGAATCATCATATCCACTACCAATTGGAGCCGGATTAACCTCATCAAGCGTCACATAAAAAGGGGGAAGAAAATAAAAAGAGTAATATAACAATCAACATTGCCCCATAAAATTGCCAAAATATCACTAAAATAACCCCTTAAAATATCCAGATCATGTCGCCAACGAGAACTTTTAAACTTGAAATAAATCCCGGTATTTTACCATTTACCAAAGAGAAAATGAAAGGGTATAGTGGAATCCAACTTTCAAATGGCACTTGGTTTAATACAAAAGCACGAGTTCCAGGTTCTCAAATGGTTCAAGTTGAATATCTTCGTAATTTTGAAAAATACATTAAAGATGCCATCATTGTAGAATCACGCCGTTTAATACAATTCTGGTACACAAACATAAATAAATATTTCAATAGACGGGCATATGGAATGTATTATTATCGTGGCAATAAAGGTGGGTTATTAAGTGCAACCAGAAGATTTCGCGGTAGATACAGCAATAAACAACAATATCGAAGACGAGAGCACACCGGTCAGTTAAAACGAGCACTTGTCCTTAAAGAACATAATTTAACAAGTGCCACTCTCTATGTAAAACCCTGTTACGCAAAGTCAGGACATCCTGTAGATTATGTCAATATTTTAATGAATGGTGCAACAGCACGACCAAAACCATATATTCCTGTATTAGACAAACGAATCAACATACCAGGAAAATACTGGCGTGGTATCAGTCGTTCATATTGGGCAACATGGCAAGCAGTTTTCGACAAACAAGTCAATGCAGCAAACACTCGTCTAAACCGTAAAATCGAACAATACGTCATTGACAAAAAAATAATGGAACGCAAGGACATGCGAAAAGCAAGACAAAGTTCCAAAATAACCAAAGAAATTGTCAACATCCGCGAAAAAGAAGCAAGTCGTCCTGCTCCAAAATCAGCAAAATTTCAACCATCCGCATTCGGCACCAAACGCTACAACGACCTCTTAAAAAAATTCACCCCTAAATAGAGGGGAAGGAAAACAGTTACTATAATCTTAATGCTACTTTGAATGCTACTCTGAATGCTACTCTGAATGCTAACTTGAATGCTCACTCGCATTGATATTAGCATTATCCATCTTCTAAACTCTTTCCTTTTATACTGTAAATCACCACCAATATTTAAGATGCCATCATATAAAGAACGTAGAAAAGACTGCAAATACTACACAGAAATGGCAATGAAAGCAGACGGATGGAAGGTAAATTCAGAATTACAAGAAAAATTTGCCAAAAGAGAATGTTGTGTTATTTATAGTGGAATTCACACCCAATTAGAAACACAAATGTCATACCGCCCAACAATAGACATTAAACTCATATTTGATCTCGAAGATAATAACGATATGTTCGAAGTTAATGATGAAATCCTTGATCATGTAACAAAATATGTAGAAGAGTCACATTGTCTTTATTGTGGTACCTTCTTTTGCCGTGATACAGATTTTATTCCAACAGGTGGTCGTTCATACCGCGTAGAAATGATTTTTAATTTTTTTCATGAAAGAGACTGGATTACTGAATTCTAATCCCATTCCTTTCTCACCCTATCATTGATACCTTTATATACATATCACTGTTTATTGATATCACTCCCACATTTTTCACCCAAATACCTTTTCATTTATATATCGGTATGCAACAAAAGTAACCTGATATCTTAATATTATATAGGAGTTGAATAAATATGGCAATATACCGAGAATTGGCTGTCACAACCGATCCATCAATATATAGTGATGCCGAAACAAATGACAATGTGATCACGGCTGGTTTTAATGTAGCGAATGACTGGCTTGTATATGCGAGTGCAGCCACGCATAGCCCAGCATTCAGAACATTACGTGTAAATTCATTTAATTACGCTCCAAACCGTGATGTAATGAATGAAGAATCGTTCGATAATGTATCACAGTCCTATATCATGGCCGGTGCTTACAGTTTATCTGGCGCAATGGAAGCAAATTTCCGTGGTTGGGATTTCCACCTTTCAAGTCTTCTACTTGGAGCAATGGGAAATCAGACACCAGCGAGTGTAGCATTAAGTTCAAGCCACAAAGCAGGATATTCTTACTCACTCGCACAGACACCGGCAACATTAGCCCTTAAAATGGCCGATGAACAAGGTAATGGCACAGTGATTTTCAGGGGAGTTGGTGTAACTTCATTTGAACTACAAATGCAGATGAAAGCGTTCTGTGTGTCTTCATTCAATTGGATTGGTAAGAGAGCAGAACCATATGATGTAGGCTACAATACTGGTTCAGCAATTAGTGGAGATCCATCGCCATTCTATAACCCAACGCTACTCTGGACTCCAAGTGGAAGCACCGCCGAAATCATGAAGTGTAAAGGTTTCACGATGACCATTAACCGCCCAATGGATCAGGAAAACATGTATCTTGGTTCGCCGTTCCTTCAGGGACTTTACTACAATGGTCTGTCTACACTTGGTGGGACTATTACACTTGGTCCCGGTGACTGGCAGCGTATCCGAACCATGATGGCAGGAGATCTTACCAACAATGTGCTCGATGAAGGAAAGCGTGAATTCTACGGAACTGTAGAAACATCAACCGTTCTTTCAAACGAGATTCCAACCGGTAAGTTTGATATCATTCTCCACAGCCCAGACGGAACTACACAAGTTACCAAAATCACCGCTGACGTAGCAAAACTTACCGAAGCAAGCATTGACGCAAGTGGTCGTAACATGTTCAACAAGACCGTCAACTGGCAGGCACAGATTAATTCGACTGACACGTTCACCATCGAAGTCTACGAACCCTGAACAACATAACAACAGGGATCTTTTTCCCTGTTCACCTTTAAATAACAGGTAAATGGAGCATTAAATGGTTAAAATAACAATTATGTTGGTGATATAATGGTACGAGGATTTTCATACGGTGGAACTTCCTATGCGATTACCGATCTCACCACAAATTACAACCGAAATTTAATTAGTGAACAGGGGATGGGACTTGGTGGTGAACCTGCAATATTCGATGGTGCTAATATTGTCACTGGATCAATAAGTGCAGCATATCGTGAAGATTTCGCCCCAATAGCAAAAGCAATTCTCGACTTACTGTCTGGCGCATCATCTACAATAACACCAGTAGCCCTTATTGGTAGTGATGAATTTGGAGGATGCAACTTCCCTACATCATTCATCAATTCCTTTGAAATGTCGCTCCAGACAAAGGCACTTGGAACCTGTAATATGAATTGGGTTTCTGCTGGATTGGCAACATCAGCAACCGCTGCGTCAAGTGGAACATTTACAAATCCAATCCCGCTGTTCTGGGCATGTGCGTTAACAATCGGTGGTTCATCAACAGTAAAATCAACAGGATTTTCACTAAAAGTAGAAGTTCCAATCGATCAAGACTATTTCGTCATCGGTAGCAAATATCTTGAAGAAATAATTCAATCTGGAAACGGAACCCTCTCTGGCAGCATATCATTTGGACCCAAAGAATGGACAACATTACAAGCATCAATGGGATCCTGTGGGAATATCGGCACCATAGTTCTAACACTTCGCGGACAAACCGGATCTAACTGTGCAACAACCGACATTCGAACACTAACCGTCACTGAAGCAGTAGTATCAGATTCAACATTCAGCGGCCAAAATAGAACCAAATTCACCAAAACACTCAACTGGAAAGCCCCTGTCCAAGCAGCAGTAAACAACGATCTCTTCAGTTAAAAAATAAACACCACCCCTTTTTCTCATCATCCACCCACTCAATTTTTCTCTTCCTTTATATATCGGCAAACATCTTCTCTTATGTAACATGGTTGCTAAAAAGTCAACTGCCGAATCTGAAGAAATTGCACCAGAAGAAATCAAAATGGAACCTTTTGACAAGGAATACATTGTATTTGAAACCGCTTACGACACCTACAAATTACGAAGACCCCGTGGTCAGAAAATAGGTCGTGCTCACCTTCGACTCATCCAGAAGTGGACAAGCAAATTAAATTACGACACTTCAATGCTCGAAGCACGAAACCAGATTCTCAAAGCACTCATCGAAAACAGCAAATTCAAACCAGAAGAAGCATCTGCTCTTCTAACCCGATGCGGACTTAAAGAACCAGCAACCCAACAGGAAATTGACAACGAACAGGAACGCCAGGAAAAGGCCGAAGAAGAATGGTTTGACGTTGTGCTTCCCGAAATTCTCGTTGGAAAAACCGTCGATGATATCCCTGCCGAAGATTACAAGCCAATTTTCACTGCTATGTATTACGGTGTAAAGGTTCGTCCAGATTACTTTCGTCTCCTATAATCCAGATCCAAACTCATCAAATTTTTGCGTTAATTACAAATATCGAATCGAAGGATCTGAAGACACCGAATATAACGAAGAACTTGAATGGAATCGACGTATCGCAATTCTTGGATGGTATAACGGCGGGGGAGCACACAAAATCTTCGATGATCCAACTTGGCCCGACCACATAATGTTTGACATAAGCATGGCCCTCACCTTCTGGAACGAAATCTACATCCCAATAATCAAACCCAATTGAAAATGAGAGAGATAGAGAGAAATAGATGAAATTCTCATCTCCATAGTTAACTATAAATACTATTACCAACAACTATATAGTGCAACAAGTAGCAGAGAAAGGATCCTCTTCTTTTTCTTTTCTTTGTTATGAGTTTTAGCATGTGTGGTTGTTGACCGGTAGTAATTAAGCAGTTAGTAGAAAACCCGTTCGGTGTCATGACAACGCTAAAGAACCGGTGACATTGAACATATATGGGTTAAATTCCCATCTACCGGATACTATTAGCAAGTAACACTTTTCTACAATTTAATAACACTTAACTATTTTCATCACTTCATAATTCACAATTGTGATTCCGGTCCTGCCTAATATAGCCATCCAATTAAAAGCCGATGTAAAACAGTTAAATCGCAAAACAGACCACGAAAATAGCACGAAACAACCTGCCTAACAAGAAAAAAGAAGAAAAGAAAACAGGTGGTCAATCTGTCTTCCTTTCATTTTAACTTGTTCTTGGGATGCACTTTACTTTATAACATTACGAGTATTTAAACCTTTTGGTTAGCAGTTATTGATTCCATATATTTCCTTTCTTCCTCTTCTTTCTCTATTTTATAGTTTGTATTATACTTTATAATAATTTAGTAACTTTCTCTCTTTTCTCTTCTTCTTATTGTTTATTTAAATACCGTAAATCTCTTTCTCTTATATAATGTCGGATGAGTTGTTAAATAAGTGGCTTGCCAAGATGATGCTTGGTGGGACATCACGAGTAGAAATGATGGACATGCTCGTTAAATTTGGTTATACCAAGAAACAGGCAGATAAATTCCTATTAAGTTATAACTATCAGGAGAAATCTTCAAATATAGATAGAATAACTAAAAATAAAATTGGATTTGAATACCTTGATAAGCATACTGCTGATGCAAATAAAGCAACTGAAATATATAAAGGTGTTCCAAGTGAAATTAGGGATGCTATAGGTCATGCTGCTCGTTCGTCCACTTTATTTAACAATTCTAATGTAATGGTTCCGCAATTAAAAGGATTCGATCCTAATTCACTGCATACTAATGATGCCGTGTTCAAAGATATGGCCCGAAAATTGAAACAACTCACTGGGTTTAATTTACCTTCATCAGCAGTGGCACGAGATTCCCGTGTTATGTCGTCATTGATGAGAGCACAAGGAAAATTAGGAAAAGCATCTGGTGGTATGATACCGAAGTTTCAGATGGGTTCTCAATTTGACTTTAAACATTTCCAACTTGGTAAAAATAGTAAGTTTATCAAGGATCTATATAGTAAGTCGTTTAATTCAATGAGTAGTAGTTCTGGGAACTATCAACTTTTTCGTGCAGTAGAAGACAAACAATTAGATGCAAAGCACTATGGCTTGATTGCAGCAATAGAGAAAGCATCAGGAAGACCAGCAAGTGCATTGTCCTACTATAATGATGGCAAGAATTTTGGGATGCCAAATTTAGGTACTGATCCCGGTTTTGGTGGAAAAGGGCTTGCTACAAAATTGATGGCCCAATTGATATCACATGGAAAAACAAGTGGTATGAAAGGTATGTATTGGGATAGTTTACCCGGTGCTGATACATATTACAAAAAGTTAGGGGCATCTCATCGTGGAAATGGACGATATTCATTAAATTTCAATAATTTAGATAACACAGTATTCAAACAAAATGGTGGACAAATGAAGAAATATTTTGCTGGTGGGCTTGAAGCGTTAGCATCTCCTGAACTATTAATGGGTGCGTTTGGTGGCATTCAATCTGGTCTTGGAATTATGGGTGGAATTGGTGGTGGAGCACTTGCTATCGATCTGATTAAAAGATTCCAACAAAATAAATTTTTCGAACGGTTTGGTTCTGGGGATTTAACATCTGATGGAGTAAAACGATTTCAAAAATTAATGAACCTCAAACAATTTCAGGGAGAATCTAATGATGCCTATGGAAATGTAGTCCAAAATAATCCATTCATGGACGCCAATATCGGTAGATTAAGTCAGCAATTCAATAAAAATTCATGGTTGACTAACTTAAAACGGAGATTTGGTAGAGCATCTGGTGGCAAAATTCAAGGTCGTGGCACTTCAATATCTGATTCGATTGGAGCAAATTTATCACCGGGAAGTTACATTTTAGATAGAGATACTGTTCAGGCACTTGGAGAAAACTTTCTCAATAAAGTGACGGGAAATTCTACATACAAAGGACTTGCAAGCGGTGGTTATGGTAGTCCTAATGCAATGATTTCCAATGGTGAATGGCTCTTAAATCCAAGTCAATCTGCATCTTTAGGTGGACCTAAAATTCTGGATCAACTACGAGGAATGTCCAATGATAGAGTGTTATCCCCAAAAGAACGAAGCAGATTACCATTTGCATCTGGTGGAAATATACCCGGTTTCAAAGATGGTAGTGAGTTCTCAATTAATGATTTAAAACGGCCAATTACTAATGAAAACAGTGTAATTGATATGTTAACCCGTAGTGATATAAAGGATGCTGTGCAAAAAGCAGATCCCGGAACTACTCGGTTATCATACAATCAAATGTTTGGAAAATCTACATTAACACCCGGTTCAAATAATCTGCCTTCTCGCGGAAATACCAGAACTTCGTATGCAGAACCAACAGATATGGGTAATATGGGTAAGAGTGATTTAACCAGATTCATTCTTAACAGTTTTAGTGAAAACAAACTAAAAAATGTTGATCCTACAAAAAGTGCTCATGAAATCGCCACTACACTGTCAGATTCATTATCAAAGCAATTCAAGAAAGGAATTACTGTAAATAAGATTGCTGATATGAAAATTGGTAAACAACTTGAAGGTAGTTTACGTGGTAGAGAACCCGGTTTTCTACAAGATCCATTTAAATATATTGGTTTTATAGAAAAAGAACTTAAACCGTTTGCAACAAACATAGCAACATCTGGTAAAATACCATCTGGTCCATCAACTACAAAATACACGAACAATGTTAACCAAGTAACTGATATTCTCGATAATATACGTCCTGATCTAATTGATTTCAACAAGAGAATTGAAACGTCTAATAAATCACTTGCTGAATTAAATCGAAAATATCAAGAAGCAACAAAATATAATAAATTACCAGATATTTCTGGAATTGATGCTAATTATAATCCATCTAAAAGTGATTTAAACAGGCGAAAGCAACTTGCAGATGAATTAAGTGGTAAAAATAAACAATATGAAAATTTGCCAAACATAACAACATTTGAAAGGAGGATTAGTAAGAAATCAGGTGGTCCTTATGATGTTATACCAGATATTTCTGGAATTGATGCTAATTATAATCCATCTGAAGCAGATTTAGCAAATCGAAAATTAATAGATTTAGAATTAGAGCAAGAAACAGCAAAACGTAAACAAGAAGAAAAAGAAAGAAAGGAAAAACTTGCTGCTTTAGTTGAGGTGCGTAATAATAAGATAGCAAGAGACAAAAATAGAAGTAACGCGTTACGTGATTATAATGACGTTGATCTTCAGTATAATACAAGACACGATGATGAACTTGGTAGTATAAGAAAATATAATACTGGATTATTAGCGAAACCGTATGATGTAAGGAACCAAGATAACAATGTTCAGGGCATTGGTAATAAGTTCAACGCATTGATGAATCGTGGTGGAAGTAAGTTTAGTGAAATTTATAACAGGGCGCAAAACGTTGGTTATGAAAAAACAAGGGTAACTACTGGACAGGTTTTGGGTTCTCCATTTAATTTAACCAAAGGTATTTCTTGGAAAGAATTACGAGAAGATTATGCCGGTTCTATTAAAAAGGCACGAGATACATCAGGAAAAATGTTTACTGATGTGGTTGGTGGTATTGAAGAACAGATGAAAGACTTTACTGCCAACAAGTTAGGAAACAGACTTGGGGGTAATGTTGCTCGTGAAATGGTAAAGGTTTCTCCACAACTCGAAAGAGATTCAAAAAGTGGTGAAATAACAGGGACATTAACATATAGTCTTGAATTATTAACAGAGAGATTAAAGAAAACTGGAATGGATGCTAAAGATGCAGAAGGTTTTATTGGTGAATTCGATAAGAAGTTAGAAGAATTATCGGGTAATAGAACAGTAAAATCAACTACATTAGATAGTAGAAAAACTACTGAACCGGAAAAGTTTGGGGTACTTGCTAACACTTCAAAGTGGTCAAAAGATCTTTCGTGGAGAGCAGCAAGTTTGTCAATGAGTTCGATGGGTGTTTATTTCTCATTAATGGGAATATTCATGGCGCTTTCGAGTGCTGTTACCTCGTTGACCGGATCACTTTCTGATTTAAACACTGTTTTTAAGAACGTTGGTTATGTAAATGCATTTAGTGGATCAGCAAACAAAGCAAATGAGATTATGGGTAAGTTTGGAGTTACCCAGAAAGATCTTGTTAAAGGTTGGGAAAATGTAACCTATGCTCAATCTGCATTTGGGTTGTCGATGTCTTCACTTGCAGCGAGTATTTTCAAAGACAAGAATTTCACTGATGGATTAGTTGATTCAATTGGATCTTTGTTTACGAAACTTGCTGAAAAAGACACAATGGAAGGATTTACCAAGTTTTTGACTGCTGGTGCAAAAGCATTACCCGAAGTAGTTGACGCTCTAAAATGGGTGACATCCGGTCTAACTCTTGTTGGTGATCATCCTGGTTTAATTAAGATTGCTGCTCAAATGTATGGTATAACCTTATTATTACAACCATTAACATCTGGAGTATCATTGTTCTTGAGTGGGTTTGGACAAGCAGCCGGTGCAGTAAAAGCATTAAAACAAGTTAATATGGCAGTCGATGCTCTGAATCTTGGAATGAATGGTATTGCATTAAAAGCAGGATTAGCAGTTATCGCACTCGAAGCAGTTGGCCAGGCGTATCAATGGATAAGTGGGCAGGAAGCGCCTTGGTGGTTAAAACCAATTTCATCTGCTGGAGCAGTTCTTTCTGGTGTTAATCCAATAACACAGGAAAAAATGTTTGCTGAAGGTGGTGCAATTGGTGGTCCAAATACAGCGGCAATTGATGACAAAACCGTTCGTGTAGAAGAAGGAGAATATGTCATCAACAAGAGATCTGCAAGTAAACTTGGTAAAAACACCCTTGATCAATTAAACAAATTTGCAACCGGCGGTTCAATAGGACTATTACAAAACAGTAGTGGAATGTCTGTTTCCGGTTATGCAATTAACAAATCTGATACTGATACATTTGGATTTAAAATCTACAACAAAACTGATGAGAATGCAACTGCAAGTAAATCATCTGCTAAAGTTTTAGTTGCTGCTGCTGAATCTGATGGAATCGGCGTTTACATTCGAAACTGGAAAGACGGCTGGCAAAACGGTAACGATGAAAAAGGAGGTATGCCATTTGACATGGGACTTCCCCAGCGCTGGATTTATGGGTTCCTTGGTAATCCAAACGGAATGACCGGTAATGGAATGGGTGTAAATCCAAACCCTTCGCCATCACCAGAAGATAATTTAAATGAAGAATCTTTCTGGCGCCCTGACGAAAATGTAAATCCAAATCCACAAGTTAATGAAAATCCAAATCCAAATGCTAACCCAAACCCGTCAACATTACCATCGTCATATACTGGTGCGGTGGCAAATCTACTTCAGACTGCATTTGAATCATTTAAACAAACTGTAGGTGCAGCAATTGATAGTATTGCTCATAGTGCAATGGAATCATTAAAAGCATTAATGAACGGTGCTGAAACAGCAGGAAACGTAATCAAAGATCTTGGACTTGCATTGTTAACGCTTGACAATGGTAAAGTTGTTGAAATGCTCCAAAAAGGTGCTGGTGCAGTTAAGGGAGCAGCAACAACAGTGGGTGGCAATCTTGCAAGTGCATATGGTGGAAGATCGCTTGGTGGGATTTTAAATTCTGATTCACTTGCACAACATGCATATTATAGAGCACCTGGTGATGTAAAAGATTATGGTCCAACAGGAGTTCGTAATGCTGGATTTTGGGACAAATTCGTCAACGGTAAATACGAATATCCTGAAATGCCAAGCAAACAATCTCCTTCTATAGTAGATCGGTTGTTCAATAAAGGTAAGTTTAGTGCTACATCACCAGTAAAAGGGAAAGATCAGTTAACTGGAAAAGAGATTGGGGTTCTTGATGTTGTTGATCTTTTATCAGTTGGAACTAATGTAAATCAAAATAGAGATCCATATTCCGCAGCACTTGAATTAAATAATCAAATTGCAATGAATGCTCTCACTGGCGGAGGAGAGCGGGTTATGGAGCAAGGTAGTAGAGTGCTACCAGCAATGATTTCAAGAGTTGTTGGAAGTGGACCAGCACGAAATACAGCAGCATCTTGGGCAGGTAAAGCAGTTGGTGGTGTTGGTGCCACAACACTCGATTTAATGAAACTTGCAGGGGCACCAGAAGCAGTTGTCCTTTCTGGTTTAGCAGAAGGTGGTATTGCTAATGAAAATTTCATGAATGGCGTTCCTCTTGATGAGATTACCCAAGGAACAGGAAAGGGAAAATATAACAACGCATCTGGTATATTCACTAGTAATTTAATTCAGTCTGGTTATGGTCGTGGAATGGGAGTCTGGGGCAAAAGATTTGGATTAAACGAAGAACAGATGAGAGACACATTAAACCAGAATAAAGGGTTAATGGATTTCAGTGTTATGCCGGGTTTTGTTGCACAGCAAGCAGTCAAAGGACTTGGTATGTCCGATCAGTATAACGGGTTCTGGAATAAACTGAAGGGTGGTAATACAGCAGTTTCAGACATGATTCGTGGAACAAATGTTTCATTACCAACTCCGCTTGGAAATTTAGAAGTTAGTGGTGGAATTGCAGATTTAAACAGTAGTATTTATGATTTAATTGGATCGCTTGCGAATCTTGATGTTGGAAGTATATTTGGTGCTGGAACCGGTTTAATTGGAACTGGTGAATCTCTTGGTGTTATGGGTGGAAAATTAGCAGAAGAAGTAACACAAGATCCAGCAGCATTATTGAGTCTTGCTATGACTGGTATTGTTCCAGTAATTGGACCTGCTCTTGCAAACATGTTACTTCCAGAAACAACAGCAAAAATTTCAACCGGAGTAAATGAAGATGATATAACTCAACCAGCAACATTACAATCATTAAACGATGGAATGATAACAACAGCAAAAGGATTTTCAATCGTTAATGGAGAATTAGATGCTGTATCAAACGAAGGATTACCAGCATTTTACAATAAATTAATGACTGGAAGTGAAACATATAATGTAAATCCAGAAAATAATTCTGGAAATTATAGTTTTGTTTCTAAAACAAATGAAAATGAATTTACAAGTATTCAACTAGTTAAAACGGCAGAAACATTAAAACAAGAACAAATTATCAGTCAATCAACTACACAGCCACAGAAAGTAGAAATTTCGGTGAATGTGCAAGGTGATGATTCGAATGTTATTGCATCAAAAGTAAAAACAGATTTAGTTGCTATGATTGAACAGATTGTAAGAAGTATATTACCAACAACACAACCAACAACCAGCAGATTGTAATGGGAATGAGGAAAACTTACAATTTCTTTTTACTACAGTTCATTATTTTTCTCTCATTTTCTCTTCTTTCCTAACCTTTTCTTTATATATTGTAAACCTCTTGATATATTCAACATGTCGTTGGTGCTTGCTGAAACATTTTTATATTACACGATGGGGGAACCCGAAGTTGGAAATAAACGATATGCTCCCGATACTGGATATACTCATACATTGAAGATTTTTACTGTCCAAGATAGGAGAGAAGTATCATCTGAAAGTATATCAGTGCAATCATCAGCACCAATTAACACCACATATGGAAGATTACTTGATAGTGTTTCGCTTGAAATACCAATACCCGATATAAATGCATATGTAACTGATACAACTCCATATAGAGTAGTTCCACATCCAAAAAATATTTTCATGGCGTCTTCAATTCTAACAGTTAATGCAAATGTTAATTTTAAAGAGTTTCCAATTAGTTCACATTGGTTTGTAGAATCGTTTGTATTACGAAGAAATGTTCAACGACGACTTTATATTGGATTATTGACTTTGAAACGGTGGTATGGAGCATTACCAACTGCTTAAATATGGTGATATAACATGACAATAGAAAATGGATATGTTCAATTTAAGCGGTTAGAAGAAGAGAAACGAAACGATGGAACGTCAAATTGGGTTCCAACTCATGTATTGCAACCATGTTCATTAATTGATATCACCATAACAACATTGAGTGATTATGAAAAGGTTGAAAAATCATGCGAGCCGTTTATCATTCCAATGGGTCTAAAATCATGTATCTGTAAAATTATTGGTAAATTTCAATCTCATATGATCATTGACTGTGTAAATGGAACTAAAATCGGTTCTGAAGTATCAGATGAAAATATACTAAATACAACAAATACTGACACAGAAAACACAGTAAGGATTGCACTTCAAGTAAATGATGGATTAATTGATTTCCCGGAACTTGCTGGCATATGGACAATAAAATCATTTATGTGGGATAGAAATGCAAAGGAACTTGGTTCTTATCAGTTTACGATGGAATTGAGTTATGTATTTACTAAACCATATGAAACTCAAATCTATAAAGAAGACACTGCATTTACAATTAGAGACAACGTATCTTTTATTTGTTTAATAAATGATGTATCTTATCCGATTTTTAATACGATGGTGCATGAGACATCGAATGATATCAACAGTGCTAAATTTTCAACAGTAAAATATGAATTCCACAAAGACGATCAAGTGAAAATTTGTCTTGCTGGTGATTCTTCTTATGATTATTTCTTTAATGGTTATATTAAAAATGTAATTAATAATCAGAATGGGACATATACATACGAATGTAAAGAAATTGGTTACTGTATGTATGAGATGCCAATTATCAAAACTACTGGCGGTATTTTTAAATCACGAATGGTAATTCATAATCCATTAGACGGACACGGGCAGTTAAAAGTTAAAGATTTTGTAAAAGCAATTTTAAGTTTTTATAAATCTCATCCACGGTTGACATATAGTCCGGGAAATGGAACATGTAGAGCAGGTGATTTGGATACTAAAGAAACTATACCGGGTAGAGAAGAAAAATTACCAGCAATGGTTATATCTGGAATGGTCATTGGAAAAGCACTTGATACCTTTCTTGAAAATACCTGTGGATTTAGTACATGGTATCATCGAAAAACAGGTGCCCTTGAATATGGATTTATAAGAGATTTGATAACTATTAATCCATTAACTGAATTTATTTTGTCAACTGAAAAATTGTCTGACGATGGTGCCCTTTCATATGCCCCGGATATTGTATGTGTGTGGAATTCAGATGGGAATGACAGGGCATTTTATCCATTTAATGCTTCATTCGATCCAGGTAAAGTTACCATTATGAACTTCAGATTATCGTCAAATAATTATAATGGAACATTAGAAGCCTTTGCTGAACGGATTTATTGGGATGCTCGTGTGATAACTGATATATTTAAGGTTAAATTTCCACCAGGAACCACGCGATTTAAAGAATGTGATTATTTTAGTGGACTTGGAGATCAAACCGTTGAATATAAAATGACATATTTGGAAGGCCCGGATGCAGATCCACTTACAGATCCAAAAGACACAGTATGGAAAATAACCGATGTTGTTATTAGTGAATCAGGAACTACAATAGTTGTTGGCCCAAGTTATTACAGCATTTTCGATATTTATAGAACATCGTTATCTCCTGCAATGGATGGTGTTCCATTTACAACTGAAACAATCACTGAAAAAACAGGAACCTATGTAGCAGGCAATGCAGTAACGGAAGGAACGGTGTAATTGTTTTGAGTAAAATACACCGTATTTATAATAAAATAGGAGAAGTATAATTATGTCGTGTCCGGTTTCAGTAAATATTAAAGTAACAAAGTTTACAATCACAGGAACAGTAGCAAAGGTTGGAACTGGTGATATTTATTTGGTTGTCTGGAATTTTGGAGACGGAACAACTGCTACTGGAAAATCTATCACTCATACTTATGCTTCTGCTGGAACATATTCAATTTTAATTGGTTATAAAGATGGATTACAGGATGAATATGGAACTATCAAATCAGTTGTTATACATAGTCCTGATGATTTAACTGATATTAAAAATGGAAATGCCTTTGCAGATAAACCACTATATTTACCACCCGAATGTAATGGTGATGTAAGAATAACTGCTGAAATTACCAAACTATCAGAATCTCTAAATTATACAAAAGAATCAAAAACATCTTCATGGGATGCATCAATTAATTTTGCAGGTGGAGATGCTGGTGTAGATGGAATACCAATACCCGCTGAAACTGCTATTGATGTGTATGTAGACGCTGCTGAATTTGAAGCACATCCATCAGATGATTGGATAGTAACTGCTGATAAAAAGATTGAAAATTTGAAGTATATTCCTGCATTTTATAGTTATGGTAGTGTTGTTGTTTCGATTGCACTCAAAGAAACTACCGATGAAAATAATGCATTTGATGTAAAATGTGGAATGCAGATGCAATTTCCATCTTATCCAGATTGGTATGAAGGAACATTAACATACACAAGTAAAGTAATGACCAATTTGATTACTTCTAGTAATTCTGAAACACTCATTCCAACAACATCACCTGGAGTTACCCATAATGAAGAATTTACCATTGGTAAGTTTAGTGGAATGCCTCCTATTGAATTAAAAGACGTTCTTAATTATAACATAGATACTTCTGGTCAAACAGTAATTGAACGCGCTTGTTTATCAACTCCACAATTTTACTTCCAGATAACAAATAATTTGGCAACTGCTGTTACTATAGGAAACATCAAAATAACATTTAAATTTTATTATGATGAAAACGGATTACTGATGAATACTCGCAGTGAGGGTGCAAAATCAAAAGAACTAAATTACTTATATACGTTGCCAGCAGGAAGCGAAGATAATAGAGTAACCGGATTGAATTATCCATTATTCGGTGTAATCGATGGGTTTAAACTTGCAGAAGTAATTCGAGTATTTGGTTATTATGCAAAATGGGATAGTGTTAACGATGTATACATTCCAACATGTTTAACTCTTGAACCAATCACATCTTCGATTGGAACAGATCATCCTGCTGTATTATACAAAAGTTATATTGATGTTATGGATGCTCCTACACGAGGAATTACACAAAATGATTTCGAACGACTTGCATACAAAGGAAACGCCGATGATAATGATTATTGTAAAGTTCTGACTCCACAATTACTGGCATCAAACGATAACTATAGAACAATTAACGTAAGATGTAAACAATTATCAGACGATTCGACCACGTATACTTATGGAGCATCACCGGATTCAACTGATACGATATTTGAGATAACAACTACTCCAAACACAACAATCGATGAAGAAATACTTGCAACCGATTTAACTACACATATAGACAAATTACGATTCTTTAATTGTGAATATGCATTTGCAACATCAATAGATATACCACGAGAAGAAATAGACCCGGTATTTCGTGAAAGATTATACACAACTTACAAAGAAGCACCAATATTACAATCGATATTAGGAGAACCGCTTTATTTTGTTAACTTTACAATTAACGATTATGGTGTTTATTTTCCAATAGAGCATGGTAAATCACTTGAATTTTCAGATTCATTATCACATGCTCCAAACGATGGTGTAAGATCAAGTGACATTTTTATCTATAGCAATACAACCCCAAACAAATTCGGCATAGTATCCCCCACGAAGTATAAGTATAGAGTGAGATTTTACTATGAATATGCTGTATTTCAAGATGCATTTGTAATTGAAGCAGCAGATTTGGTAGAAGAGTAGAGGGTGATAAGTTTATTGTGATATTAAAAATAGAATTGTGATAACTATAATCTACTTTTCCCAATCTTTACTCTTATAACTTTCTTTTTATATAGCGTTAAAATTATAGTTAGTTGTAATGCAGATGAAACAATTCACCGCCAATATTATTCCTGAAGTTTCGTCATTAACCGATAAATTTGAATTACATCGAATTGATGATATTAATAGTGATTGGTGGAATAACAAACCAGAAGTTGAAACGGTAAATAATCCAAATATATTACAGAAATTACTGTGTAGACTTGGTGTTAGAAATTATGCTGGTGATGCTCTTACTAATTATGCATTAGCAGATCTATCAACTTACCTTTCAACAAAATATCTATACTGTTCAGTTGGAATCGATGGAACCAACGGAACAACTTACACATATACCAACTTGATATCTCCTGTTATGGCAAGAGTAGCAACAACCAATGCATTAACAACTACTTATACAACAAACGACACTGTTACCTATACTGCTGTTTTTACTGCTGACGGTAATTATACTCTTAAAGAAGCAGGACTTCATGTTTCTCTTGCTGGAACTACTGATATGGGAGCACGCCAGACATTCTATGATTGGGATATTACAAGTGGTGAAAACTTCGGTGGCATCTGGAAAATAATCAATAATAGAGGAGTATGAAAATATGAAGGATCGTAACACATTGAATGGTTGGGGGCAAAGTTAATGTCGAATTGTAAATTCTATTTCCATATTGGACAAGTTGATCGGGAGAATTATTAATGGCGTTAGGCGGGGTTGTTTCTGTTCATTCTACTGTTGTTGATGATGGTTATCTAACAATACAACCATCTGGAACTGCTGAATGGGGTATTCAAAATATCTACATTCCTGCTGGTGTTGAATGTGAAATATATAGAACTGATGGAACGACTGATATTTTACTATTTACAATAACTGACACCTTACAGTTTGCACAACCAATTAATCCAACAAATGCAATTTATTTCAAGGTTAAAAATATTTCGGGTGCTTCAACAACGCTTGGATATGACGGTAAAATTTCAACAGTATAGATTTTTTGATATAAATTATTTGGTGATAAAATATGTTTAGAACTTCACAAAATATCTATCCGGATTATCTTGCAAATTTCACCAGATTTGATCCTATTATATTTAAGGGTGTAATTGCTGTTAATATTGATGATGGTGATGGAAGACAAAAGATTGGAGATGGTATTACACACTGGAGTTCTCTTACATATGTTGGTGGAACAACAATAGGAAATATACCGGTTCAAAGTGGGACTCCAGTAAACAATCAATTGGTTCGTTACGAAGATTTGTATGGAACATTTAGATACACATTACAAGGAAAGATCGATAGCGAAACAAATTGGTCAACGGTTGATGATGTGTTTCCAACATTTTGTCTATTAATAGAAACCGATGATATTAGTGATGATCCAACCGGACGAATAAAAATATCTGATGGTGTAACTCAATCAAATTTAATCCCGTGGGTGTGGTTCAATTTTGATGATTTTCCAACTGGATATTCGCTTGAATACAATGGAACCGATTTCGATTATGTAAAATATCAACTCTATAATGTATTACCATTTGCAACAACACCACTTGGAAAAAGTTTACTCGATGATGGAACTTGGGGTTATCCAACTATAATAGGTCCAATTACCGATCTAACTACAACACTACATGAAACAACCAATCTCTATGTATTTTCTACTATTACATTAGGTGGATTTCCAACTGAACCAACCAGCATTACACTATCAACTGATGGAACCGATCTATTCATAGATGGTCAAAAAGTCTGGACCCAATACAACGATGGAACTGGATCTGGATTAGATGCTGATACTCTTGGTGGGTATTATGCAAGTTCATTTCCAACCCTGTCCTATCTAAACAGTGTATTCCCAACAGTTTCGCCAACAACAGTATCAGGAAACATTGTAACATTTGGAAGTACAGATGGCTTAAAACTTGTAGACAGTGGAACAAAACCAAGTGATTTTTCGGCAGTGGGGCATCTACATACAGGAACATATAGTAGGTATTTAGGAGAATTTTCAACATATCCAACCGAATTTGCCACGGGAGATACATATTATAACACCGCAATTCCAGCAATTCAAATGTATATTAATGAAATAGTAACTTGGATTACAATTGGAACCCCTTAAATCATCTAATATTGATATAAAAACAAACATCTTTATAACACCACAATTAAATACTTTACTAACCTATTTTATAACAAATGACATCTATTGTAACAGGAACCGAACAACGAATTTATGGATTCTTATCTTCAAATTGTAATATATGGCTTAAAAGATTTGCCGTTTGTCTTGGAAGTTCTTCTTTAAGTCCATCTATATATACCGGAACTGTTGTTTATGGCGATTCGGTTCATTATAAACAATGTGGATATAAATATAATGGATATTTATCATTATTATTTATTGCATCAGGTGCAACATTACCATATGCGGTTTTTGAAGTGAGAAAATGCGCCAGTGGTAAAAATTATATTTTTATTGATAGTTATGGAGAAGTTGCAAGTTCAACACTACCAATATCATTATGGTTTAATCAAGGATCTGAAATAGAACCAGATTGGGTGTTTATAAATAGTTGTACAAGCGGAATTTTACCTCATCCTGCTTCAGAAATCACGTTTAAGTTCATAGAAAATAAAGGGGGTTCTATAACTACTGAACTTGGATGTTGTAAAAAATGCGAATCGTGTGGATGTTTAAACTGTGATGTATTAGACAGATTTTATGCAATAAATACTACAGATAGTTCACTTTATATTAATATACATGGGATATATGGAAACGGTATGCTTATTCCATATAATCCACTGCCAGGATCCCCGAATTCGTTTAGTTATTTTACTACTTCGGTAACTTCACTTAATTATGGATATAATAAATATAACAACAACTCACTCCTATTTGGGTTAACCAATATTCCCATAAATAGTTATATGCAGTCGATGATAACGTGGGGTAAATACAAAGCATATACGGTCGTCGTAAATGGGAGTGGATTTCCTAACAATGAAATACATGGAGATACGATAACTGGATTTTTAATCGTTGATCCAAATGGAGATATTGTATTTGGTGAATCGGTTAATCTTGAAACTCATTATATAGATGATGATGGAATAGATAATTTAATAGAATCTTATATTGTTGGTAGATCTTTTCAATCTCCAAATATTGGAATAGAATATACACTAAATTGCAATACAATAGATATAACATCATACGCTATGTCTCAATACAATGGTATTATAATTCCAACCTATAAGTTTATTCCGATGAGTAATTATGGACGAGAAATAATGCAATTTAAAGAAGGGCCCGATGGAAATTTATATGCCAGAGCGTTTGATAACGCATCTAACGAATATTTTAAAACGGATGGATATACGGTATGGGCAATACCGTCATGGGAATTTCCATTTTAGTAATTGTAAGGAAAGATTATAATGATAACAACAACATACCCGTTTGATTACCTAAAAAATTGTACAGATCCATTAATTGCAACAATTATAGATGTAGACAAAATACAAACAACTTTATCTGATGCTGAAATACGAAATTTAGTAAATGGGGGAATGATAGGAACAACACTTTATTGTACAGGGTGGCTTGATTTGTCCAGTTGGTATATTACTATTACTGCAATCGATACAGTAACAAAACAATTAACATATGATAGAAAAACTGTTGATAACGATGAAAATATTGTAATAAATAGATATGTTGACACATCAGATAGTAACTCAAATAGTATAACAAAAGGAAGTTCAGCAGATACTATAATACCGGTTGTTTATGGTCCGGATGATTATCAAAATGCTATTAAAATATCTTTATCCTATGAGATAACTGTTGAATACGATCCAGCAGATCCTTATGCAAGCAATTTAATAATATCATTATCTACATTTGGCGACACCTGGACTGTGGGAACAGAAGATCCAGATAAAACTGGTAAAATAAATGTTACTGGATCAATAACAAATTGCACGATACCAGAATTCGGAACTTTATCAGGTGATCCATCAACATATAGTATTCGTGTGGTTGTATATGCAAATACATATTATTATCCATACAATAGTTATCTATCAGTTTCATTAAATATAACAAACGTGTCTCTCAAATATATATGTGATGATACTGATGTAGAAACTGGTGATTTAACACTTAATACATACAACAATGGATGGGGAAACACACAATTTACGTTCACTGTATAATAAAACCATTCATTATAACACTTCCTCTTTTTATACTGTAAATATATAATTATTTTGTATGGCGTTTACCAGTTGGTTATATAAACAAACACACAATATTACTTCTGCTACTACAATTACAAATTATCAAGTTAAATTCGCTGTTTATAAAACCAGTGGAACATCTGTTGATGCTACTATATATTGTAACAATCATTGTAATGATGATTTTAGTGATATTCGCTTTTCTGTAGATGGAGTAACTTCATTACCATATTGGATTGAAAGTTATACATCTGGTGTTTCAGCGGTCGTTTGGGTGAAATTTCCAACTATTGATACAACAACTGTTTCTATCTATTATGGAAATGTAAGTGCTGTGAACGAAAGCAGTGGAACAAACACCTTCGTATTATTTGATGATTTTTCATCACCAACATTAAACACTACACTTTGGACAACACCAACTACTTATGCAATAACGGGAGGTGTAATATCAATACAAGAAGATGTAAATGGGTTGTATTCACAAAATACTATAGATCTTTCAACACACGTTGTTAGGGCAAAACATAAAGTATCATCAATATCAGTTAATAATCAAGTGTTATTCGGTTTTAATAATACAAAAAATAGTCATGCATATGGAACGTATCAGGCAACATTCCAATTTTACAGTTCATCTGCTCAATTAATGACAATTCACCAAGGAACTGCATTAACAAATACTGATATACCAAATGTAAACAATGATACCAATTATTATATTTCTGAAATAAGAAAATCAGGAACTACTGTTTATTTGACCTCAATTGATTCTATAGGGAATGTGGGGAGTTGTTCATCATCAAGCAATACAGATTCTACTAATAACAATTATATTGAATTTAATGGGAAATCAACGCAAATAGATTACATAGATTTTGTTCTGGTAAGATTATATGCATCAATAGAACCAACACATTCAACATATGGCCCGGAAGAAATTATCAATTTAACTACCATTTTACTAACAACTACTCCTTCAAGTGGAAACACTCCATTAACAGCATCAATAAATGTGGTTCTTCCAACAATACTTACCGGTTTCACTCTTAATTATGGTGATGGAGAAACATATACAAATGCATCACAAGAATCATTTACCATATCTCATACCTATGATAGATTTGGAACATTTGAAATTTATGCAAGTGGATATAACGGATCTGTATTTCTTGAACAGTATGCATCTGTAATTGTAAGTAATCAAACACTTACAGCATCATTCACAAAATCACAAAACAACAACATAATCACATTTACTGACACTTCAACCGGATCACCCAATGAGTGGTATTGGACTTTTGGAGATGGAACACACTCATATGAGCAAAATCCAATTCACAAATATGTAGCAATTGGAACTTACACAATCACATTATATGCATCAAATCAGCAGTTTAATGGATATATAACTTCTACCGTTACGATATCATCAATTGTTTATGAACACGCCCCACTTGCGAACTTTAAACCTGCAATTCTCAATGTTATAACTGATGATATTCCATATACTGTTCAATTTACAAATTTATCGTATCCAACCACAGGATGCACATATTTATGGAATTTTGGAGATTCATCTACTTCAACCTCATTAAATCCATCACACGCATATTCATCTCTTGGAGTTTATGATGTAACATTAACAACCACAAATAGTTATGGATATTCAACAATAACATACAACGATTGTATACGAATTCATAACGAAGCAAAAATATTCAAAGAAAAATTAAATGTTACTGATTTATATTCAACTTTCGAAATAAAAGTATTTAATGAATTTTCAACATATGGTGATAAATTCTATAAAGCAAAAATATTTACTGAAATTTCAGGACATTTACAAGGAGAATTCCCAAGTTCACCCGGATTAGACGAATACTGTAATCTATCATTCTATGAAAACATCAATGAATACTGCGAAACAATCTACACCAGTGTTACTGACTATCTCAAGAGAACGGTGATATCACCAATAATGTCTACTCTTGGATTCCAAAAAATGAAAATGAAAATATGGGAAGAAAATGCCCATTACGACGATTCCTTCAACAGAGAGTAGAGAGAGAAGGAGAGTAAAAATAAAAATATAATCTGTCTTATCAGTTTTTAATTCCACTTCTCTTTACTTGCTATTTTCTTTCTCTTTTTATAACGTAAACTTCTCATTATCATTTATGACTTCATTCAATCAGTCAAACAATGGAAGTGAGATATAATGGCAGCAAATGGAATGAATATTAATGTTCATACTGTTTATCTCAATGATCTCACTGTATTCAATACATCAATAACAGCAGACACAGATATTCTTTCTACTGATATTACTATTGGTGATGATAATACTATTGTAAATCAATTTAATTTCACTAAAGGATGTTCTGTTACGGTAGAAGCAAGTTTTGCTACCGCTGGTGTGTTTTATTTTGTTATAAAAGATGCAAATGATACCGAAGTAACAGTAAAAACTCTCAATGGAACTGACGTAGCAGCGGATTCTGGATTAACAGTTAATATAACTCTTATCGAAGGTTATAAATTAAACTTCAGATATTCGACATCAACTACCATTAACTGGTTGTCCGTAACAAATCACGGCGGTAAAATGCCTTAATTTAAAAAAGGAGGTTAAATTATGACATTTCCATTACAAGGATCTGGATCTGCCGGTTCATCCGGATCTATAACAGTTGCAGATTCACATGTATTTGCAGATACAACAGCAAGAGATGCTTATTTTGCAAGTCATGTATCCGAACTCGTTGATCAATTGTATATTTATATCACTGCTGGAACTTTACTTCAACAGTATGATCTTGCGACATCTTCATGGATTGATCGAACTCCAGTAGTAAGGGGACCAACAGGACCAACTGGTGCAACGGGACCAGATGGACAATCTATTAATGTAACAATATCAGAAGAACCACCATTATCACCACAAAATGGAGATATATGGGTAGATTCTAATGCAGATCCGCTTGTAGAACCATATAATCCAAACATTCAATCTCATATATCGTCAACCAACAACCCCCATACCGTCACAAAAACGCATGTGGGCCTTTCAAACGTAGATAACGTGCAGCAGATGCCGATATCATACCTTGATACCGATGCTACTTTCACGGCAAATTCAGATGCTAAAGTCCCGAGTCAGAAAGCGGTTAGAATATACATTAAACGCGCTCTGATTCCGGATTGTATAGGAATAGAATGGAACTCAACATATTCATCTCCTATTCTCACCAGAATCGATGAAGATAACGACACTATTATTGGGTTGACGGGCGCTGCATTTGACAATCATCCGATATATGAAAACATAAAACGGTGCATTCTCACCCCTGAAGGAGTTCCAACATTTGGATCTGATGCAAAAGGAACGGGGTTAGATCTAACTTCCGGGCTCGTAATGGTTAATATTCCACGGGTGTATGTTAAATTTGAAAACTTAAATCCGATATTTCGATGGAAAATTTCATCGGTGCCAAAGGTTGGATATGAACTATTTTACAATTTTTTGCAGCGGGGACATTCGGCATATCCAGCAAATCAAATGTATGTCGGGGCGTATACTGCCGGGGCGAATGGGGGGACTACGGCCGCGAACGGGGTCACTAATACCATTGCTGCATCAAATTGGACCGGGTTGAAACTAACATCTAAATCCGGGGTAAAATCACTCACCTCGGGGACCGTTGCGCAGATGGAAACGGCAGGAAATCTCATTGGAACTGGGTGGGGGCTGACGAATTTCTGGACTTGGAACCTGCTTCAACTCCTGTTTTACGTTGAATATGCTTCGTTTGATTCCCAGTCTAAATTAGGGCAGGGAAGAACAAACGGATCAAATACTGCTGCTTCGATTAATGGAATGTATCTGGATCAGGTCGGAGAAGGGGCCGGAGTTGATGTACAATCCCTCCTTGCAGCAAACGGGAGTTATGGGGATACTGTAGGATCCTATCTCCCGGCAGTATGGAGAGGTATTGAAAACATCTGGGGTAACTTGTATCAGTTCTGTCCAGGGTATAATCCGACAGATACCGAACATCACATCCTGAAACGAGACGGAACCGGGACGATATCCGGAAATCTTGCATCTGGCAGTTATGAAACAGTAACATCACCAGCTCCGCTGAATGGGGTCGATAATATCAGTGGTACCGACGCTGGGGCATACTGTAACGGGTATGTACAAGGACTGGCATTTGATACTGCTGGCATTCTGAATCTAACATTCACGCCAAATGTTCTGACTGGATCGAGTAGTACATATCTCTGTGATCGCTACTATTCGCATTCAGCAGGATTAGGGAGAAACGGTGTCCTCCTGGTGGGCGGCAATTGGAAGGATGGCGGTTCTGCGGGGATCGGGTATCGCATTGCGCATAACGATCCGGAGATTGCCACTTCGGCTATCGGCGGGCGCGCCGAATTCATAGGGTAATATAGTATGGTAGAATCTAACGTAAACCCAAAATTAATCCATGTTGACCGCGTAAGAAAAGGAATCGCTGAAATACTGGTCAGATGGAGTATCACTGAAATAAAAAAAGCAACTGAAGAGGGAATACCCTATACCGATTATCAATACGATGAAAGGCGGATTGAATGGATATTGCCTGAACCATATAAGACAATCGAAGAAGTTCAAAAGTATCTTGATGCAAATTACGATACCGGAGATAACATCCTGAATTGGGCGAAAGCAAGCAAAGTAACAATAACCGAAACCGTGGGAGAACCGGAATAATTTAAGGAGGTGAAATATAATGACAACAAATGTGCAATATATTTATAACGAATCAACTGCATCTTGGATACCCGTGGTTCAAGGAGGAATCAATGGTACAAATGGAAAAACTTGGTTAAATGGATCGGGGGCACCAAGTAATTCTATTGGAGTTGATGGTGATTTTTACATCGATACTACAAACCACGTAATATACGGTCCAAAATCAACCGCATGGCCAGTCGGTATATCACTAATAATTAATTATACTTCTGGTGATGGAATTGATATCACTAATGATGTAATTTCAGTTGATTTCATTGACGAAAGTGGTAAAGTATTTGCAACAGCATTACCAAGTTCAATTACAGGAGCCGTGTCTTATCATGGATCTTTTGATCCCACATCTGGCGCTCCATCTCCTGCTGCAACGGGATATTACTATGTTTCATCTGGTGTAGGAACTATAAGTTCAATTTCGTTTGCAACCGGTGATTGGCTCGTTTATCGTGATGCAAGTTCTTGGGATAAAATTGGAAATTCATCCGCAAATGTATCATGGGCAAATGTCAGTGATAAACCATCTACATTTACACCAGCAGCACATACACAATCAATTTCTACCATTACTAATTTACAAAGTGCATTAGATGGTAAACTTGGAACGAGTGACACTGCTGCAAATTCAACTTTGTGGGCATCACTTGCAATGCCAAGTGTATCTAATGCCACTGCACTTCAGGTAATGCGATTAAATTCTGATAAATCAGCATTAGAATTTGCTACAATATCAGGATCTCTTAACATCACCGGATTAACTACTGAAACATCTATAGCAGATGACGATTATGTTGCTATTTACGATACAAGCGCATCAGCAAATCGTAAAATGACAAAGGCCAATTTTGTTGCCGGATTATCAGCAGGTAGTATTGCCACCGATACAATTTGGGATGCTGCTGGAGATCTTGTTGTTGGAACTGGATCTAATACTGCATCACGATTACCAATGGGAACTGCATTACAACAGTTACGTGTAAATTCTGAAGCAACAGGACTCGAATTTGCTACCATTACATCTACTGCATCAACAATTATCCAAAGATCACTCGAAGGTGTTGTTTATGAAACTTCATTAATGTATTGGGTAGCACCAGCAACATGTACAATTTCAACTGCTATTATGGCGTTATCAAGCAATCCAAGTGCAAGTTCAACATACTGCAAAGTGCAGGTTATGAAAAATGGTATCCTTGAAACTAACAGTATATTCACATCAGATACTCCAATACAGATAACAGAAGTAACTTCAGCGACAAATGGAATTTATCAAGCATCTGGAACATTGGACTCTGGTCAAACTTCACTGGCTGCTGGTGATGTATTACATTTCAGAGTAAATCAAGCCGATACCGGAAGTGCCGATCTATTAGTCCAAGTAAAGGTCAATTTCACATGAGGTGCCAATAATGGGAACTTCTTACGGAGCCTCAAAATTCCCCTCACTATTTAATTCGTGCATATTTTGGTTTACAGGTCAACATTCTGCTGGTGTATCTGGTGATATTGATGAGTTTCCAATTATACCTACTGGTGTAACTGTTACTAACAATGGAACCTTTACAAAAGATGATTTAGGTAATAACAAAAGTGTGCTAAATTTTGATGGATCAACGAATTATATTTCGTTATCTGATAACGATGCATGGAGTTTTCATAACAGTAATTTTACTGTGTCATTTTGGGTAAAGTTTGATTCGATATCTGATAGAGGTATAAATATTGGACAATATGTATCTGACACTGTTTACTGGTACATAAAATATGACAATTTAGCACAATATTACATAATAAAGGGATATAATGAATCTGCTGTAATGTCATATACTCGCGGTGATTTACCAAATACCGGAACTTGGTATTATATTACCGTTGTAAGATCTGGGACCGATTGTTTGATTTATATAAATGCTGTATTTAATTTTACAACCGTTATTGTTGCATTTGGAACAATACCTAATTATGCAGCCCCATTAACAATTGGAATGACATCGCCATTAACAGCATTTCACAATGGTAATATCAAAGATCTCATGATCTTTACTCGTGCATTGTCATTACCAGAGATCAAACTGTTGATGAACAGAACTCATCCGGTTACGGGTGAAGGTTTGATTCCCGGTCCTTATGATTACTGGAGACTTTCATGACCGTAACATGGTATAAACACTATCAAGAACTGTTTGCAAACTGCGTGTTTTATTTGCCACTAAATGGTAATACAAGCGAGATAATTGTAAATAGATCAGTAACTGCATATGGATCTCCAACGTATACAAATTTGGGTAATAATCGATCTGCATTAACACTTGTTGCTGCAAATTCACAATATATTACAACGCCATATGCAGCCGTTTCAAGTATGTTATTTGGCGCAAACAATTATACGATTTGCATGTGGGTAAATTTGGTAAATCCAACATCTTCAAACAATTATTTATTAGATGGTAGACTTACCGGAGGTTATCTTACCCCCATGGCTATATATCTTGGAACATTGGGCAAAGTAATTATAGATATATCAAGTGGTGGATCTAGTTGGATATCTGAAGGAACATCAAATACCGCATTATCTGCAAATACATGGTATTTATTAACATTTACAAGAAATGGTTCGACGTTTGGATATTATTTGGATTGTGTATCTGATATAACTATGTCTGCGACATCATCTATTGCATTGTATGCTTCTAATACAAATTTATATTTTGGAAGTGTTGCGAGTTCCGGTTTTACTAATGGCATGTTTGGACCAATTGCAATTTGGATTGGACGAATGCTTACCATTCCAGAAATGAAAATGTATCGAATTAAAACTCATCCAATTACAGGGACTACTTTGTATCCAATTATATCGGGAATTAGAGGTGTCGAATGATTAATATTGAAGCCCTAAAACAAAATAACTGTATATTGCATTGGCCTGGGCAATTTGCAGCATCAGGAACATATGACGAAGATGGAAATAAATATGGGTTCCAAATCTTACCCGATGGTGTAACAGTAACTCCATCTGGCACGTTTACCAGCATTAAAAGTAAGGATGGCCGTAGTTACTGGAAATTTGACGGGTCTACTAATTATATCACCATTTCAGATCATGAAATTTGGTCAATGTTCTTAAATAATTTCACTATATGCGGATGGATAAACTTTACGACAATTGCTGCAAATAGAATGATCATTGGTCAATACGCAGATGCAAATAATTACTGGATGTTACAATGGACAACAGGAAATACAATCACATTAACTGGAAAGATATCAGGAACAGCAACATTTAGTTATTCATGCCCACTTACACCTGTAGCAGGAACTTGGTATTATATAACAGTAGAAAGATTGGGTTCTGACTGTATAATCTATATTAACAACGTCAGTCAAACAGTAACAACTACTGTTGCATTTACAGAAGTTGCAACAGATATAGCATCGACATTAAACATAGGAGGACTAAATTCAATCTACAGTTTAGGAAATATAAAAGATTTACAAATATTTACAAAAGCATTAACTCAAGATCAAATTGGAAGTTTAATAGCAGAAACTTACATTTACTAAAATCATTTTTACCAGATATATTTAAATAATAGTAATGCTATAAAATATAGTGCCACAGATAGCAAGGAAAGGATCCTCTCTTTTTCTTTTCTTTGTTATGGTGTTTTGCTCGCTTCGCTCTCTGGGAAGCATTTACATTTTTAACCCTAAATTACGATTATTTCAATTTTCATGTTTACCATTTCGCCCATTCCACCCACACCTTCTTTGACCGAAATATTCATCTATATCTTCACTAAAATAGTTAATAATCTTTAGAAACGTTTATATGTATCTAAAACTAATATTTAAATATTAACTATGGATACTATTAGAGTTAGAAAGGGTGATACGGCACCACTTGCGTATGTCATCCAGGATTTTAACAGTGATACTGGTGTTACGGCCCGTGATTTAACCAATTGCGCTGTTAATTTTTACATGTATTGTGATGAGCGGGTTGAAAATCACGAAGGTAGAGTCCAATCGGCCACCGAATCAACAGTAACCCTTGCTACATCTGCTTCTTCTTATGACAACACGTATGTTGACGAATTCATCACTATCACTGGAGGAACCGGTGTTGGACAATCTATCAAAATCACCGCTTATAATGGAACTACAAAGGTAGTAACACTTGAAACTAACTGGACAACTATACCAGATACCTCAAGTAGATACAAACTCGTTATTCGTCAATCTGGTTACATCACAAACGGTCTTCCTTGCACTATTGTAGATGCTGATGCCGGTTCTATCCAGTATGAATTTCCAACAAATAATTGCCAAGAAACTGCTACCAATGGAATGTATAAAATCAAGTTTATGGTAACTGACGAAGATGGCGCCACCAAAAAGTATCCATACGAAACTCAATGGCTCCACGTTTACGACGACGAGATCTGAAGAACCGGAATATGAAAATTTTATTGTGATATACTATTATTGAATTTTAAAACATGCTAAAAATTTTAGTTCTTGGAGATTGGCACATTGGACACCACCGTTCCCTAATGTTGCCCGAATATGATGATCCAACGTCTGGTATGAAGATACTTGCAAATCCAATGCAAAATTTTCTATTTGACAAAATGTGTCATATGATTAAGTTGGTTGGTGATGTCGATATCATTATCTTCAATGGTGATATGATCGAAGGCCCCAACAAACATGAAAACGGGCATGGTGTCTGGAATACTGATATTCACGCACAGGCTCAATGCGCGGCTACCCTCATCGATATGTTCCGTTGTAAACGCATGTATTTCAGCCAAGGATCCACTTATCATACTGGAAATCCAACCGGTGATAAAATCGTATGTGATCTCGTTGGTGGAACGTGGGTTGGTGACTGGCAATTTTTCGAAATCAACAACACATTAAAGTTCTTCCTAAAGCATTACGGAGATTATTCATCAGTTCCTTATTCACGATGCACCGGCCAGAGAAAACAAGCGATGATAGCAAAATCGCAGGGCACTGACATCGACGTTTACATCAACTCACATACACATCACTTTGTATTCTCTGGAGATTCAAACGACCTATCAATTGCTGTTCCCTGTTGGAAAGGAATCGACAGTTACATGGGTAAAAAATCAATTGAAAAGCCAGACAATGGATATGTAGTAATCAACGTAGATGAATCAACCTACACATGGGACTACAACCTGTTCTCAATACCATTCCAACTCTACGACAAAACAATTAAAATCAATGAAGCAGATATAAAAAAGATCGTAGTGGGTGTATAGAGAAAAAGAAAAGAAAAGTAAAATCTTTTTGTTAGTTTCTACCCGACATTCTTATTTTTGGTGGATTTTTTTAACTCGTTCTATTCTTTCTGATAACACAAACTCTTTGTTTAGATGCTTGATTTCATTAATCAACTTACTATATTTCTCTAAAATTTTTTCTTCGTTATAGTTATAGAGAATTATAATTCTGTCAAGTTTTAGCATTAATTCAGATGCCAAAACATCGTCTCTACTCATATTATATTCTTCAACAGTGATATTAAATTTGTTAGTGAGTTCATCACGAATTCCTTTTTTAACTTCGAGATCCTGAATCTCTACATTCAACCTGTTGATAACTTCTTTAATCGTTGCCATCTTTAATAACAAATGCGCATCTCTATCCATTTCGTTAGCATAGAGTTCAAGAAAATCAGCGATTATAGCAGTTGGTGAAACCCCCATATCCATAATTTTATCATAGATTTCTTTTTTAATTCGTGAACTAACATTTACTTTTGGTGACATTTACACCACAACAGTGCTCAAAAAAGAAGTTAAAATGTTTATCATCGTTACTCTTCCCACCTTACATCTTATCCAATAATTCATAATATTCGGTTACTGATGGATTGAGTGTTACTGTATTATTTTTAATGACGAGATAACCATATGCCTTCATATCGGTCAAACATTTATTTACTTGTTCGGCAGATAAACCCATGTCAGAACCAAGGAAATTCAATGTTACTTTTTGAATTGTTATACCAGCATCTGTTTTTATTCCCTGTGATATAATCATTGCAAGAATCTGTTGAATTTCCGGGCCCTGCATTACCTGTCTTCTCCAAATTTCCTCAAGTTTCAATATATTACGAAGGTTATCATCAAGATTAACAACTATATTTTCACTACCACCATATTTTGCGATTGTATATCCAATTCCAAGTTTCTTGTATAATTCAATGATGTAATTTTTGGCGCATAATTTTTTTCTTACGAACGTATAAAATTCATTTGAAAATTCAACGTGTTTGATGCATTTAATGGTGCTTTCCCACATTTTAATTCGAGTATTCAAATCCTTCATATGTTCAGGATCAATTTTCACATTATCAGATTTTTGTGATGCATCAGCATACCGCTCTTCATCTTCTTTCGTTGGAATGTTAAGAACAATACAAAGTCGTCTACCAAGACCACCGGACATATCACATTTAACCGGCTGGATACCACACCACAATGTCAGATTAGTAAAATATTCATATTCACCATTGGCAAGTGCTTTCACAACCCTACCAGAATCGAGTACAGACAATAGAGTTTCGGCCTTCACACCAGTTTGTGACTTCAAGGCACTTAACATAACACTACTGAACTCATCAATCAATACAAGTGATTCACTGTGGTTTTCGGCAACACCTTTCTTGATTAGTGGGTGCCCCGGATCATTTGGATTTTCACTGACGGTTCCAACAAGACCGGCATCACTCATTTCTTGTTCAAACTTCAAATTATACTGTAAATTATTTAATATTCCAACAAGAGGATCGCTCATTTGTTCTAAATAATAAGATTTACCACAACCGGGCGGCCCCATTGCAATAACAGGAAGTCGCATACTTTTAATAATCCCACCGACTGAAAAAACACTATTTTCTTTATTATGTAAATTGAACGCATGACACGCATAACTTATAATATAAAACGGCCCGTATTTTTCCGCATCCTGAACATTACGCGCCTTTAATTCATCGATGACATAATCATATATTACTGCGTTCCCCTCCTGTTATTTAATTAGCGCCGAAAGTTACGAAAACATTAAATATCTTTTATACGACCAAAAATCTTTAAAACAACAATTTTATTAAATAACAATTTTGAAAAACATCAATAATTTTATAATCTGCAAGGTATAGTATTTGGATTGCCAAGCATATAAACATAACGACATATCAAATGCTGGTATATCAAGTCACCTACAACTCTGGTATATAAAAGAAACTCAAAATAGATAACCAGACGCAAGTAACAAATGCTCAAAAACTCATAACAAAACAAAAAGAAAACAAAGAAAGAAGTTTCAATGCTTTCTTATTATCAACTGTTATATGGAGGCGGCACTATATTATTTGTCCTAACAGTATATAAACTTAATGTGAAAAAGAAGGATAAATAAAATGTTGTATATGATTAATATAGACAATAGTTAATGTGAAAAAGATTGGGTAAATAAAATGGTGTCATAAAACTATTATATCTCTTCCAAATCCTCTACTTATATTTTCACCATCCATTTTTTAAAAAATTTACTATGTCTTTTGCACGTTTTGGACCAATTCCTTTTACTTTGGTGAAATCCTTGGATGATAAACTACAGAGATGAGAAAGTGATGATCCATGAAGTTCTTTAATTCCAAACCATGTATCTTTAGGAACATTAAGTAATCTAGCAAATAACATGTCCAGATCACGAACAGCGGGAATATTAAGTTCATTGTCTTCTTCTATTTTTTGCATAACACGAACCATTTCCTTTAGTCCATGTTTTTCATTAGTGCAATGAATGACTCTAATGTTATCCCTAACTAAAAGAGATGCTATTGCTCCGTGTAGAGTGTTTTCATCGGCTTTCATGTGAAGTTTCTTCATCTTGTAAATGAAGTCGTCAATAGAACCGACGATAAGATATGCAACAACTTTATCACATTGGTGAGTTGTCATACGGGAAACTTGAGATCTAAAGCGCCCATCATGAATCGAAGACCACAAATCATCTATTCGCTTCCTTTCGAAAATTACGTGTTCTGAACGGTAATCCCCTTCGATTAGCGTTTTTACTTCGAATTTTACATCAGGAAATTCTTTAGGTAGCCACTTCTTAATAAATTCATTTTCCCTTGAATCAATTATTATCTCTAATGTCAATTTTACCTTCAATTACATCGTTTCATTATTGGAATACATGAGATACAGAGTTCCATCGGTCCAATTGTCCATCCAAGGCATCCACATGTTATTAGTTTTCAGATATTCTATCCATCTGAAGTATAATGTTATTGCGCGATTGTCATGAATGAATTTACCATTATGAAAGAATCCGGCATTAATTTGGTATGGTTTAAGCATAATACCAGTTTCAAGTTCTTTTTCATCAGGTAATAGTTCTGGTGATAATGTCTCAATAAAATCGTTGATTACTGTTGAAAATGTAATTCTATTGGTTATTGAATCGATTCGTGATAATACTGCTATGTAAACTTTATTATTTGTCATTTTTATCAATTAAATTTATTTTCTACTATTCTTTTCCTTTAGTATTCTCTTTTTCAGAGAAATTGTTCATAACTTGGAGTTATTTTGTAGATGTATTCTCCTTGTTTTCCTGGAGTTTGGTTTAGGTAAGTGTCAAGTTCTTTTCTGGTTATTGTTATAGTGAATAGAAATGGATCTGTTCCATCTTCTGGAAAAGGAACGGCAATGTAAACTTTGTATTCTGAAGTGTCGATTGAACGTAGATGACTTGGTGTAGCATCGATAATGTCTTCTGGATTGGATGGAAATGGATAACAAAATTCACGATCATCTTCTGGTGTATTGACTTTTTTAATATCACTTGAATTTTTGCTATTTAACGCAATAACAAACTTTTCCATGCTTTCCATTCGCTGTTCAAGAGAACCAAGATCTTTCATTAATTGATATACACTTTCTTTATTATCCATTTATTGAGTTAAATAATTAATAAACAATATATAAAGAAAGTGGTTCGATTTTATGGGTGCTGATCCTCACCAATAGTAATATTATCGGTTATGTTTTCATATTCAGTTCTGTTTAAATTTCGAACACATTGGATTGGTTTTTCGTAAAGATATTTTTGAATCACATCATCATGAACTAAATAATTTTCAAGACAATATGGATACCCTTCCTCGTTATCAATACAAAGTATACATTCTTTACATGAACGTAGATATCGTGGGATAATTTCATTGTGTAACATTCTTTTTACCTTTCACTTTCTTAATTTCAGGATCTTTCATTTGCGCATATAGTTCTTCAACATACGAATCGTAGAGTTTAGATGGATCGATTGAAATGAACTTTGTTTTAGGTCGAATTATGACTTCTTTAATTCCAGCATTAATGATTAATTTAACACAAGAGAAACATGGTTGTGGAACAATAGGAGTCCCATTACGCTCACCATAAAGAAACATGATACAGTCTTTAGCACGTAAACCGGCTTGAATTATAACGTTAACGTCTGAATGCGAGCATCTACAAGAGATTAAGCCGCCCCAGTTATTTACTCCATTTTGAAAATGATCATAACCAAGTTCTTTTTTTAGACACCATCCAATATCAGTGCAATGCTCCTTTCCTTTTGGTGCTCCATTATGCCCGACAGCAACAACAGAACCAGTTAAAGGATCTAATAGAGCATTACCATAATGAGTAGATAAACAAGTAGAATATTTTGATGCAAGAATTGCTTCATCCATTCCACGATTATAAAATCTGTTAAGCATCATTTATATACTATGATGCGGGGATATAAAAAAGTATTGGATAAGATTTTAATTCTATCGAATTCGTGGGTTTTAGAATTTTTTAAACAACAATATCTTTTAACTGGATAACTTTGCCGGGGATTCTTGGAAGAACTTTAGCAGGACCAGTATATCGATATTCATACCATGCTGGAATACTACTATCTAATTTATCATCCATATCAAAAGCAGATTTTGTTTCGATAATACCAGCAGCATATAATGCTTTGAGATAGTCACGTTTTGCTTCGATATAAGAAATTGCAAGTGTTCGATAACTATCCCAAAATGGTATTGGTCTTTCCCATGCAGTCACAAAGTAATTATCAATGTCATCACCAGTCACTCCAATTAACCGTTCGATTAGTTCAACATGCTTCTTGTAATACAGTTTTTGTAATGTAGCATGAGGATCTGCATTTGTCAATCCAGCACATTTATACAATGTGAAATCTGATTCCCACTCATCTTGCATGAACCACCATGTTTCATCATCAATTTCAAGTGACTGATTCAAAAATTGCCATTGAACCCGTAGTGGAAAAACTGGTGTTTGTTCAGTTCTAATCCAAAGTCTTAATCCCATTGTTTTTATACCTGTTGAATAATTTAGTTAGAGGTTTCTACTTTCCCTTTTACTTTCTCTTCTTGTTTCTCATCTAATTTTTGTTTTGCTAATTGTTCTACTTTCTTTTCAATGAGATCTTGTTTTTTGCGCTTGAATATTTCTTCTGGTTTTTTAACATTAGCGTTTTCTTCTGCGAAGTTTATTGGCTGACCACGAACGATAAAGTTGTCAAGATAGAATCGTGGTGATGTTCGGATTGGATAGTATGAATTTGGTGTAGCATAGACAGCCAGAGAACGCATAAACCACCCAACATAACAGAACCATACCGGATCGTTGGTATACCTGATTATGAACCACTTTAGTAGTGTTATCATCGCTTTGTGATCAATCTCACCCGGACCTGTCTTGTTAGGATCATACATATCAAATTGTGCTGTTAGGTGATGAAGAGCAAGAACATCGGGTGTCTGGAAAAACTTTGCCAAAACTTCTGGGTCGGTTGCTGCTTTCTCAAGTTCAACAAAAATATCCATATTAAACTGAACACCAGCAAGAAACTGTGTAATTGGGTCAACTTTGATTTCTCGTGGAACTCCATTTTCGCAATCAGTGCAACAAAAATCAGTTTCTTTGTTATCTTCAAACATATCAGTATCAAACATCGCATTACAATTTTTACATCTTTTAACTGTCATTTTAATTACTCTTCATTGTGCTTTCTTTTAAATTGAATAACATATCTCTATAAAATTGGATAGCATCTATGCATTCATCTCCTGTGACATGAAGATAACATGGGAACATTTTAGCAACAATTTCTTCCTGTTCTTCTAAATCAAGATCCTGATATTGTTCATTTATTTCAAATTCTTCCATTTGTTTTCTTCGAAGATCAATGGGACGTTCTTCTTCTGGATCTTCAATATCAATTAAACAATTGTCATCATCACAAAACTGGCATCGAATATCAGGATCACAATTACAAAGCCCACACGGCATTTCAAAATATTTAACTGTCATTATATACCACTGTTTAGTTTTGACGGGATTCTTCCAAATTGAGAATCGATTGCGTGAGATTTTTAATTGTTTTTGCTTCCATTGGAGAAACAGAACCTTCACTCGTTCCAATTATTCTGTAAATTGATTTGTATAATGCATTAATCGAATGATCTGGTTCAAAATAAACAGTGTTTCCTTCACGAATTTGTATCATTTTAAATAATCCTCTTTCTTCTCTTTTTAATATTCACAGCCGTTGACGAGATTACATTCCATTCCGCGACCAAATGGATACCAGTTTTCAGGATCGTAGATGATGTAATATTTCCAGTTTTTTTGATTTAAGTTAATGAATAGAAGCATGTGATTGATTGACTTTTTATAGAATTTTTTTGTTTGATATTTCTTGATTATAAAGCGGAACCCCCAATCAATCCAACCAAATGTGCGTTCTCTGAAATCAGATTCTTTCCACCATTCATGAGTATCCTTTAAAATTTCAATATAATCACCGTCAATAGATTTACATTTTGAAATATGCTGTGTAATCATGTAAGATATGGTTCCACCAATACGTTCAGTATAAGCAGAATCAACTCTATACAGAGCAACAAAGAAATCTTCTACGGTAGTGATAATGCGTTTTTCAATGATTCCTGGTTTATATTCTTTAACTTTTCGATTATAATCATCTACCATTTTAATGATAAATTCTTCATTTGGAGCGGGTTCTTCGTCCGGTTCTGTTGTTCGTGTGAATTTCTTATTAAAAACCAACTGAAGAAACATTGTTAGTGACGATCCATTACATTCTGGATCCAATTCAATCATTTCACGCAATTTATCTTTAGACTTAATGTGAAAATCATGAGGGTCATTATCAACAATTTTATCTGGTTTGATAATGGGAGCAAAAGTTCCGGGTGGCTTCATTTAAATACTATTAGTTTTAAGAGTATAAAAACATTATGGATAGAAGAGAGAAAATAGAGAAAGTTTAAATAAAAAGAGTCATTGTGAAAAGACGGGTGAAATAAAGATCTGATTGATTAACTTTATTTCTTGGGTTTCTTTCCAAAGGGCATTGGTGCTTTACCTTTCTTTCCTTTCTCTACTTTTTCGGTTGGTTTACCTTTTCCACAAGCCATGTTTAATACCTAAAGTTATCAGTATTTAAAGTTATTCTTTTGCTATACATTACTGCTGGACAACTTCTAATCTGCACCAGTCTGGAAATTTTGTCTTTTCATTGATTTGATAATTATCACCGTTCATGTCAAAAATTTGTTTTGATGGAGTTTCATATTGGCAATAACTCGCGCTCATCATTCCACCAGCATGAAATGGACATTTATAGCAAGAATCAAAATCAACTGTAGCAATTCTCCTCATAATATAAGATTCCTGTTAATTTTTATCTGTTTCTTTCATTTTAACCCCCAAATTCTTCCTGCATTTTAGTTTTCATATTCTTCACCGAACATGATATCACCTTCCATACACCCATCAATGTAATATTTTTCGATTACTTCATCGGGTTTTGATTTAATGAATTCAAGTAGTTCACCAGCATCTACTTTGTAATGTCGCATAAGTTGAAGCAATATGAATAGGACATCACCCATCTCGTTCTGTATCTTGTTATTGGTTGCTAAAAAACCGCCGTTATAACGAACAATTGCGCCCGTAAGTTCACCGGTTTCTTCAGCAAGTTTATGAACCTGATTATCTATTCCAAAATGGCTGACAATTTTATCAAGTTTTTCACCATATTCTGGTTCTAAAGCCATCTTGAAAATTTCCATAATAAATGTTAAATCACACATGTTTAGTTCCTTTATTTCAACGATTCTAAATTATCGCCATGCATCATTGAAATGATAATTGTAAAGATCCCGAATGACATATTCAAAAGAAGTATCATTTGCATCAGCGATCCGATTAAGATTTTTATATGCGTTCTCAATCACGATTTTGTAGGCTTCATCGTATTTATACATGTGGTTCCACCTTACAATCGATAACTATTTGTTTACAAGTATTTAAATAAAGAGGTTCTTACATCACAACTAAAGATCGAATGCGAATCTTTTAGATAATATGAATTCATCGATCTCTTTAAAATCATCCAAATCATTAGTAACTTCTTGTAATTTCTTAACCCTCCTTCTAAATTTCATCATTGTCAAAACCCTACAATCAAATTCACTCATTACTTCTGAAATATAATTGATGTGAGTAGGAATGAGTTCTTTCATAATTATGTAAATCCATCTTTATTTTCTTCGAGTAAGTTATACATAGTATAAGACATATTGTTTAAAAATCGTTCTTCTAATATTGTGTATAATTTCTGTTTCTTAATGTTATCACGTATATGTTCGTCAACTGTATGAAACATAACATGGATCAGTTCATGAATTAGCGTATATTCTGGTTTATCCCAGTCACAATATTTTGCTTCAGTATTCATAAAAACACATGCTTTTTCAACATTATCTTTATAACAAGTTACTGCAAAATCAGTAGCATTTCCAGTAATTTGCTTCATTTCGTCTGCATCAATAAATTTAAGATCAACTGCCCAATTACCAAATTCAAAATTATTACCTACCATACTAAAAAATCTTGCTAATTTAATTTCATCCATAATTATAACTCAAATGTAAATGTTTTGTTCATTAAACTTACTTTTATATCTTTAAGTTTGTGGTTATAGAAATTTTCATTTTCTTCATCAACATCTTCAATAAATAACACATCGCAATCTTCTTTAAACGAATCATCTAATTCATCTATAAATTCTCTTAATTCATTTACTTTCATAATTACTCCTGCTTAAAATCACTGATTAGTATTCCTCAATCTTTTCAATGTCGTAATTTTCAATGTGAATGATCATGTGAAATTTCTTATCACAATCATAACATTCCCATATCCAATAGATTCGTGGTGGTAAATATTGTGAACGACACCACATTTCCTCATGACAATCTTCACTAACATCATCACTTCCACAATATGGACATTTCAATTTTTCAAGTTGTAATTGCATTTTAATCACGGTGATAATTTAAATTGTAGTTCTTTATTTACATGCGATATCATTATATCTTGTAGTTTAACTCTTTTATAATTGTTATTACCAATAAGATCAATATCAAATACGACATCATATGAATCGTCACACATATCTTTCACAATACAACTTAAATCATATACAGTTCTTTTTACATCCTTTGACATAATCTTTCCTTTCTCTCTCTCTTTTAGAACAGGTTTTAATTTTTCTGTTTGAAATACAATTGCTCTTTTAATTTTAAAATTCTATACAAACAATAATAATACATTTCACGGGTTTTAAAATGTTCTTCTCTCATATCAATAGCAAGTTCAATAATATTGAAACTTGAGTATAATTCTTTACGTTTATTAATACCTTGAATTTTAATAACATTGAGTTTAGCATTATCTTCTAATTGCGCTTGTAGAATACCATCCTCAAAAAATATTTCTTTAATATCTTTAGTAGTTAGTCTATATTTTGGCATGATAACTCCCTTAAAATAACTTTTCGATTTCTCCGCTAACATCACTATAGTAAACATGTTTGATTCCGGTTTGAAGAATTAATCCAAGACAATGTTTACATGGTTTAGAATTGCATAGTTTGTGTTTTCCAACTCTCACTACAAGTAAATTTGCTCCTTTGAGACATTCGATGTTCGTCTTTAGTATGGCATCAGATTCAGCATGAAGAAAAAGACTTTTATAACCATACTTTTTCAATCCGGGCCTGTAATGAGAAATATTTCTACCCGTTGAAATAATCTTACCCGATTTATCATACAAAACAGCCCCATGTTTAAATCTATAGAGAACACTATCGCTGGCCGCTTTAACCGCCGTATTAACGTGAAAAGAAGTTGGTATCGTCATTTCAGCATGAGCCTTGGTGATGAATATTTCTGTATATTGTTATTAATAGAATTAATAAGCAATCGTTCCGTCAATTCATTTTGTATTCTTTTAAATCTTATATTTTTACAATATTCTTCAACCGATAAAATAATTAGTGGTTTTGTAACAACCTGGCTTAAAAAACGCGGAGATACTGATACAATTCCGATAAAATCAAATACAATTGTAAAATCATCAACAACAAGTGGTCTAATTAATTTCCAAATTATTCCATTTTCATCATCAAATAGTCTCTCATCATCAATAAAATCTATGAATTTAATAATTTTAACTTTTTCACACATTATTGAGAACTCCACATACACTCGTTATCAAGTAAATGATAAACAGAACCATTGGATTATACTGCTTCGTCTGTAGGAAATAACCAGTCCAAATTATGTTCGAACCTACCCAAATTCCAAATCCGCAAAAACGAGTAAATTGATCCGGGCTACAAACATAAATTGCACCTATAACAGACAAAATTGTTGCATAAGTAGTAATGTCAGAAAGTTTTTCTTTAAGAAAGTATCTTATTTGATGTTCCATTAATATATAATGGATTGGAAAGAAGATAAATCTATCGAAACGATAGGATGGGAAGGATAATAAATATTATTATATACGTTCCATTCATCTCTTCTTATTAAATTCTCTGATCTTCATCCATGAAATTGATTCATCATGAACGCCAATTAAATTGAATAGTAAGTAACCACCAAATAGAAGTAAACTACCTGAATTTCCATTTAGAATCCAATATAACCATAGAATATTTCCAACGCTACAAACTAAAAATCCAAGAATGCGTGTTTCGTGTCGTGATGTAAATGCCATTCCAATCAGAGATACAATTGCCAAATAAGTTTCAACGTTATAAAGAAAAGAAAAATACTGTATATTGATGAATTGATGTAATAAATGATAACTCCAAATACCAAAAAGAAAAGAAAGCATAATGATTATTCTTCTTTAACTACATTTTGATAAAGGCCACATTTACAGATTCCAGTGTCAGTAAAATCATAACACGGGCAAATGTTTTCTGGGATTTTATCAACTTTACATGGGCAATACGCTGCTCCAAATTTTTTATGATTTCGTTCAAGTGCTTTAGTAATGCGAAGAATCCTTGCACCGTCTTCATTCAATGCATATTTTTTAATGTCATTTATTTCTTCTAAAATATCAGTCATAATATCTATATCCATTATTACAAATTGTGAAATCTTTTGTGAATGCAAAATATCCAAGATTAGTAGATTTACAAATTTTTAAAGTCATATCCATAAGACCCCTTGGATCTGGTGCCGCTTCACCCAAAAATATATGACAAATGTTACCACCATCTAGAATTGGGAAAAATGCCTGCTCTATCTTAATTTTATCACTTAATGCTATGTCAGCATCCACAGGGCAATGGGTTCCATTTGTATAATAAATTGGCAAGTCTCTGCTACCAGTTTCAGCATATTTTTTTATTGCTTCTTTTACATCACCTTTCACAAATTTATGAGCATCCCCATAATTAAGCAAATCTAACACGGCAAATCTTTGTGCTGTTGTTTCTGCTGGTGTTCTTGCAAATGCAATTGTAATTCCAAGTTCATTAGATTTTTCAGCACAATAATCTTTCATTTTCATAACAAATTTCATTGCCTTTTTAGTAACTTCATTGTCTACGTAAATATTAGCACCATATAAGATTTCACACACCTCGTTCATCCCAATAACGCCTATTGTATAAACAAGATCTTTAAAATCGACCAATATTTTACCACCATGAACCTGTTGTAAAAAGGATGCCTTCGTTTCACCAACCATTTTTGATTTTAACAAAAACACATCACAACACAAGTCAATTTGTTTTTTACATAAATTTTCAAAATATAAATCAATATTAATTCCATTATTTTCACTACATGCTATATAAGCAAGTCGTGGAAAATTAATAGTCATAACCTGCATTGCACCCATACTAAAATGATTTCCATTTACAAAATTTAATTTGTCATTAAAATCATCAGAATCGGAATCAGAAGTAAATCTGTACGCGCAACACTGATAACATTCGATTCCTCCCGTTTTTCTCCAACTCGGTAACAGATTATCAAAATATGGAGTTCCAAATTTACTTGCTAATTCAAATGCTTTAATATATAAATCCCTATACGTGGGAGCATCATTAACTTCATTATCAAGATTTTGAATAAATGATTCTTCTAATGTAATTTCAGGTTTTGGGAAATAAAATGGTTTTCCTGCATAATCCCCTTCTATCATCACTTCCATTATTGCTTTAAACAGTAATCTAACTTCTTTTTCATAATTACCATATACATCAAGTATTGATTCCTCACCATCATGAAGTTTTCCTTTATAAACAGCAGGAACATTTTTCCATATATCGGGAACCCCAGGAGTTAATTGTACGCTACTAAATACTGTATTATGACAGATTATTCCATTATGTAGCACAAAATTCTCATTGTCATCTACACCAATATCATACACAAATTCTTCATCTGGATAAGAGTTAATTAATTTAACTTCCATTGGCAATATATTTTTAACCTTATTCCAAATATCAGGAATAGATTCTTGCAAATCTTCTATATGTTCACGTTTTAGTTTTCTATTATTTGCCAATAATTCACTGTGTCCAAATCTATAAAATCCACGCCCTAAATATTGTTTTAATAACGGTTTTATAGTTCTGAAATCGTGTTTTTGTTGATTTGGTCCATTCAAAGATTCAATATGCCTTGATAAATTTGTAATTTTGATATTGGAAGAACAACTCGCAGATATACGAATTACATAGACTGGATAATTTCTCTTAAAATTACTACTTTTCATTGAAGATGATATTGAATAATCTAATCCAAGTCTACGAAGAATAAATTCAATTTGTATTGCAAGTTTTTTAGAAGTAGTATTATATTCATATCGTCTACGGGACACATCCCCATCTGTAGAAATCAAACCATTAAGTAATTCATATAAAGATTCATCATCTCCAGATAATAATACATCTGGTATTTTTTTATTAGGGGCTCGGTATCCTATTTCTGTAATATATGGTATACCCGTTGTTTGGAATTGCGAATGATATAAATTACACGAACCATTAACCGGTTTAAACACACAATCTGATACACCATAAGATTTTACAATAGATTGTATTCTTTTGTAAACATCAACCGATGAAACATTAATATTAATCGCACTATCATAAATTCCATTATTTGCATATAAATTTCCATCACCAATACAGGCCCCGATAAGGAACATCAAATCTTTATCAAAAGGTTTTCCAGCGAAGGGAATGTTTTTAACTGTTAATATGGTATTTGGTCTTTCTGATGGAGTAATCTCAACAATATTACAATTATCATCAAGTGTAAAGAGAGAATGATCTGATGTCGTTACTACTGATCGTCCATCTGATAATGTCGTTTCTTTTAACTGTGATTCTGATTTATGAACATATACACCATTAATTTTTTTCCACTCTAAAGTGCCTGTTTTTCGATTCAATGATAAGATTTCATATTTCTTTTCATCACCATCAAAGATATAAGTGCCATCTTCAGACAAATATTTATGACAAAACTCACCAATTTTAATAAGTGAAATATTATTATCGTCTTTAATTACTAAAACTTCATCGAACCTTGTTGACTGGCCCCCTCTTGCAACAAGCATTTGAGTGAGTTCATAGCACAATTCTTGCATACATTGAGTATAAACTTTATAAGGTTCATTTTTAAAATAAGGCGACAAAAATGTTAAAAATGCCATTAAACCCTGCCCGCCCATGCAATTTGTCTGTGCCGATCCAAGAACCTTTACAGCATGTAATATTGCAACTTCTGGTCTCATTGCCGGTCCCGCAATTGATGTTTGATGTCCTGTGCCATCACCTATAAATCCATGCTTAAAAAAATATCGCATGTCGTGATCTTGACAAAAAATTCGATTTCCGAAGTATTCCAGGTCATGAATATGAACATCTCCGTTTAAATGGGCTTCGGATATGTAATTTGGAAATGATAGTAGATACTGTTCTTTTGAAAGTTGATCTGCTTTTCTTTTATGCCCGGTCTCAGGGCACATGCTATTAAGATTGGCATTATCACCCTTTCCATACCCAAGATCTGTTTTTCTGGCATCATATACTGGCATTCCAACACGAGTATATTTTCTGCGACAATCGTCCATACCATGTTCTAAAAACTTTGTGTTAATAAATTCTCGAATAAGAGGTCCGGTTACAGGATCTAATCGAATAACTTTTAATGTTGTATAAACTTCATCTACAATTTCCTCTATGATTTTGCCAACACAACCAGTTTCTTTTCGTATTGATTCAATAATCTTATTCTTATCAAAACTTTCAATAGATCCATCTTCCTTTCTAACCCTAACATTACTCAAGTATATTCAACTCCACAAGCGCTTCCTTTCCACTCATATATCTCCCATTAATTTCAACAATAGGTGCTTCCACCAACGTAACAGACTTCATTAATAAATCAATCCGCACATCAGCATCCTCAAGATTATATGTCTCAAATTGTAAATCCATTTTAATTAACTTTTCCTTTAAGTCATCACAATTTGGACAAACAGGTAACGTAAAAACCGAGATCATTATACCTCGTATCTGTGTCGATTAACTAACTCGGTTTTCTTTGCAAGATTCCAACCACTTACATCTTGTAAATATCCTGTAACCCGAGAAACAGCAGTTACCGAGTGACACCCACATGTTGGACAAATAAATTCTCCACATATCTCGCATACCTTTAATCCAGCCACAACTCCACAACTACACCCCATCTTATCATTTTCACACATCACTATAAGTTCATCATTACATTCAGGGCACTTATCAATCAACTCTTTAAAAATAAGATGGCATTTATTACATTTGAGCATACTATATAAGTATTGATTTACAGATATATCAATACATCGTTTTCAAAGAAACAATAATATATTAAGATAACTAAAACACTGAACAAAAGAAACCAGACCACAAATGCTAAAACACTCTGCAAAAGAAAGAAAAGAGAAAAATTTCTTCCTCTTGGTGTCTGCACTATAACTTGTGAAATTACTATTATTTAAACATATGTATTGGGAGAATTGTAGATATAACTTCCCTATTCTTCGTCACCGCTTAAAAAGTCAACTACAAATTCTTCTTTCAATACATCTTCTTTTTTGACGAAGAATAAAGGCGCGTAAGTAGTTGTCGTACATACAAAATAACTATCATCGTAACTACGAATGCTTGCATAAAATTCAAGGTTCTTTTTAAAGAATACTCGTGGCAATGCAAGAACTTTACCACCTTTAACTTTGTTTACTGCATTTTCAATCTCTTCACGGTATGAGCAAAAAACTTTCTTCCCATTAGTAAAGGATATAATATCCAAAGTTTTCCCATTAGCATTTTTCAGTGCAAGTATTTCAGATTTACCAGACCCTTTAACAATCTGCATATATAAGAATAGAGGTGGAAATAGATAAAGTTATCTTCTATCGTCCATCATTTTTAAAGTTATACACTGGTTCAATAACATCAACAATATCAACTGTATCGTCAATATATTTTATAATTTCTTCAATTGGCTTATATACAAATGGGCTTTCATCAATAGTGTTCTGACTAACCGAAGTCGTATAAATTCCCTTCATAGACTCCTGAAAGTCTTCCAGTTTAAACGTGCGCTTTGCCTCTCTGCGACCCATAATTCTACCAGCACCATGAGGAGCACTAAAATTCCAATCGGAATTACCCTTTCCAATTGCAATAATGCTGCCATCTCTCATATTCATCGGAATAATAACCATTTCGTCCTTTTGTGCCGAAATCGCCCCCTTACGCAAAATCATATTTTCACAATCAATATAATTATGAATTGTAGTGAACATACCACCAGAAGTAAATTTCATCTCATTGATAATTATCTCCGCTATAATTTTTCGATTGATGTCTGCATACCATTGACACAGGTTCATATCATCAAGATAATTTTCCATATCCTTACCTGTCAAATATGCAAGATCATCAATAATATGAGGTAATACACCCAATCTCTCACCAATCAGACGAGATCTCCCACTACTTGTTAACTCATCAATAATCATTTTACGATAGTTTTCCCTATATGAATACATACTGTTAATTGCCAATTTCTGATAGTGCTCTGCAACTTGCTTGCCAATGTTCCTAGATCCAGAATGAATTACAAGATAATACGATCCATCAGATCCTTTATCAATCTCAATAAAGTGATTTCCTCCACCAAGTGTTCCCAACTGATAATATGCTCGATCCAATTTATTCATATGAGCAACACAGTGCAGATTGTTAAGATCAATGTCTCCATGATGGGTATAAATCGTCTCTCTGCTGTTAAATCCAGAAGGAATATTTTTATGAATTACAGCATCAAGTAATCTGAAGTCTATTTCAGAATCTTCTAATTTTACACAGAGCATACCACATCCAATATCAACCCCAACCAAATTAGGTGTAACACGATCATGAATCGTCATTGTGGTGCCAATAGTGCATCCATTTCCCTCATGAATATCACTCATCACGCGAATTTTGCTACCCTTACTTGCCTCATTATTACACAATCCAGTAATCTGTTTGATTGCTCCATCTTCAACCAAATCATTAAAAACAATAGCATCAGCAAACGATCCATTAACTTCTATCATATATAATAATAGGAATGGAAATAGATAAAGTTATCGAAAAGAGAGAGGTATTGAAAACTTCCCATTTCTTTTACTAATTTTTATATACTGGTATCTTCATCTATTGGTGTATGGTTAATGAAAAATATGTAATAACTTTTACTGGCTATGATGATGAAAAAATTAAAATTACATATCAGGAAACTGGAAAAGATGGATTTCAATCATTCACTGTTCCAAAAGAAAATCAATACAACAAATTAATTGTAGAATATCTAAACAAGTTTAAGTTATTCCAGTGATCAGTAGTGATTTAAATGCTAACAATACCAAACACACCAGATAGCAAGAAAGAAGTTGTCCGTTATGAAAGTATCGATCTTGCTGAAAATATCCGTGATTTAATAGAACATATAGATTTTCAAACAACAACTGAAGCAAATGGACAGGCTTATATCTACTTTAAATTACCAGCAATTGATTCAAGTGTAGAGCGAGCAAAACAAATTGGAGAATTTATCATGAGTAGGCCTGAATGGAAAGGTGACAGATCAATAACTTCAATTGGTGCTGAAATATACATTCATTGGATTGCTGAAAATATGAAACCATATTTCATGGCTAATCCAATTAATCAGGCACTTTGGAAATCATTTGTCATAGGAACAGGATGTAATCGTCCAAGCCCAATTTATCCAACCCATCTCGGCTATAATTATAAAGCATTGAGCAAAACACACCCAATGGATCAGTTTCTGCTAACTCTGTGAAAGGGGAGAAAGAGAAAAAAACTTAAAATTTTCGCACTTTCTAAATTCTAATCTTTTTTATCTTTAAATTCTCATGTTCGGCATAATATAACATACTATTCAATTTCATCGTTTCATTATAAAATATCAATAAGTGAGTTCCGACAAGTGTCATTTGATAGTCTCGTATTACTTTTGCTGATTTACGAAATTTATTATAATTAGCATAATACCGTTCATATTCTATTTCTTGTAATCCATGACAAAGTTCAGCAACAACTTGATCTACTCCTTTAGAATCACCAGTTATAATTTTCATTGGTTGAATATCACAAATCATATTAACAAGCGCATCAGAAATTACTTCCCGGTCATAAAAATCATGTGGACCGGCAGCAACCAAAATAGGAGAAGAAGATGTTGTAGAATTAAATGCATTTTTCATTATTGATATAATTCTCTTTCTCTTCTTTCTAATTCTTGTCCAATATCACAATCTTCCCACGGATCAATAATTGATGCAATAAACCAAACACATTCGTAATGATTGTTTGATTTTATCTTCATATATTTACAATTAAAACAAGTCATCTTTATAACTCATTTCATATCTCTAATCAATTGTTCCTGGGTATAGTTATCGGTTGTTAGTTTTTTAACTGACAATAGCCAAGACAACTTTTCTTTCATTAAGTAATCAATGTTTTCAGAATAATATAATTGGTGAGTTTCGTTGTTCAATGTTCTACAAATAATATAATTATCTTTATTTGCTATACAAACAATATATCTGGTATTTAAAAGATCATCATTAATAGTTTGAACAAACATTACATAGAAAAAAGTAAATTATAGTATTTAAATGTTAGTATTAAAAGGAAAAAAGAGTTAATAATTGTTTTTAATCATCGTTTGAATCAATTCTCGGAAAGGCAACAGTTTTAAAGGTAATAATATCTTTATTAAATTCAAATTTAACTGGTAGATTTGTTCCCATTGAAATTTTAATTGTATCAAATACTTTGTAATATTTAAGACAGTCTATTAATAGATCCATACTAAATTTACTTTTATATTCAATACCATTCGCATCTACTTCAACTGGAAATGTATATTCATGTTGTTCGTCAACATTAGTATTTTTTATTGTTAATTTATTATCAAATATATGAAACCAGATGTGATCAGCAGCATCTTTATTTGAATTTACAATATTAAATACTTCAATAAACACATTTTCCATTTCTTTCTTTTCAACGTCAAATGTTAATGGAAATACTAATTTTTCTGGTATTTCAATAGTTTTTAGTGTAGGATCAGATAATGTAGTTAGTTTATGTTTTCCATCCTTTGATTTATAAACTATTGCATTTCCATCCATATAATAAGTAACATCAGATGAAAATGTTTTTAATATCTTTGATTCGTTAATTTGGAAAATAGATTTCTCTTTTGGTTTAACATCAACTCTACAATATAATAATTCAGTTTTACTAGTATCTACCATAGAATACCAAACACAATCGTCAACTAAATTAATGATCATTCCATCTTTTTCAAATAATATAGGCCAATCAAAAAATATATTAATGTAATCTTTTGGTAATGTAAATAATTCAATCATTTTTAAGATTAAGAAAATATTATTTATAAATATAATTCCATTGAAGATTATTTCCACAAAACCCACAAACTGGATTATTGCTTGTAGAATTCTTATCAATCATTGTATTAATTTCTTCAATGTATTTATTACAAACGGGACACCAATATTGCTTCTTAATTTCATTTGGTTGTGCTCCTTTAGCAAGTTTAGCAAATGATTCATGATGTTCATCAATTATATTTTTAATGGTATTTTTTACAGACATTTATATTTCACCGTTCTTTTCTTCTTTTTTCCAATGTTTATACATCGTTTTATATACATCAATGTCAAAAATTTCACTTACAAATCCCGGTCTTTTAATTTGGTTTTTAATCCAATCTTCATCTCTTTTATTAGCATTAAACACTGTTTTCGTAAATACAAATCTTTTATTTTCATCATCTATATCATTGGTAACATTGACAAATCCAACGTCTACACGAGAATATCCACTTTCTTGATCAATCATTCTTCCACATTTACACTTTTCATTTGTATGATGTAAACACCCAGTTATAATTTCACCGCATTCTCCACATTTAAAAAACTTGATTGGAACCCCATTTTTATATCTAAATAGAGATCGTGTTCTAACTGGTTTATCATCTACGATTTCAAATGCTTTGTTACAATAATCACAAATTTGATATGGATCTCTATTACTATAAATCGTAACTATTCGACCACAATAAGGACAATTTTCATCATAGAAAATTTTCTCTTCTTCATTAACATCTAACATTTTGTTTCCCTCTATCACATTATACTTATATATGCTCTAAAAGAAGATAATACTTTCGAAAAGAAAAGAAAAGAGAAATTCAACTAAATACTTTTTCTTCGTCAAGTGTTAGATTGTATCGTTTGACAATAATTTTATCTCCATCAATGTTAAATGAAAATAATTTACTATTGTCATCTGTTATATATTTATAGATCTCTTTCATGTTGCTTACTGGTTCATTAATAACTTCTTCGCTCATATTATTACCACCTTTATTCTTCTTCATATTCTTCTAACCATCGAATGAATTGATTCAATCCACTTCCATTGTCGTAGAGTTTATGCCATTCTTTGTGACATTCATCACATAATACAATCCCATTATTTGGATCGTAGGTAAATTCACTGTTATGTTGTTTTGGAACAATATGATGACATGTTGGTTGTCTTGTTGATCCGCATCTTCTACAGGTAAATTTATCACGTAGTAGAACTTTGTCGCGCCACTTTGAATCAATTAATACAATTTCAGCACGCTTTAAAATCTGTAAATCCATTTCATGTTTCGTATTAAATCGTTCAACTGCATTTACATAATCATCAATTTCATTGTTTATATCCTGCCTACATTTGTCAACCTCAATATTGACTTCTTTTCGAAGATGTTTTAGAGCAACTATAAGTCGCTCTCCTTCTGATATCTTGTTTTCAAAGTCACTTACAGTTTCAGAAATCTCATTCATATTAAAGATTGGAGAGAAATTCTATGTAATAATCAAAAATATTATTCATATTAAAAATAGTAAGTTAAATAGTTTTTAGAAATCTTCTTCATAATATCGTCTGCTTTTTCTATTTTGAATAGTATAAAAATAACTTCCTGGTTTTTCTTTACCACAATTCAAACACACGAATTTGTTTGTATCAGGAAAATACGGCATCAAAGATCCGCAATTTCCGCACTTGATTTTAACCAAAGTATTATATAGTAAGTTTAATAACTATATAAATTTATTGGAATAGTTTATATAGAATTGATGATACGCTGATAAGTTTTATCTATTTCATCCATTGCTTTGAGAATTCCTTCAATTTCATTTTCTAAAAGATTTATCTTTTCTTTTTGAAGTTGAATAAGTTCCTGATAAAGTTTATTCATTTTAGATAATCGCTTCACTTCATCAAAAAGAGACATATTTATTGCATGAGCATTCATTGATTACCACCGTTTTAACATTCTTATTTCTTTTCTTAAATTAATATTTTCAGTTTCAAGTATTCTAATTATTTCTACCGATTCAGATGCAATATTATAAGTCTCTGCTAAAAGTTTAATGAGATCATCTATTACTTCCAATGCACGTTCTAAATTATCATTTTCATTCATTCTTCTCTTCTATCCAGTATATTTTAGAATCTTCTCTAAACATTCGTTACAGACATCCATAATAATGTTACCACATCGTTTGTTGGTAAAATCAGAATATTCACCCCTGATTAAACCACCGTATTCATTATGAGTTATCCAAAAACCACAGACACAGCATCTAATTTGTCTATCCACGGTTTTAACTTCACCTGGTATATTTTCAGTCATAATAAAGAGTTAAAGAGTAAAATAATCTAAATTCTGATCCATTTTTTGAGTTCGTTCATATCTCTAATAGCATAAATGTGGGGTAAAATTGGTTGATACCACATTTTTCCACAGTTTGAATCTGTATATTTTGCTACATGTCGCTGTAATTTATAAAACCCAAAAATATTTTGTGGCATGGCTAAAAGCCCGTCATTGCTACGGATTGAAAAAAATCCATTCAATCTATTACCTTCTTTCCAGAATTGAACATACTGGAAACATGGAACATCTTTTATTTTTGTATCTACTGGAGGTTGCCAAGTAATTGCCACTGCTCTACGTGAATTAGGCTCTTCGTTCAATTTATCAATCACATACTGGATTTGATCTATCTCTTCACCTAATATCTGACCATAGATTTCAGTTGGAACAAATTCATTGATTATATCATCATAAAAATGCTTCTTGTAATGAAACAGGCGACTGTGGTAATCATAAATAAAATCTCCATCAGGGCCATTTAAAATGTCTTTTGCATATTTTTGATAGAACATTTTACCATATGGCGAAAACTTATGAATAAAGTTGGTTCTCCACGGCTGTGTTACACAGATAGTAAATGGATTTGATTGCCATGTTATTTCACCATCTTCGGTAACAACTTCCCTGTGATTAGATATTACATTATTCATTGCCACTTCATATGCTTCAGATAAACTCTTAACTTCAGCATATGGTTTAAATGAAGTATCTTTTCTAAACAGATGAAACATGAATATATAGTAGGTTAAGAAAGTAGATAAATGTTTGGAAAAAAGATAACGGAGTATATAAAAGATTTCTTACAATACTAAATTTTCTGGATTATGGCACTAGAATCTACTCTATGGACCGGACCAAGATACCAATCATCAGGAACTAACTTATCTTTATTCATTTCAACAAAATATTTGAATGCTTCACCAACATCAGGTTCACATATTTTCCCACTGGTGTCAAATACATCATGAACCATAACAACACCACCTGACACAATTTTAGGCCAATATAACATCAAATCATTCATACATCCAGTATATGAATGATCGCCATCAATAAATAAGAATTCAATTGGTTCTCTAATCTGCGAAAGCGTTTCCATGTTAGTAGATGAATTTTCAATCAACGTGACGTGGTTAATAACAAATGCATTTTTCAATTCTTGTTTTATCTTAATGTCAATACCATAAATTTTGGGAGGTTCCCAATACCAATGATCCATTTCACAAATCATATAACGTAATGATTTTCCTTTATAGCATCCAATATTTACTGCACAATTTTCAGGACTACATTCTCTATAGAGACTACTAATCATAGTTCCTTCAATTGGGCTTAAACAGCCAGTTACATTATTATCTAATTTCATATTTATTCTCCTTACATAGGACATGTTTTACAGCAATTAGTAAAATCAAAATCACTGTTTACAAGATATTCATCAGTCATTCTAATACAACATGGGTGCATTCTTCCAAGATAATCATAATACAAATATCTTTTTGTTAGCCATCGACATGTTGAGTTTCTAAACTTCAAGTTTATATTATGAGTTATATACGCGTCAATTACATTTTTTAATGATTCAGGATATTCTTTATGTAAATTATCATACCACACTTCCATTGGGGTAATCCATAATTCTCCATTAATTGATTCAGTAAATGCTTTTACTTCTTCAACATCATCTTCATTTGTTAAATTTGTCTGAACGCAATTGGCAATCACTTTTTGTTTTGTTGCAATATATCTAATATTTAATAATACTTTTTCTAAATCATAATTACGAATTTCTTTATATTTTAATGGATTTACCGTTTCAAGTGAAATAATCAATTGATCTATTCCGCTTGGAATAGGAACAGATCCATTTGTTATAATCATTACTTTCGAATTGTGTTTATGAGATAGTTCAATTAATTTACCAATGTTTGGATGCAATAGTGGTTCTCCAAGACCTTGAATTTTAATTATTTCTACATTAGCGTGTTTAGATAATATTTTTTCAAAGGTATCAATTGAAATATAACCATTGTTATCTTTATGATTACAATGTTTACAATTCATATTACATCTTCGTGTTGGTTCTATTTGAAGAATTTCAACAAGTTTATCATGTTTGTTTTTAAATTGATACATAAATAAAGAAATTTGAGACAATATATCATAACCAATAAACATAAATGGAAGATATATCAATTTTAGGTTATGAAAAACATCAGACTTTTTTAAATTATACCATATACTCGCTGCAATATACTTTAAACACGATTTAATTGTCCATCGTTCACCTCTTTCATATTTTGATTTTCCTTCCATTAATGAATATCTAAACAATTTTTTACATAATTTAGAAAGTTTCTCTCCTGGATAATGTAAAACAACATCAGACTCATCAACTGACATATGTAAATTTAAAATATTATGTGGTTCATTTAAACAAAACGGAGAATGAACAAGGCCATGTAATGTAATTCTATCTCTATGGAATATTTTATTTATATAATGTATTTCTTTCCACATAGAAATATTTACTTTTTTACCCATGAAATGATGTCTATATGGAAGACCAATTATACCAATATTATCACTAATATTATTTAACGTGGATATTATCTTATTAGCAAGTTTGTTAGGAATAATTTCATCAGGATCAGCAATTATTATCCAATCATTTGTTGCATCTTTAACAAAATTGATCCATGCAAGTTCACCCATTGGAACCCATTCATTGTGTTTAATAATACAATTATATTTTTTAGCAATATTAATAGAATTATCCTTACTACCTAAATCAATTGCAATAATTTCATCACAAAACCAAAGAGATTTAAATCGATTGTCAAGAAATGATTCTGAATTATACATGACAACCAATGCAGTAATCATATGTAATATATGTAAGTATACTATTAAAACTTAACGATTTCTTTTTATAAAAAACAGAAATTATGAATCATGTATCAATTTAGCATATAAATTTTTATAATCAGTATGCATTTTTTCGATTGAAGTTACATCATAATCATATAATCTATTTATCACAGTATCTATCTCATCTGGATTATCATTGAGCCATTTTAACTTTTCTCCCATTTTACTTGGGTTACATATCCATCCACATCCAGTTTGTTCAATTCTACTACAAACTGACCCACGATCTGTTCCAAGAACCGGTATTTTATATTCCCATATTTCACTCAATACATAAGAAAATGATTCTGGACATTCATTAGGCATAATAACAATGTCAATATTATAATAATCTAATAAATCATATAATTCACAAGTAGTTCTATAAGGACCATAAACAAAGGCATTATCACATTGATATTGTTTATAATGATCTGTTATCCAACCAAAAATAAACCAATTAACAGGAACCGTAAAATCATTTGTTAGATAATATAATGTTTTTAATCCTTTTGGGTGATATAACGCACCAACATATGCAACATTCAACATAATTTATTAATTCCGTGTTCTATAATAGTTATCTTATTCTCAATATCTGGATAATAAAATAAAAGTAAGTCTTTCATTGCAACTGATGGACAAATAATAGATTTACATCGCACTAATATCCCATGCATTTCGTTTCTCCATTCAATATTACACAATGATGGATGACAAAATTTATCATTCATGCATTCGGTCATGAAAAAATATGGGCACACATAATACATATCGTGTATTGTTATAATCGATTTCTCCCATTCGATAAATGGAATTTCCCATAAGGTTTTACTTAATTGATGAACATGAATAATGTCTGGATTAACACATCGAATAGCAGAATTTAAGTCCAAATCATGCTTAAAAATAATCTTTTTATTACCATCATAATGAGTCACAAAATTATCATTGGTAAAAACCCACACATCATAAGTATCTTTCATTCCAGTAATAAGTTCATTAATATGTTTTAATAACCCCCCTCCATTTATAAACGATATATATAATATGGTTGGTTTATCACATTTATTAAATAATTTATATTTATATATTTTCCATTTCAACAGATAAAAATTACTTACTAATCGTGTGTAAATATTATCATAAAAATAATGATATGCAAATTTAATATAAAACTTGATTTTCATATTAATATTATACCTGTAAACCAAACATAATTTCTTTGAGATAATATTTTATATATGTATTATAAACACGGGCTTGAACATTAACATCATTAAATTGTATACGATCTACAAAAATTCCGCGCACTAAATTTTCAATATAACAATACACCACTTTTGGTAAATATTCATAAAATTTACTTTCCTTTCTCATAGATAAATATCGTTTTAAATGAAATGGAATTAATATTCCCATTAAAATCAAACTTCGTTTTCTTGATAATAACTTTGTCATTAATCTAAATGTATTTCGAGATCCATAGTAAAATGATCTACACGATTCTCTACCAACATCACTTCCATGAGTAACTCGTATTGATTGATTAACTACAACACGATAGCCTTTTGCCACCATTCGAATAGCAAGATCTGGTTCATTCCAATAAATTTTAAAAGATTCATCATAAAATTCCGGGCCAACAAGATCACTTCTAAACAATGCACACGCACCGCTAAAATCATCTATATCAAAAACATCATCATTAGATATATCATTATAGTCAACGGCATCAAATAATAGGGTCTTTAAAATTAAAGATGCTCTTCCAAAATTATCACGAACATTAGTTGCTACTATTGCGATATTTTCATCCGAATCGGCAGTATTAACTAATTTCTCAATAGTATATGGATCTTCAAGAAAAGTATCATCATCAAGAATAATAATGTAATCATTATCCAATTCTTTCAGTGCTAAATTAATTGTATATATAGCACTAAAATTAGAATGCGGCATTATATAATATTCAAAATTATTATATTCATTATAATATTTATCTAAAACACATCTTGTCGTGTCATTACTACAATTATCAATTACATATACGTCAAATGGTCCATATGTCTGTTTATATAATAAATCAAGACATCTATCAAGATCTTCTGCTCTATTCCAAGTTGACAGTGCGACCCCCACTTTTTTAATTGTCATTAAATATTTTCCTTATAAAATCTGTTGTATTCTTCTTAAAACTATTATATAATGATACTTGCATATATTCTTGTAATTTTTTATCTCTAAATTTATAATGTTTATCAGGAAAAACACATCTAAAAAGCGCCCTAAAATATTCAACTCCGGTTTGAATAGTAAACATAAAAATTCTTAATTTACTACAATATTTAATCATATTTATCATATGCATAACATATAGCATTGGTAATCTAATAGAAACAACTTTAATTCGATTAAATATCCCAGTGAAACTACGTGTAACAACAGTATCATAATTTATAATGTAATTTATATTTTTCTTATTACATTTTATAGACGACTGATCTTTATGTTTCGCAATTATATTTTTGGCAAATAAAACATCATTGCCTCTATCCAAAACTTTACATGCTAAATCAAATTCATTTATATAAATATTAAAATCATTATCATAATATCCAACCAATTCTAATATTTCATTTCTAAACATTGCAAATGCACCATGAAATTCATAATATGGTATAACATCCGACAATGATAATATTTCTCCAGTTGTTAAAAATCTTCCATCAAGACATCGTATTGGCATTTGAGATAATGTTCCGTCGAATCTTTCTTTTTCAAATTGAACATTTGCACCAATGATTGCACAATTAAAATTCTGATTCATTATTTCAACCATGGACTCTATAGCATCATTACTTTCAATAAATGCATCATCATCAAGAACAATTACAAATTCACCAGATGCCATTTTAAATGCAAAATTAAGTGTTTGCATTGCAGTATAATTAGAATGAGACAATATTATATATTTAAGATTGTGGCCAATTACACTTTCTAATTCTGATAAATATTGACGAGTTCCATCTTTGCTTCCATTATCAACAATAATAAGTTCCCATGTATCCCGATCATTATTCTTTATATATGACTGATTTAAAATTGAATCAACACACACCTTTAAATCATTAACCCGGTCCCATGTAGAGATCGTAATTGAAACTATAGGCATTGGTATTTATATATGTTGTTTTTATTAATAAACATATCCATATAAGAAGAATGAATAGTAATTAAAGATTTCTTTGTTATATATAAATTCCCCATCTTTTACCCATTAATATACAACCTTTTTATACAGCATTTAAAAATTTATCTTTATATACTGGAAATCAGTCTTATCTCTATTGTATGCCAGATATCGATCCGGTAGCAATTATAGGTGTCGCTTCTACCATTGTAGGTATACTCGTAACCTATTTTGCCACAAACGCGCGCGCTCTTCGATATCTCAAGGTTGCAACTAAACTTACTGACATTGGCAATTCCTATTTCCAGGGAGATGCTGACAAAACATGGAGTGATCTTGAGTATCAAGCGTTCGGAAAAGATGTTATTGAACTCATCAAAGAAGTCCAGAATGATGTGAATATTCCAGCAGAAATAACTTCCCTGGAAGGAAAAACAATTTAAATTTTATATAAGGAAACAATTATGGCCGATATTGTAGCAGAAAAAATCGTTATCGAACTCGCAAATGGATATACCATTCGTCAGGATGCAGATCTCACCAACGAAGCAGATAAAATCACTTACAACGACTTCCAACTCGTAAACCCAGAAGGAAACAAAGTTCTCATCCACGATGAAGACATTAACGTTCTTGTCTCAATTGGAAACAACCCAGTATTCGTAGCCCGTCTCGAAGACCACGGCACCCTCGTAGCATAAAGAGAGGGGATAACTAACTTTCTCTTTTTTAAACTTTCAGTGTTTTTAATGCAATATATTTAAATAATAGTATAACCACATATAATAGTGTAGACAGGAGAGAACGGAGAAGAGAAATCTTCCTTTTTTCTTTTGCAGGATATCAATCGCGGCGTCATTCAGGCTCTTTTCGCAAAAACCGCTCAAATTCGCTTCATTTCCTTGCTCGATCCTCACGACACTTCGTTAGTTCGGATAAAAGAATAGTTTAATAAAATAGTAATAATGTAATCGAAAATAGTTAAATTATAAAATAGTTTGAATACTTAACAATAATCACTTGATCTGTTTACTATCCCACCACTAATCACCATGTTCTTTTTTATATAAGATTCCACAAGCCCTAATGTATCACATAGGTGTTCGTCGATATATGACATTAGATGTTCTTTGCAGCAGAAATCAAGTTCAAAATCTTCCCTGATACAATGTTCACTATTATGATCCCCGGTATGGGCAATTGCACATTCTTCACTGATAAAGAACCAGCCATCATTTTCGGATAGTTCCCTTCCACAATAATCACAGACAAACCTTTCAACCGCTGACATATAGTATTCTATTTGTTCTTATTATGGTTAAACCTTTCGAAAAAATAGAGGTGGGAAATATAAATATTATGATTGCTTGTGTTTCTTGAAAATAAGATGGTAGATTCTGTAATAATAATATAATACATTGTAACATAGTTTTGCTCTTATTTTGGTTAATTTGGTTATTGTCATGATGTATCTGATAATAATTTATCCATATTTATATGTGTGATTATCAAGGAATTAAATATTAGATTACAATACATTTTAACCTTCCCCTTCTTTCTCACCATGTTTAAATAAGAGTAAAACATAATATTAATACATGAGCAAACCAATGGCAACTGATAAGGCTCGTGCTGCAATGAATGAACGACTTGCTAATCCACAGCCTGGATATTGGAATAAACTTCGCGCTGCAATGAAAAGTGTCGCCATTAAGTGTAAAATGATGTGCGATGACAAGAAAGAATCCGGCAATACTATCAGCGATGAAAAGGGAGATTGTCCATATACCGAGGACATTTGAATTTTATGGATCATGAAGAGCGTAATTAAAATTTTCTATCTTATGGAACAGTGTTATGTATAAACAACTATTTTTAATCCTGTTAATTCTCATGGCAATGACGACGGGAATAACATTTGCATCAAAATCAACGTCAACTACTGATATTGATGGTGCATATGGATCGAGTATATTGATGAGTTCAAAATCATCATCTGAAATTACCAGTAATGGACTTGGCGCTTCATCTGGAAGTTACAACATTCAGACCAATGCCCGCAGAGTAATGGCTCTCAATGGGCTTGCTATTTTAAGTGCCAAAGATGTGTCGAATCAGCAGTTTTACAATATGCTTGATACGTCCACTAATGTTGAATCAAGTGCCGCTTCATTAGTTGATGTCAAAACGTCGATGGAAAATTACAAGGATATTAATTCGTTGTATGCAAATCTTGATGACGCCGGAACTCCAAGTTATCAGTTTGCTGAATCAGAATTTATCCAGAATGGTGTTAATGGAGCAAAACATGAATCCGTTTCAGTTGTTGATGATGCAAATATAACATCAAGTATGCGAGCAGAAGGTAACGCCGGTAGTGCAACTGCAATTAAGCGAGGAACTGTATTGGCAGGTCTTGATGCAGGTGAAGACACGATGCATTATGGTTACAGTGAATACGTATCGGCATCAGTTTACGGTTCAAACGGAACAAAGTATAATCTACCGGTTGACTTTACCTGGGAAGACTACAGTGTCCCTATGGAGATTATCAACAACACAAGTGAGGAAAATGCAACAATGAATGAAACCGTCGATATCAGCAACGTAACCTTTGGCAAAGAAGAGGTGGGAATGGAAGAATCTAATGTAACCAATGAATCTGATGAATCTGATGAGAACATAACTCAATCAGAATAATTTTTAGAAGAACAGTAAAATAACTAATTTTTCAAAAAAAAAATAAAAGAAACGAAATCTAAACTCTAAATTCAAATTACTCTTTTTAATCGGCTTCCACTCTGGGTGCAAGGTAATAACATCCCACCGGTATATCGTTGAAGTTGAATGATATTTTGCATGGTGTATCGGTTGACATTGAAATTGCAACATCATTCTTTATGTATTTAAATGCGTCATAAAGATACCCAATCGAATAAAGAGACGTTTCATGATTTGAATCTACACAGCCGCTTGTTACCTGTAATTGGTATACGTCTTGTTCTAATGATTCATCAAGTGCTTTGAGCGATGAATTGTTTTCAGATACATAAATCTTAACTTTATTACAACTACTTTTTATCGATCTCAAGAAATTACGAACATCAAATGCTTTTACAATAACAGTAGCATCATTTAATATGGAATTATCTGGAACTTTAGGTTCTTTTTTAACTAAATTTCCATCTATACCAGATGTCATCATAGTAAATTTACCAGATGATAGATTAAGAGTGGAATAAACCAGTTCTCCGTTCCTCGCTACCTGCTTAATCTCGATCCAACCATATGTCATATTTGCAAAATTCGTAATCTTGTTCATGTCAAGATAGATTACCTGGTTTTCCATGTTATAATGTTCGAATAATGATTTTGGCAAGTTAAGATTAATCATCATGACATTTGATGTGTCAACAGCACGAACCCACATTCCATCAGGTGTAATGTTTAACTTGACATCTGATTGAACAGTCTTAATAATCTTAACGACATCTTTAAAATACAGATACTTCAACTTACAAGATCCCATGTAAATATATCGGCATAATAGGAGATAAAGATTTCGAAAAAAGAGAATGGGTATAAAAATGTTGGTATCAACTACTATTCACATGAAATTCATCAGGTTGGTTTGACCGTGGATGACTTCATCCCAATTAATGCCTGCTGCGTCGGTATATGTTCTTAATTTGTCGGTAACTGTTTTTTCAAGAACCATTTTCCAGTCGATAAAATTTTTCCACTCACCAATGTCAAGATCTTCATCTATACAAAACACATATGGTTCTTTAGTGACGTAGATGAGACGGGGTTTTTCTCCCTCATTAATATAGTGATTGAAATAAGTAATACTGTTTTCTTTGCCACTTATCCAGGGGCTTTTATTTTTTGTACCGTCAGTTTTCATAACAGAACGAACTTCTTTGGGAATGGATATATCGTAAATATCAACATTCTTACCATTTTTAATATTTTCATATGATTCTTTAATATATTTACGTGCCCCCTCAATATCATCTTTCATTAATACATAATCAAGAAATGTTCCAAGAATCTCCTTTGTTATTCTTGAACTATCAGAACGAGTAAGTTCAGTACCAGTATCATGAAATACCTCTTTATGCTTTCCTTCCTCCCAGATTAATTTACCCATATATTTTTTCTTGGCAGCATCTCCGTTCTTTTTAAACTTAAACATTAATGTATCAAAATACTTTTCAAATTTTAATTTAAATATGACCCTACTTCCAGACTCTATAGAAAATTTTTCAAGAAATTCGTTAAAATGTTTCTCAAGCGATAACCCCTCTTCAATTGTTTTAACTTCATTAATAAACAAACTATCCGTATTTAAACACAATATATTATTCGCAAAAAATTTATGCGTATTTACAGTCGTTAAATCGTATACATAATCATCAATTACACCAAGTTTTTCAGATTTAGATGTAGTAGATGAAAAGGACCAATCTAATTCAGAATCTACTTTATGCTGAAATATTCCCTTTGAAATTAATTTTTCATTTTGTAAACTTTGTAAAAATCCAATTTTATCTATAAACTTCTGAATATCACTTATAATTAAATGATATGAAAATGTTCCTGATTTTCTCCCGTTGTAATTATTTTCTGAATTTTCCTTGAAATAATTTGAAACGATTCCCACATTTAATAACAATTCAGATACATCTTTAACTACATTCTCAATTATAGAAGTGAGTCTTAATATGGGTCTATTATTTCTAAACAGCACCGTTCCATCAGCAGAAAATAATCCCCTTATGAAAGAGCATATATTTTCATCCGATTCATAAAACATAAATTCGGGAACCGTCTTATTATGTTTATGCCCGATATTTTCAAATATAAATTTTGCAAATTTGGAAGATCCGGTAAACTCATAACGATCATTCTTACTATATTTCCCAATACCAGATATATAATTAGATCGAATTAAAAATTCTACAAAATAATTTTGAAACTCTTTTTTATGTCCACAAAAAGATATACTGATTCCTTTAATGTAGTTTGAAATTTCCCCATTGTTTTTCTTGTAATTATAAAACTTTAATGTTCCGTCTCCGAGATGGTATCCCATATACTCATATAATCTTTTATCATAGTTTTTACTAATTATTTTGTTATGAATACTTTTACGTTTTATAATAACCGATTTATACTTTACTCCAATTTCAGAACTTTTACAAGACACAATTCTATCTTTTTGATCAGCATATTTATCATATTTCTTATTATTATAAACACAAATTGAATGATCTTCGGTTACATCAATATATTTCGAATTTGAATTTCGTATTCTATATATTTCCTTTTTAGACTTATGACGCATTACACATTTAATTCTGTCAAGAACTATTTTCCCATCATTATTTATACTTTCAACATAAACATCGTTTAAAATACAATATTCTTTACCATCATCTGACGTTGTATCTACATTTATAAATAAATCTTCAATGTTTATATATTTCCATTCTCCTGTAGAATCATACACCTTTAATTTAGATTTTCCACAGATACTATCACCAGTTAGCACTTTATATCCAAGTCTCTCTACTTCAGCCTTTAACATTAGATTAATTTCTCGTCCTCGCTTTGTGACTTCTGCTGCCTTCGATTCGTCATACAAGCGAAATGCTTTGGACCCTAAATTTCCGTACAGGGCATTGGCGACTACCTTCACACTGGTTTCTTCATAATAAATGTTAATGTTATCTGGATTTGCTTTTCTCATCGTTCGAAGTCGTTCTCTTTCATCAAGAATCTCCTTTGCAACTATTGCTACTAAACCGTCTATATCGGGAGATAACGAATATCCGTAGAGGACGTTTGGATAGAGGGCAGCAATATCCAGCGAAATAGTCCTATGATGAATACCAACCGGTGGTTTATGAACAACTGCCCCTTTAAATTTTGATTTATCATCCTCATTAAAAGTAGCCTTTCGAGGCATTGCTCTTATCCCACGATGTAGCAACATCGATTCAATAGGAATTGAGGTATGGATTACATCGTCCATGAAGCAACCTGTGAATTTACGAAGACTCTCATAGAATGAATATAAACCAGATTTTTTCTCAATTAATCGAAGTGCAAGAACATCGTTCAATCCATATTGAAGCAGTGTTTCCCAATCTTCATTTTCAAATAATTTATGAATAGTTGGTCCGTAATCCCGATATGTAAATCCAAAACTTGCTGCAATCGATTTAAGAGCATATGATTCACGTTGTGCTTCTACGGCGGTTTTCTTTTTGAATGCGTCTCGCATATCAAGAATGCTACGTCCGGATGCTTTACACATCCATTTATTTTTCTTCGGATCAAAATTACGAAATGGCATTTTAATTCTTGAAAACCCATTAAGTCTAGTTCCAATATTAACCGCCCTTTTAATCAAATAAGGCAAATCATAACCACTACTAAACCATCCTACAATTAAATCAGGATTAATCATCTTAATATATTCAAGAAATGTTTTAAACATTTCATGTTCATTATGACACGCAATATGCCCTTTAAATTTAGTTTGGGGTATTCCACAACAAGTAAATAGATAATTATCTTCAGTATAACTATCACCGACCTGAATCATACAAGTTGGATATACTGCATTTGAAGCATCAGGAAACTTACCATCCCTTGATAAATTTTCAATATCGTAAAATAAGATTCTTGGCTCTAAAATCCCCTCTACCTCTACTGGATATGGTCGTTGTCCATCCCACGTATACGCATATTTTATTTTATAGTCAACGAGAAATCTCTTTTCGAATAAGAAATCACTCATATCCGTGAATGAATAATTGTCTCTTATATCCCTTACTCTATTTGGTATATCTACAAATACTTTAACAACTTCTCTTCCTTTGGCATCAAGAACAGATTCACTATCATAATAACAATTTGGAGGAAGTTCTATATTAGTTTCGTTAGCAGGAGCATACATATAAGGAACAAAATTTTCTACCCGATGAGTAACAGTTTCAAATTTATTATTCCAAGATCTACTAAAAAGCAATATTATTGGTTTATTTGTCTTTCCATCCACGAAATATGACGCATTTTCCATCACCCAAATTATATTCTTATCGTTCAAAATATCACCAAAAATATCTTTTAATATATTATGATCTCAAAAGGAATAAAGATATCGAAAAAAAAAGAAATGGAGAAAGAACTATAAAAACTTAACCTTCACTTTCTATTTCCCAGATTTCACCTCGAAACTCCCGTTCTATATAAATCTTGATGATATGAGGTTTCAGATCTTCATAAAGCGCTATCTGTCCTCTATGTGACCACATGCAATCTGTTTGAACCCACACATACCCATAAGAACCATATTCATACCATAAAATTGTATTATCTGTAAGAGTTCCAAATTTAAATCTATATGGCTCACACAGTTCTATAAATTGCTTATAAGATAGTTTCATGTAAGAGTGGGAATTTTAAAAATTATTCTATTAGTCATCGTCTCGTTCTAACGGGCAATCATCCAGCCGCTTATCTCGATTTATAATAACATGATGGGTAAAATATACCTCTGATTTCTCTGCATTCCACATTATTTTAATTGGTTTCCTACAATATTTAGCAGGAATTTCCTTACTCACGGAAATACAATTAATGCAACCCCCGCATCCAAACCCATCAATTCGTTTTAATTCACTCATTTTTTAACTCTCCCAAACACGGGCACCAATCGCGGGTTTCAGTATACCTACATGAGGCATCCTGAATATATTTTGGGTTTTTGTCGTATATTGAATGATTACACATAACCACAAAATATCCTTTGATGTAATCTTCTATAAAATAATCACATTTATTACAAATTGTCAAATCTATTTTAGTCGGTCCCATTGACATTCCTTCAATTCTCCATCATTTCTTATAACCAATCAACTATATTATGAAATATAGGAACCTGTTCTTTTTTCAATTCTTCAATCACGAATTTGTGATGTTCAATTAAATCATCAATAAAATATTTACCATATTCAGTATAATCCGCATTTATAATAGCATAAGATATATTACCAGATTCACCTTCAACTGGAATCATAGACTGATAATTAAATGGACCAATTTTCTTAAAAGTTCGTTTTAATTCACTCATTTACTGTTTCTCATTCCCATTTATTATATAATCAACCACTGAATTGCAATTAAATTCACTACCTATATCAGTCAATACAGACACTTCTTCAATTCTTTCTACAACGTGTTTTAATTGTCTGAATGCTTCGTTACATTCAAGTTTACCGCCTTCAGATCGATAATCACAAAATTCAATCTGCTCAATACACTCTTTTAATGTCATCTTTTCTCCAATCATTTTTTCAAATTTTCCAAACGTCATCTCATCACCTCTTAATCATAATGCTTCGACTCTTTTTATAGTATCTGACGGTATCATAATGTTTTTATGACAACAATCGTCATTAGATTGATAAATAAACCAACCACCTGAAACTTTGTAATCATATACATCTAATTTATCTTCCTTTCCACTTCGATATACAACCCTAATCATCATACTATAGCCACTTCCTAATCATAATAATCCATGATCCTAATCAAGCATGGTGTTAAATCATTACTATCCAAGCACGTTTCTACTTTGAGAACTTCACCAAACTTTTCATCTCCCTCTTCATCCATTGTATTAATGTAAACAGGCCAGTCACCACTTTCATCAATCTCATCTTGCAACTTTTTGATTAATTCACTTGCCAGCATTTACTTCAGCCTCCCTTTCAACAGGTTTATAGTATCTACAATATTTTCGATTTGGTAAATCTAACACACATTCGATTTCCCAGTCACTACAGTCATAAACACGTTCATTATTATGACTTATTACATCCATATGATGCTTACAATCTACTGAACTATCATCAAACCGATATTTGTATGCTTTACCATTTTCAACATAAACAACATCACCACGTTCCAAATGTTCACCAGCAATTAATTCCATTTATTTCTCACCAATCTGTGGTAGTTCATCTTAATTCAAGTTAGGAAAATGTGGTAAACCATCTGGTTTTAACTCTGGTATATGTGATAAAGATTGTTCATTGATATTATTCATTATTTCCCATCATCATAAAATTCACACGAATCAACACCATCAAAATAATCACATTCTTCACAAATTTTAACTGTTATATTACACATATTTTTTGGACATTTGGTTAGAATATCATTAATCATTTTCAATACCATACCAATCTTTCTCTGTAATCACTTCATAATCTTCTGTATAATAATCTCTTACTTTCTCGTCTATGTAATATACAAAATCGTGTTCGGGAATTATCGCTTCAAAAATATCCATTGCTTCTCCCTTTGAAATGGCTTCACATTCAAAATAACCACGAATTCTCATCCTATATTTCTTACGTTTTCCAATTAACTCCATCACTATCTCATCCTCTCCACATCATTATTGAACCAAGAACAATAAACACCACAAATAAAAACATTGGAAGCCACAATTGTTCTAATGGAAGATTCAATTTCAACAATGCATTAACGATAAACATAACAAACTGTGAAACAATTAATAGAATCACAGTAATAGACCCAATATTATCAGCAATAGTAATCATAATTCCTCAATATTATTCATCTGCGTCTAATAATGGACAATCATCCATAATTCGATACTTGTTACCACAACACAAATCGTAATCTTCTTGCCTCACTTGAGCAACAGAACCAGTTAATTTACACATATATCCATCATATTCAGTATATGAACGTATTACTGCTTCTTTAAGATATGGACACGCATTACACACATCAATCTTTAATGTAATACCCGATTTAATAAGTTTAGACATAAAATCCTCATCATGGTATAATTTCACCGTTGCATGTAAACTTATCAATTACATAACAAAAATGATGATCTGGAATATTACCACATATTGTGCTCATTGCATCGTTCTCATTTTCTGCGATACAACGAAAATAACCTCTCACATAAACCCTATATTCATTCATTTAAAACAACTTAAGTGCATTCAATTACAAATCCATTTTCTTTTAAAATTTTAGCCAATTTTTCAAGATTTTCTTCAGTTTCCAGAACCACTGTATCTTTCATCACATATTTATCAAATATAATATCAATTATAATAACCCCAATAAGCGTCGCAATACAACTATAAATCACATCATCAATATGAGATATAATTATTCCAAGAGTGAATAGCAGTATTCCATACACAAACATAACACGCTGTCTAAAATTAAGTTTAATCATCTTTTCACCATTCTCCTGTTATTATACTCAATATGTTTGTTGTTATCGAATCCATTTTTCTCTAATCTATCAAATTCATTACCACTCACAAGTTGCTTACATTTAATTATACTATAATCCCCAGAATAACACCAATAAAGATATTCACGAGAATCAACAGCATATTTAATTCCATATTTAAAACTCATCACACCAACCCCAATTAATCTGCCATTTCATTCAAAAACTCTGCGATGTTTTTCAAGGTGTAGAATCTTTTAGCACCGTTTGATTCTGCAATATTCAAACAATTATTGAAAGACATAAATCTTCCTACCAACTTTTCATTCTCCACTGAATTATTTGAATTCCAAGATCCAAGTAAAGCACATAATGTCTTCTCTGGAACTTTGTTACTTGCATCTATTAGTTCAGCAATTGAAAAACAACCGGTCGCTTCTGGTGTTATCACAAACAATTGATAATCGGCAATAGATTTTTCACGATATTCGTTTTCAACACATTCTGGTGTCCAATCTTCAACAACCGGATTAAAATAATCACACTTTAAAAGTGAAATTAATTGTTCTCTCCATGTCGATTCATTACAAGTTCCACCCAAAAATACCTTCATAAATAAAAACTCTCCTCTAATACTTTTTCTCAAGATTTATCGTTTCGTTATGAACCCAGACTCGATACATACATCCACCAAAACCAAGAAACCCTTTTCTTGAATTTACCAGTTTTCGAATGCGTGAACACATGTAAATGTCTTTAATCAATTTACCAGATGTCTGATCAATCCAATCACGATCTTCATTACGAATATAAACCCGTGATGAACTCTGCTTCTTTACAACAACTCTCGAAATACCATTCACTTCAACATTATCCTTAATAAACATGTTTTAAACCTCTTTTTGATAAGAACTTTCAATTATCATCATTTACAGTTTCAATTGGACAACTATCATCCAATTCCCAATCAGATCCACCAGCACAAAGATCTTCTTTTTTATCCATAGCAAGTTTAATTGCTTCATCCTCACTGTTTGCTTCAATCAAAAGATTATCTCTTGTAATAAAATAAACCAAGTAGTGTGTCATTTAATCACCCTCACCAATGCAATCTTCAACTATATTCTCCATAGCATTAGTGAGTTTTCTAATTACGCTTTCTATCACTTCATCTGCCGGTTCATCAGATCCGCTTATGTCAGGATAATCCAGCATCGCAGCAAGCAAAATATCTACTTCTTCCTGTGTAAAATCAATTTTTGTCATTTTTATGTCACATATATCAAAATCAAATTTTCCTTCCATTATTCTATCAGATACCATACATTCTGCTTCATATTCGTCATCTGCTTCAACTTCATAATAACCACTAATCGTAACCCCATATAATGTCATGATAATCGTTAATTATCCTCATCTGTCAAAGAGGAATATTCATCGGGATATTCGTCACCATCAACAATTTCACTAAATTGAATCTCATCAAAATTATCAATACAATCGATCTCAATGTCTTCCTCATCCCAAGTTCCATTATCAATCATTTCGTGTGCTTCTTCTTGTGAATCGGCATCAACTTCAACAAATCCAGAAACATAAGCATTTCCAGAAATAGAAAATCTATAAGTTGGCATTAAAATTTTTCATCTCCTTTTACAAACACTTTTTATACATCTATATACGCTCTATAACATAATAAATCTATCGAAATGTAGCAAAAGAATAGAAAAAGAACAAAGAAAGAGTTAATAAAGGTTTCTACAACTTATGATGATCACTTATAATTTTCTACTCCAGTATGCTCTCCCACCGGTTCAATGAGCATTTTTTCAAGAGTTAGAATACTATATACCGCAATGTCAAGAAGTTCATCCATACGTTTTTCATCATCAAATGTAAGTTTAGCACGAATTGCTTTAATCTTTATCTGTGTCAAAAGATCGTCAGTAGAAAGCACCTGGATAGGATCTTTGAAATATTGCTTATCCTTCCTATTAATAGTATCAATAACTCTTTCCAACGATTTCATATTATCAGATTTCAGAAGCAGTGAATTTCGAGAGACTGGTTTGGATTCTTCCATATTATCAACCTTATTAATAACTTTTTTAGCCATTTCTTTAGTAACTGGATCATTCATAATTTTATTTACTTCATCAAGTGCTTTCTTTTCGTTCCTTTTAAATTTATAACGAGAAATATCCTCTTTTATTTCATTTTTAAGTTTTTCAGATATTTTATCAGCGATCTCTTCACCAAATTCATATGGAGAATCTTTATTCTCATCACCATCAATATTAATCTTAACCTTGTCTTTATTCGCATTCTGATTACATTTATACTTGGAAATTGCATTTTTCAGTTCATCAACTTCTTTATTTGTATTTTGCTTTTGTAGAAATTCAATTTTTTCTGCTAAATCACGAATATCTTCTTCAAACACTTTACCATCTCTTTTTAGAGGTTCTTCAAATCCATATTTCTCACGAATCAATTTAATATTTTTAATATATTCATAATAACCCGGTTCAGTAATAAAAATTACCATCAGTTACACCACATTTTTATTCCATTCATTATCAATATTATCATATAATCCACACTCCTCAAGACTGCACTTTCTACAAAATGCAAATTTGTATCTATTACAATTGGGCCTGAATTCATTGTTCTTTGCCGATTCTCTCAATTTTGCAATCCTTTTTAACACATAGGTTTTGCCCATAATTGGGATAAACATTCTAACATTTAACCTGGGATTAATGAGTCTTCCAATCATGAATTTATCTTTGTATTCTGGAAGTGCCTGTAATAACAACTGATAAAATCCAAATTCAAAACCAAGATCATCTTCATCTATCTTTTTTGATGACTTGTATTCTTCAACACAAATTATTTCATTTAAACTTCCATCGATAATACTCGTCAATATTTTCGCTTCTGATTTCTTGATATCACCAGATTTAAACTTTTCAAGTAAAAATTCCTTATAATCCTCAATAACAAGTGGATCATCGGTTATCCTATCTATAATTCCCCTAATCTTATTAACCGGGTCAACAATTTTTATTTCTCTTGCCCGTGGAACAAATAACTTCAAGTCTCCATTTAATCTATAAAATCTCACAATCTCATCATTAATGAAATTGTTCATCATCATCTTTTCAAAATCAGCATAAGGAGAAGTAATAAATTTTTCAGCCCATTCTTCAGGTTTTACCAGATGACAATAATCATAAAAGATTTCTAACCAGTGATGTAACCGTGTTCCAAGTGTCAGTGCATAACCACTTGACCGTTCCCCATCAACATACACTTTCTTATATTGATATGGACAAAAAGAAAATACTCCAATTCTACTCTTGGAAATGTAATCGGAGCAAGAATCCCACGTTAATTTTTCCTCATCAGAATTAGAAGATGGTGATGTTTCAATAGATTCACTCATCTTTCTTCTCCGTTATCTCACCCAAGTTTGACGCCGGATTTTTCGGTAAGAAACTCACACAGTGATGAGAACGTTGCATTAGTTAGTTTTGCATAGAAAGTGTCATCACCAAATCTCGTTTTCTTGATGGTCATTTCATGCTCTCCCTTGTTAATGGTCTTAATTTCAACATGAAGATCGAAATCATGAAGCGCTGATGTCTGCCATTTTGCTTCAGTTTCACCATCCTTGGAAGGCTTGCCATTTACCCACTTTACCCGTGGCTTAAACGTTAGAATAACATTCCACCCAGTCTTACGAAGCAGGATCATAATCTCCTTCCACCTAGCATCAATCCTGTTCCATTCCATCGGCATCATTTCATCAGTATCTTTAAACCGCTTCAAGTCGGTCCTGTTAATGAGCCACTTCTGAAGCCATCCATAAACATCACTCATCGAATCAATAACAAACGTACCTTTCTTGTCACCAAATGGATTACTTTCAACAAACCCACAAAGAATATTGTAGATAGCATCCAAAATATTACTGGTTACAACATCACTACCATTGACATTTTTAGCAGAGATATCCCCAGTATACTCAAGTAAATTAACTCGGTAAATATTATCCTGCTTCTCTTTTGGAAGTCTCTTAATCAAATTCGCTGTTGAAAGTTCAGTGTCAAGAAGACAAATTGGTTCAGCCGCAGTAAGCACAAAGTGACTCTTACCATCACCAGCGCCACCAAAAATACTCATGAACAAAATGTTGTCATCAAACTCACTTGCAGGTTTAAAAACCTTGTTAAAATCAAATGCATTGACACCCGTTGCAGCAGTGCCAATTTCAGACGCATCTTTATGATTCCATGCTACCATGTTTTAAATACTCCTTTTAAAATTCGTAGAAGAAAGATGAAAATAAAAGTAATATTAATATATTACAATCATAACATCTTTTCAACCACACATTCACTAACATTACCTATAAAAATTTTTGTTTTTAGTTTAGTTTTGCATTAAAACATTGTCTTTTATAGAATATAAACATTGCTATCGAAGAATAGGAAAATGAAGAAGTATAAAAATGTATTGCAACATGAAATATAAAAACTAATCCAACTATTAAATATCACTTAACAGTTCAAAAATAAAGAAAGAAAAGAGAAATGTGAAAATCAATTATCAACTTATCGGGAATTCCGAATAGTTCAAAAATTTAACTATTAAAAATATTTATTATTACTTAATTTCTTCTACTCCACCTTCTGCTACAATTGAATTTCGAAGCGGGGGTTTTTCAGTAATAACTTTTTCAGGTGCCAGTTTATTCATTACACCCTTCTCATGCTGACCACATCCAATATAAACATCCTTTCCCTGTTTCCTTACTGGTTGTGGATTCAAATGACAAATACCAATAGGATTCTTTATGTTATCACTTTGAATTTTAATATGCTTACAATTAAGACAATTATCATCTGCCATTATTTATTATACCTCTAAATATTATTCAAAAATTGGTTATTTTATTCTCTCTTCGATCTTCATTCTTTCTTTACGGCGTTTTCTGCCATTGCTGCTTTGAGTTTTGCTATTGCATCACCAAGATCGTTGGTTGATTCTGGATTCTTGAAAATACCACAAAGAACATTCTTCGGCTTGTAAATAAACTTGCCATCTGGTCCCTTGTCATCGGTTTTACGTGATGAACGCTCGCCAATAACAACAACTTCATTTCCAGGAACAAGATCTTCTACAATGTCAAGAAGCGGCTTGTAATATGACGAGAGAGTAATTCCCTTTGGATTGTTATCATCCTTAATCTGGACAATCATCTTACCATAATCACCAACTACTTCTGCCCTGACAATTTCACCATGTGTAATGAAGAAACCATACTTTGGCATGTCATTTACATCACTGATATCAACATACAGCGCAGTTTCTTTCTCGGTTTTGGCCTTCTTATCCTTCTTGATATATTTGATATCACTCAATTTTTCTGCGATATCCCAAAGTTCCTTTGCTGAAAGAACAACATCATTTCCACCATCGTTCTTAATAGTCTCGTAAGCATCTTTCCAGACATTAATGGTTCCCTTATACGGCTGGTTTGGAACTGCTGTCTTCTTACCCCACACACTACATTTAGTTCCAAGATCCGGTAGAATACCAACTATCTTATCCTTTCCATCCTTATCTTTGACAGTATGTTCAATACCAACCCCACCCTTCACAATGAAAAGTTCATTATCCATCCAGAAGAACATTGATTTTTCATACTTTTTTGGAATCGGAAGACCATATAGTGGATTTGGATCGCCGTTATCCTTCTTTGCTTTGTGGAACAGTGGAATGTTTACTGCTGATTCCTTGCTCTTCTCATCATACTGTTCAATTACGTAACCAGTGTCAGACCATTCACCATTTTCAAGATTCTGCTTCCACATGGTCTTGGTAGCACGAACATAAGCATACTCGTCAGAAAGAATCTCCTTAAGTTCCTCTTCCTTGTCTACTGCCATTTTAATTCTGGCAATGTAATGTTCCTGAATTGCTTCTGCTGAATTTTCCTTAAATTTCGCATAGCACTTTGGATATTCAAACCGGTTAGCATCCTGGGTAACACCTGCTGAAAGAACAACACCATCAAACTTGGTTGCTTTCGACTTTGCATAATCGATTGCCGACATGAAATTCGATGAAAACAGCCTGCTCTCAATTGACCCCCAAAAGATATTAACTTTAAAATCTTCCTTTGAATCAGGAAACAGCCGATCAATTTCCCCAATAAGATCCTTACTCGTATTAGTTGCCTTCTCAATATCTACATTAAAAGAAGTAGCAACTTTCTGAAAATCAATTTCAAATGACATAATATACCATCAACAATTTTATTAGTTTAAATTAGTAAGTTTTAATAACAACTACAATTCTTTAAATCTTTTTCATTCATCAATACAATTTTAAACATGACAAAACAATAACCATCATTCTGCCATTGAACACATATGCTTGCATTTTAATATTGGTTCTTTAGGTTTATAAAAGTTTGCCATAAGAGAAGATCCTTCCCTGAATAAAAGGATTAGTAAAAAGAGATAAAGAGATGAATAAACTTTCACCAACCAACCGCTAATCAATACTGCACATCTAATATGTCAGTAATAGTAAACATATATTCACCTTCATATTCTCGTTCAAATTTCAAAGAAAATTCAAGAACACCAATTATTTTACTATATTCAACATTTGGAGATATAATTTTTATATGATCAATCTCACTACCTTGATACTTATTCCTATAATTATCACCAAACCTCAAATAAAGTAATTTGCCAAGTCCATTAAATATAATATTTATAGATATAATTCCTCTAATTTCAATATCATGTAAATATACTGATTTATTAAAACAAATACATAAATTATTGCGAATTTCATCAGGAATGTCAATTTTCTTATCTGCACTAAATTCAAGAATAGCCGGTACAATTTTACGACTAATTTCAAATGTATCAATTTTACCCGCTTTAAATATCAAATTAAGAAAATCAAACCCACCATGTTTGCTACAATCAACTCTACATACACTATATGGTTTCTTAAAATCACCTTTCTTAAAAACGTCATCAATTATTTTATAAATTACCTTTGGTCTAATAGCACCAGAAAAGTCCAAGGTATACGGTTCTCTTCCTTTTCTATGCAAATCAAAGGAATTTAATGGAATGGCAACACCATCATAAATAAAATATTCCATATACTTAAATACTGCTGTTAAACTATAAAAAAATTTCGTTAATCAAAAATAGTTAACAAATAGAAAAAATAATAATAACTATATTACTTCATAACCCTTCTTCACCTTCATCACCAAGATAATCGCTGTCTACATAATCGGCATCAAATTCCCAACCCTTTCTATCGTTAGTTTCCTGAATAACTTTCGACTCTTCAACAACTTCTTCTTCCTTTCTCGGCATAGTCCAACGAGTAACTTCTACACCAAACCACATCAATTCTTTAAATCGTGGATGCCAGAAAGTATCAAGTTTACGATAATATGTCTTATTGTAATATTTAACCCTGAACAATTTCTTCTCATATACCATATTCATCAAGTAATATCTTGCAAGATGCCTATTAATTTTAAATTCCTTGATGAAATCGCTTGGTAAATAGAAATCATTCTCAACCCATCTCTTATTATAATATTCATTAAACTGCTTGATAAGTGCTTCGTCTCTTTTAATCGAAGGTTTTCGTGGAGTAGTAACTTCCCTATTCTGTTGTGCGTAAATGCTCATACACCTCCTTTTAGTCGGTTATTCGCGTAGAAGTGGTTATTTAAATAACTATTCATAATTAATACCCCAAGTATCTACACCTTCTGCTTTCTTAATCGCAATTTCTTTTGATTATCTAAATTGACCCACTGGATACCTTCTTTATCGATATAAACTTTCCAAGCCTTCTTTAATATATTTCTAAAATAACTATCTTTAACTTCGGTCCACAGTTCTTTCTTGGAATTATATCGATATAAACGACCATCCTCTTCAACATATCTAAATGGAGGATTTCGACCACATGTTTCAAGATCAATTAACTTAACAATGTGTTCCCGTGATTGTTTAAAGCATTCCCAAAGCGCATAAACCATAGCAGGAGATGTTCGTGTTTCATGATAGTAATTACGTGAAAATTCACGCATATGCTCTGCCAAAACACCCCCATCTGCTTTCTTATAACCTTCCTGCAATAAATATTCATATAATTCTTCAGATGAAATTGGCATAAAATATAACTCTATTTAAAGTTAACTATAATAATATATAAATGTATCGCAATAATTTATATAAGATAAGGAAAAAGAGTGGGAAAGTTAAAATAAATAGTTAATAGAAAAGTGAAAATTAACAATCAACCACTACAACTACTCAAATCTTCTACCAATATATTTAAATAATAGGAGTTACATATATAGTAGTGCAGGCAAGAGGGAAAAGAGAGAAGAGGAATTCTTCTTTCTTTCTTTTTTGTTAGGAAGTTGTCGCTGCTCTGCACTCGCTTAAACGCTCGTTTCGATTGCTTTTATCTCACTATCGTTCGATGGGGAATGTTTGATATTTTTATCGTAAAGATATTTATACTTTTATAACGTATTTATATAGTATGTTCGATATTGAACTTGCTGAAAAACATTCTCTCGAAACAGGAGATCCATTATCAATAGAAGGTGATTTCTGTGGTATTCCCGTTAGATATATTTGCACTTCAGATAAAGGATGGGTTGTTCCGATAACTGACATTTCAAAGGCACTTGGAATCTCAAGACAGGCACAAAGCGAACTATTAAAACGATCTAAATTTGAATTTGAGTCATTTTTAACCCATGTCCATGTTACATTGACAGGTGAACAAGCAGCAAATATCAATCTTCCTTGTTTAACCCGTGATGGTATTGTAATGTATCTTATGAAACTTACGCCGTCGAGAATGAATGACCCTAATATTGGAAAACGGATTTCTGAATTCCAAATATTTGTAGTCAAAACATTTGGCGAATATCTCGATTATGTAAAAATACCGCAATGGTGGTTAAGACGCGAGATTGCAAAAATGAGATATAAACCAATGACAGATGCGGTTCATGATCATCTTGTCCCACTTGTTCCCGAAGACAAACGATGGTTAGTATATGCAACAGAAGCAGATTTACTAAATGTCATTGTTTTTGGTAAAACAGCAAAAGAAGCAGGTTGCAATCAACGCGAAACTGCGTCACAACCCCAATTATATTTTCTGGTCAAACTCGAAGAAAGCAATGAAACTCTTATACGAATCGGAATGTCAATTAATGACAGATATAATTCTCTTTGTAAAATAAGAGATGATTTGATTTCACACGGTAGATTATATCTCAATACACCAGAAGAAAAACAATATAAACAATATATCAATTACTAAATATTTTTCTTTCATCCATTATACTTCACAATTGTGAATTCCCTAATGAAAAAATAAATGTAACTATCTATCCCGGTGCTGCATCGTTCTTTATCAATATTGTATATAACCCCTTGCAACCAATAACACTGTATGTATGATCGCTGTTATCTATATCGAATTTCCTATTTTTAAAATCACAATCTTCAACAAGTTTACATTTAACACACTTCATCTTAATCAACGTCCTCCCAATATCTAATTAGAAGAGTTTTTCTTTTGTCTTTACATCCGACCACATTAAACCAATTAGTAGGACATCTAATTGCAGGATTTGTATATTTTGCTTCCCGATCAGAACATATATCTTTATTCTTACAGTTTTTGCATTTCATTCCAAGTAACTCCATGACATTTGGTGCAACCATCTGTTAAGCATCTAATATTAAATTCTTCCTTATCATTACATCCATAAATATGCATTCTTCCCATATCACACCCGAAGTTTTCATATACTGAATAAAGTTCATCTCTAATATCACACCTTGCATCCTCTTTACAATAGTTGCACTTCATTCCGATCCACTCCCGATCTGCATGCAACTAATATCCACTACATCTTCGATATTCTGTTGTTTGAATGCTTCTCTGATTATGTCCATGAGTTTATCTTTTGAAATTATTACAGGCATTTCGTTCCCATCGTCATCTTTTACTTTTTTGACGTTGTTAAATTTGTCAACTTCGAGGCCAAATGAATCCCAGTTTGGAAATTGTTCTCTTGCAAACAATTCAATTTTCTTATATTCGGGACCATAAAGTTGATCGATTCTACTTCTCACTTCGTCCGGTTTTCTACTGTGTTCACGAAGTGGTGCTTCAACTACACTATGAACTGATGCTGAATCTCGTTTGATTCCTTTACCTCTAATACCAAGGAGAACGAATTCTGGATTTGCTCGTGTTGCAACCGAACCCATACCCCAAAACAACTTATTATGTTTGGTCCTTTTAATCCAGGTAAACACAATGATTTTGAATTTAAAACCCCATGCTTCCATAACCGTTAATGCAGTAGTAAGCATTGGTGATGTCGTCCACAAATACAAAACAGCATCGTCTTCAGAAATCGTATTAATATAATCACGCATATCGCAAAGTTCATCAACAGACATGCATGGGTAATGAAATTCAGCCCCCCTATCGCCCGATTTTGCTTTATCTCGATAATTCCAGGCCGGATCAGAATATAGCACAGAGTATTTAGTCATTTAGCAATGATTATATATTAGTATCTAAACTATAAAAATATAACTACAACTGTAGTATTACGAAAATAGAAAAACGTGTTACTACCCTATTGAGATTTGGTGAATTGATTGAACAGGCAGTTTTATTCAACCAATTTCCACCCACCAAACCATATTGTGTTCCTATAAAGGAGAGTCATTATATGACCCAAATGGAAAAGCCATTAACCACAGGGTCTATATTTTTTACAAACTCCTATATAGATGCGTCGTGACCGAGATTATTTAAACGGAGAAATCTATGACCTTATCTTGGGAATATAACGGTGAAACAACATTTTAAATGCTTCATCCAATTCATACACATTGTTGGCATTTAACTCACATGTTGTTCCTAGATCGGAATGGCGAAATATGTTTAACAAATACAACCCACCGGCTTCAGGTTCAGAGGGATTTGAGAACCCTATCCGGCCAATAACGGGAAGATGGATTCGGACCATCATTAGCCAACTCCCATTGTTACAGTTGCCCCATTTGCGCAGATGGAGTTTACAACCATTGCAAGATTTTATAACGTTTAATTAGTCCTTGCCCAAACTATATCCGGGTTAACAACCACTTCACAACTATCAGCATGTGACCGCTGTTTAATTTTTATGGGATAAATTTAACCTCCGGTTCATCGATCTCCGGTTCAAAGCCACACCAGTCTCTGTGGCCGAGGACTGCTTCAATTTTGGGGTAAAGCAGTTGAAAGTCCTCCAGTCTATTCTACTGGTAGTCAGCCCGTCTCTAATCCGTTGCTGGATTGTCATCGCTTATGTGTTTCTGGGCTGATACTGGAATCACGAATCGAACGTGAATTATATAGCCCAACCTGTTTTCTGTCATGACGCTATATGGGATACCATTACCCCATTCCAGTTAAATTGCAGAGAGTCGGATCAAGAGGATTGCGAACCTCCATTACCACATTTATCATATGGCGTGCTGTTATACACTTACACTATGATCCGAGGTTTGTATACTTTATCGGGTAATGCCTCTTCTGTTTCCAGATGAACCAACATTACCCCAAATTTTGCCGTTGGGAGAGATTGGATCATTTCTCTCTATTGGGCAGATAATTAGTGATTGGATTTGACCCAACCACCTATCCTATTCCATAAGTCAGTTCATTTTATGATTTATCACAAGAACACCTTTCTAACTTAAGCATTCTTGGACTATTATATGTTGGTTTTAGAAGTATATAAATATTTTTGATCGTTGATAGTGGTGTTTAAATATCAGTAGTTAACGCGGGTAAAGTTTCAACGATGACGCACAAGATCACCGTTTAAAATGTAGCATGTCGGATTGAAAGGTGAGTGGTGAGGAGTTCCCGAAGCGCGAACGAAATGATATCACGCAATACAATGCCAAAAAAGCGCCCAACCTGCTAATAAGAACAAAAAGTAGAACAAGAATTTGTTGTCCTTGTTCTACCGGACATTGTTAACTTATTATCCTGACGGCACTATACTATATGATTTACTGATATATAAAAGATGTGGTGAAGATAGGGGAAAGAAATGGTAGTAGTGATATTAAATAGATATTTTATTAAGACAAGGGATAGTTGTTCGAGTAATTTTCTTGGGAATAGGGATTTACTACGTTGCTAATAGTTACCAGTTTGCCAATGTTAACGGTTCCTCTTCGTTCTTTGTTCCTCTCCTTGTTTGTTATACCAGTGATGATTTTGTTCTTGAGGGCAATTCGTTCAGGTGCGGTTAATTTACTGCTAATCAGAGACATCAGAACACTTCATAGTAGTTAATTATAATGCATATGTCTGTAATACATCATCATAAAGATTAATGATATATTGTTATGGGTTGCAGATTAATTAATTTGTTTTAAAACATTCATCGGGCTATACAGAAATTCGATTAATCCAGTTGTTAATCAGTTTTTAGGGAGAGATCATGGGGAACGATCATTATGGTTGGTTCTCTCAATTATACGGGACTTTGTTCTTTCACTACGTCAGTTTCGTTTTTAGGTAATAGTTCATCAAGTATGCTACTAATTGTTTTGTGGCAGGATATTTCTTTTTCTGCTTCAAGATAGCGCTTGTTTCGAAGGCAGTAAGACACGTTTGTTTCAATGATGTCAAGATCATCGATAAGTCGGTATGAAAGCGTATCAAGTTTTTCATTTGGAGTGTCAATATCAGAATCAATGTTGTTTGCTTTAATAAAATAGTCGATCATTTTCAGCGTTTCGACATTGTTACTTGGAAACCTCCCGCTTCCTCCAAATATACTATCCATGATGTCGAAGAACGTTTTGTCTGGCATTGAAGCAGAGACTACATACAGGCGATCTATGATGTCTTCGGTTGTTACCTGGACACTGTAATGAAACGTTTCTTCATACGATTCTGGTTGCTTTGTGTTGGTTATGGGAGGTGTTGAAAAGTAGGGAATTTTACTGTCACATCGATTACATGCACCATCGCATAGAGTATCCTTTTGGAAACTTTCGGGTTTATTACCATTATTTACAGATTCCATACATTATATAGGTTGGTGTGGTAAATAAATCTTGCTATTTTACCTTGCTATGGTTTTATGTAGAAGAAAATCAAAAAGAAAGATTTAAATAAGAGTTAATGTGGTTTGTTATTCAAGCGCAAAAGTGTTTTTAAATAATGGGTATTTAAACCAGTTGATATAATACTGTTAAGTTTTATATGCTAACAAGAGATAAAAATAGTGGATAAAAACTAATAATACTTTTTATTCTTATTCCCCGTTTCTAATGGCGCTGGTGTGAATTGCATATTCAATACCATTGTAAAGAACGCTAACCATGTTATACGGATGTAGTTCAACTACTATTCCTGTAACTGCTTCAATGCTATCTGAATGATAGAATTTGACGAGACTACCAATCTCTACTTTCTTTTTCGACATGATAACGAGGAAAATTGTTATTTAAAGTGACCAGTTGTGAGTTTTTCTTTTTCATAATTTTCTCTTGTTATGTAGTGTTTGCAGAAGAATTTATGAATTTCCCAATTTTTATGATGTTTATTAATTGGACATGGAAAACAATCATTTACAACCTCACTGTATTTTTTACATAATCCACATATATGATCCCAGTAATAACATGGACAAAAACAAGGTTCCAGTCTTTCAATCTTTTCGTTTTTCATTTTAATATCTCCTAATTATTATTTGTGTTTTAATGATCGTTGTATTGCTTTCCTTCAATATAACCATCTTCGTGATTTGTTGATATAATCAAGATTGGGTTATGATCTGATCCAATTGCTTCTTTTACTTCACAAATGGATTCGATTACTTCGGTTCCATCGCAATCTTTATACTCAAGTGGTCTGTTGAATTCGTTGGTAAACATTATTTCTACTTCAACATCACCTAATTCGAATTCAAAATATTGAAGTTCTTCAATTAAATCTGTTATTTTCATGATTATCAGTCCTCTTTATTCACAGATTTTGATGATTTTATATGTTGTGATAGCAAGTAAATCTGCGAAGTCCTTTGCATCAATTGCACTATCAAACTCCTTTGGTATTATAAATGTTGGATTTTCTTTTATGTAAACAGGATCTGCTGTTACACCCATTGTATACCGTGCTTTATACCATTGTTCGTTTTCTATTGAGATTACTATTTTGAATTTTTCTACTGGGAGCGGTTCATAGTGTTTGCACATACTACTCGCTAAATTCCAACGACTGAAAGGACAAACAGTTTGTCCGTGTATGAATGTTATCGACAGGCAATTACAATCATCATATTTAATTCTGTAATTTTTACAAGGTTTGGTTTGACACACATTTGTTTTCATTTTAATCCTCTTTTACTTCTTTTAAGTGGTTTAAGATTGTTAGTTTTACTTTTGCTTCGAGAATGAGATCGTCTAAAGATATGTTTGTTGTAGTTAGTTGTTTTTCATTTTCTACTTTTTCTACTCCTTTTACTTCCTTTATTCCTTTTATCTCTTTTACATATTTGTCGATGTAAACTTGAGAGATGTCGTTGAAATTTTGCTTGGTAATAGAACTACCTTTGAATTCTGATATAGATGGGGAAGGAGTTGTAATTGTTGATGATACTGTTTTGGTTTTGTTGCTTCTGCTTTGTTTTAAGCGGATTGATTGGCAACTTTTACAGTAAGTTTGTAAACCATCTCCTTTCGCATTATCAATACTAAATTCTGTGGTTGGTTTAATTTGTTGACATTTTGGACATAGTTTGGTTTGTTGAGATGGTTTATTTGATTTATTTACTACTGTGATATTCTTTCTGCTTTGTTTTGCACGAATAGAAGAACATGTTTTGCAATAGGATTGAAGACCATCGCTTTTTGTTACATTTTTTCCAAATTCATTAATAGGTTTATATTGCTTGCAATTATAACAAAATTTGGTTGGGATATTGGTTGTTTTTTGAGGCATATTTATCAACTTATTTTTGGCTTAAATTATAATTTATTAAATTTATTAATTTTATCAATTGAGTCCATCATACCATATAAGTTATAAAATATGAAACCTCCCATAATTATTATAAACAATGAAATCCCAAGAAATATATTATACTCCATTACCATGAGAATTAAGCACGTAAATACCATAAAACAAATAAATGCTATACAAATGATAGCGAACACTTTAATAGTTTCTTTCATAACAGTATTCATATGTTATATTATGATATTAAACTATATAGAGTTATCGAAAAAGAGAATGGAGGGGGATAACTTTAACCTTTCTTCTTGTATTTCTCTTTTCTTAACTAAATAGTTTTTCTACAAAGGAAATTATGCCAGGGAGAGAGTCAAGACCGATGAAACTTAAGATAGTGACTATTATGCTGTAGATTGCTACTTTTAGTTCAAGATTTTCTAATCGGTTGTTTTGGGTTAGATCACAGGTTGTTCTCTGGAGTTCTAAATTATGAATGTTGTCTTTTATTTTGTTAATACAGATGTGGACAAGGTTAATTTCGTCAATGATGTTTTTACAGTTTTCACGTAATTCACGAAAGTTTTTTTCATTTGAAATGTTATGATCGCGGTAATCAGTTTCTATACGGGCTATATCTCCAGATAATCTTGTTTCTAATAGATCGAGGTGCTTTTGAAGAATATCAATTTCGCGTAGGTATAGGTAAATGAGATCTTTCGTGGTAATGTTGTTTGTGTTTAGAGAAGGGATATCATGTGGTTTGTTTTCATTATCATCGTTTACACTTTTTTTTCCACGATCATTGTTTTGCGATTCATTGGGCATTACCTACCGCCCGCGCAATACACGCTATTTTATCAGGGGTGATATTTATTGATGATAAACGATAAGAACGGTTGTTGATTTTTAATTGATGAGATGTTAATTTTTGCGGTGATTTACAAATTTCAGGTGGAATGTGATTAATAAGAGATTTTCCTGCTTCATTCGATTCAATAATGTTTCCATGCTGATCAAATATAACAATAAGATCTTCAAATGTGTCAACAACAGACTTCCACAAAGAACAGGTTTCAGGAATATCTAAACTTTCTAATCTATCTATTCCATTTGATGTTCTTTCTAAATTGTTGAAATATTGATCTGTTACCTGACGTAAATATTCTATACTCATGTAATTTGATCTATAACATGAGAACTATATAAAAAGATAAAGATGTTAAGAAGATGGGTAAAAAAAGTTATTGTTTATTACTCTTATTCAATTTGGATTTTGATAGTATATGATTCCAAAGTTCGTTACTTTTTTCTGTTTCACAATTATTTTCTATGAATAACTCTATGTCTAATATGTCTTTAGCATATTGCGGAACAATTTTTCTAACATCTATTTCTTCATTCATTTTTTATTCCTCATTCTTTCCACCAAGAACCAATGGGAAATCTACATTCACGGGGAAATAGTTTGATTGGATCTATCGATGTGTGAAGAATGTCTTTTTGTAAGTCAGCGCAATAAAAGGTTTCTTCTCCTTCTGGTTTGTGATATGGGCATGAATAACAATTGGTTATTTCAATTTCGATAAGACGGCATTCATGCATTTCTGGTTGTTGGTTGTGTTTTTTAATTGATTCTTTTATACAAACTTCAATTGGAATTTCACAATCGTTATAATCTGGCATTATAATTCACCTTTATCTCGTTTTTCTACCATCATTTCATTCATCTCTTGTAGGTTGTATGTTTGCACTTGTAATTCATTTAGAATTAGTTGAAGGGTGTAATTTATTCCAGAAAGTTCAGCAATTATTTGTTCTGTCATGTTGTCCATCCTATTATTGAAATTCATTCCTATTCTTATTCTCGATTACTTTAAATTCTGATGTTATTATTATGTCAAAATAAGATTCAAGAATTCTACCACTATCGGTGTGTTCTATAATTTTATCAATTGAATCTATAAAATTTTCTGGGTATACATAATTGTTGATAATTAAATATTGAATTGTTATATCTGAACAATAAAAATCTTTTTCTTCTTTATAAGTTATTTCAGAATTGGGATATAATTTTCTAACTTCTTCAACAAACAACTCAATATTTTCTTTTAACAATGGATTTGTTATTTCTACTTTGTAATTAATTGACATGTAGATCAGTCCCCTTCTTCGAATTCTATAGAATATGGGCAATGTTTTGGAAATGGGCAACAAATAGGTTTAAACTCTAAATCATCTTCTGCTACACAATCAATGCATTTTTGCTGTTTTGGTTCTTCCATTTTTTATTCACCATTCCTTTCATTATAATGGCTCTTCGGTATTTGATAATACAAAAAACTCATTCGGAAATACATGAATTTTAATGGATTCCTCATTCACATCTCCATTAACTCTAATTTCGTGATCTCCATATGTTTCTACAAATCCTTGTAATTTTTTAATTAGTTCAGTGGTTTGCATTTCCATTCTCCTTTTTCAACCCAATACAATGCTCTGCAAGTTTCACAATGTCCATTATCACGAGGCCCGTCTTCATCAATCCCATATGTAATTACATTTCCATTACAAAATTTACATTTCATATTTTCACCATTTCTTATATAATCAATAATCAGATAGTAAAATTTTTACTCTCTTTTATTGAATAGTAAGATACAGTCCCATTTGTTGATTTCAACTTCTCTCCAAGCCATACATTCTGTAGAACTGCATCGATATTCTCCATATGGACACCACAACTCTATTTTTTCGTCTTTATTCATCTTTTTACTCCTTTCTTTCTTACTCTTTCTTCTTTATCAGGGGCATCGGTTCGTTGGATAGCCAGTTCATAGGTGTGCCGTGATCTACGATTTCGTGGTTTTCGGGGTGATCTTTGTCAACGGGATAGTATTTCCAGACAAGGTAATGGCGAACCACTTCCATTATTACCCAGGAACGATCTGATTTAGTGTCATGACCAACACCCCAATTTGACGCCATTGGTGAAAGGTTTGGAAACCAGAAGCGTGTAAGTAGGTTGCAGATATGGTGCCACATTTGAGAGTCGGGGACACCATTTGTGCCGCCGTTTTTCTCACTGTCCCACGCAAGTTCAGACCAAATGTGTTCAAAATGACCAGTTCTAATTCTGCTGTAAAGTTCAAGGGCATCCCGAACAACATATGCCTGTGAATCAGTCAATTCAAGAATAAGTTTATCGGTGTTTAGTTGATCGGTAATTGTAGATAATTTCTTTTTCGTCATGATGATTCAAAAGTAAGTATAGTAACTATATTAATATACGTTCTAAAAGAAGATAAATGTATTGAAAAGAGGTGAGATATTATATTTAAAGGTGGTGAAGGATAGAAGTTGATGATTATTTATCTTTTTATTATTCCCCTTTCTCTACTTTATTTTGCCGCTGTCGAGTAATATTTTTGCAAGACCTTTAATAGACATGCTAATTAATACTTCGGTGTTATTAATTTTGATTATTTCGTTTATTATACCATTAGAAAGACGTTCTATGTCAATTTTGCTGATATGTTCACCGGGTTTCATTCCAATTGCTTTGTTTAATTTATCAGCATGAATTCTAATTCTTTTCTCATGTTCTGCTTTAGAAATTTTATCCATTTTAATTACTCCCGTTTATTCTTCTTTTTTATTCTTATTTAACTTTGAATTCGTTCCAGTCACTTTTTATTTCATCGTCTGGTTTATCTACAGTTAAGAATCTAATTTCAGTTTCTATTGCCATCATAACAATGAACATGACAATACCATAAAGAATGTTCAAAAAAGTTGCATAAAGTGTTAGAATGATAAGAGAAAAAATGATGATGATGTAAAGTAACTTTCCACCTTCACCTTTGTTAATTAGATTTCGTTTCATATTTTTATCAATCCTTTGATCCAAGTAGTTATTCCATCCCAGGAATCACCACGATTGTCTGATGCTTTTTTCCATCCAAGTATTGTTAGAATTAGCCATATTGCAATTGCTATGAATGTAATAGCATACCACAGATAAGGATTAATGTTATATATCAATCCAAATGGAGTCCATACTATGATGAAAATTCCCATTATCCAATTTAATAAAGACATTTTTAATTACCGGTTATCCATTTTTATTCGTTTAACAATTTCAATCCCAGAGGTAATGTTTTAGCAGTAACTACATTACGTTGCAAACGTATACCTTTTTTCATCATTCCGACCAAACACAATTCATCAACGAGTCTGGTATCTTCAAGATCCAAATCACGCCCATTTTTGTATTTGATTAAAATAAATTCATCATTTCCAAACATTTTAAATTACACCTGTTATTCTCCCCTATCTAAATCGACATACATACAGTCAATTAATTTACAATCTGGATGGATCCCAGTTGTCTTATAAAAACCGGTTACATCAATTTTACTGTAATTACAGTAGTATTTAGTAAAATTGTAAGTGTCAATCGATTGACTGGACATATGGACATGCATTACAATCACTGATAATATGTGGTATGTGTTTTCTCATTTTTGATCACTCATTATTATTAATTATAAAATTGATCTACTCTTACACGATATGATGTAGACAGTCGTCTCTGCCATAAGCAGTTTTCGCATAAATTTCCTGGATATGGCGCATGATTTTCATTCATTACTAATATGCAATATTGCTTACATTGACAACATTCAAAAATTGAAGACATTGTTAAATTCAACTCCATTCATACGCTACTTAATTTTATTTATTATCAATTCTATTCTTTAATTCTTTTCTTTATTTTATATTCCATGCTCTTTTGAATTGTTCTACTTTTTTAATTTGCGCTGGTGTTAATCCAAGATATTCATAATGTTCTTCTTTATTGTCTCCCTGTATTATGAAATATTTAATTTTACGTGGAAGGTAAGATTGCGAAATGGGTAAATTATATCCAAATAACTTATCAATAATACCGGGTCTTAAATTAGATACTAATTCAAATTTTTTATAATACGTCTTATTATGGAACTCATTTCCGGAACAACCATTATCACAATTAATATGCATTTCATTACAAAATGCCATAAAATCAACAGTTTCACTGGTGTGAAAATCGCATCGAAATGGCTTCCCTGAATTTATTCGTTCATGTGCATATGTTACATTTCGAACATGAGTATCTACATCATATTGATTACCAGAAGGAACGCTTTTATTCCATATTTCTTTCATTCTGCGCGGACTTTCAGATTTATATAATGTATCATAGTTAAACATATGATATACATCATCACTTGATAAATTATTCATTATTATCATTCCATTTTAATTCACTTTTTATCATTCAACTCGTACTCTTCTTTTCCATATTTGGCTTCGCAATAGAAGAGAAATGCTTGTACAAGACCTTCTTCAATCCCATCACCATCATATTTCGTTACGAATTGGTAATATGTTGCCTGAATGTCTTCGTTAAATTTTAATTCTTTACCATATAATACTGACATAACGAAATATTCAAATTCAGATATGATTCGATTCATTAAATTTGGAACACCTCGTAATTCAGCACACTTCTGTATAATATCAGCAACCTCACTCATACACAATAACTCCTTATTTTATTAATAAACCACTGGTTTATAATTTTATTTTTCTTCATATCAGATCTACTTTTACCATAACCAAACAATCTATTCCATCTATCATGCTTTAGTTGATAAAATTTAAATGTCCTATATAAATATGCTTTTCGACCTCTATAAAACTTCATAGGGACCGTCCTTTGAATCCTTCATTTCTCAAACTTTTCAACATTTCAAGTATGTAATGGCGGTTGTATCGCTTAAACCTCCGATGATACCTTCTCCCCATACAATGTTCAAAAATCTTATTCATTGTATCGGTCCAATTTTCCTAAATAACTCTGTATATTCTTCGGTATATAGAGTTTGATGAGGATATCGTAAGTAGATGTCATAATAATTCGCATTTTCCTATCTTTTCGCACATTACAAATTTGTTACATTTCATTCGTGGCTGGGTATAGAAATGATATTTTATGCAATAACCACCAATACGAAGGGTATAGTTTTCACAATAATGACAACAAAATGACAATCCCATTCCATTGTAATGATAATCTTGGAATGTTTTAAGGTAAATTTTGATTAGAGATTCAACAATGTTCATTTTCTGCTCACCATCATTATAAAAATAAAAAACTGCATTATTGCCAGTATCGAGTGGTTTTGCATAATCAAATACCACGACATACATCCACACATAACCAACACTAAAGTGTAAATAACATCTTCTCCCATAGAAATATACGGATTTGGACCTATTATAACGTGTTCTCGTTCTGAATTTTTATTAGTTGTATTACAGTTAGTTATATACTCATACTGCGATTTGTTATATGCATTCATCATGTAAGATTCTGTATCGCTCATATTATCATCATCCGGTTGTGGAATCTGTGATGCCTTGTCAAGCAGTTTATCCCATTCTTCATAAGTCATAGTTGATGTTCTTACTCCACCAGAATTTCTATTGTTCATATACTCATCTCATGATTCATTGATTTACGATTCCAACCATTACTCATGTAAGCACCAACATTACCACGTTAAATACAAACCAATGCACATATAACACAACAATACTTAATATAAACAACAATATCCAACATAGTATTGCCCCAACAATCACCTCCTCAAACCAAAGATTAAAATCATTCCACCTATTAGTAGATATACAACCAATCACAACTGCTGGGATAACTAAAAATATCATCCACGGCACGAAAAATTCCATCGAATAAATTGAAAGTGTCATAACTCGTTTTCCTCATTCATAAAATTCATCTATATCAGACCATCCAATATTACATGGGATCGTATCAATGTATTCAATCGAATCAATCACTGGATTTTTATAAATTTTAATATCAGCAAACAAAAGAATTCCATCCTCTGGATCATATTGCTGTAATTTTGAAATTAACTCTTTAACTGTTTTCATGTTTCATCTGTAATACATTTAATATGATCATTATCTCTTCCATCATAAACTTCACACGCTTTGCAATCATCGATGGTAATTAAACCATGATATCCACAATTTATCATTTCAATAATTTTAACTTTTCTCATTTTTAACATTATTCCATAACCTTCCATAAATTGTTAATTTCTTCATCGACTTTACATTTTAAGTTTGTATATGCTCTAATTACTTCTGGTAATTCACCCCATTCTTTCATACCCGTAATTGCATCTTTAAGTGAACTACTAATCATTTCTAATTCATCACACGAAAATTCAATCATCGATAATTCCTATCATATGGTTCAATAACTTCAATCATCCAAACACACAATGTAATTTTCATTAATACTATCAAATACGTCACATTTCTTGCATTCATCTAATGGCATGAGTTCGCGTCTACAAGGACACTTTACATACTTCACCACTATGATTTCACGGTTTCTCATAATTTTACCTAAAACAAACTACTAAAGCAAGGAGTATACTGAAAATCATTATCATGTTCGTGATTATGTTTCCAAGCATTTTTTAACTTTGTTTTTTCTTCATCTGACATTGATTCCCATTCTGCTAAAAATTTCACAATTGAATTTTTATACTTTACTTCTGTAATATTACAATTTCTCATACTTTACTCCAGTTCGCAATATTATGATGATTAGGACAATCAGAAGGAGTATTAATCTCATCACCTATACTGCCAACTTTACTATATCTACAAGGTTTTATGCGCCCGCATTCATTACACTCAAATCTAAAAACTTTTAAATTGCTACCTTCAGGTATAAAATAACCATTAACATACTTACCACAGGGTTTTAATGGAATTTTAATAGTTGTGTAATCTACTGTATCTCCCGGACAATCATTCATAATTCAACCTTCGTAAGTTAAATAATGTACAACAAGATCTATTATTTTCGTTCTTCGTTTTGATTTATCAACATATTTATCTTGTAACGCATAAATCAAACATAATAACTTATTTTCAAGAGAAAGTCCATCTAATGTTTCAATTATTTTATTTGCTGTTAAAATTTCAGTATCACTACAACATAAATAATGTACAATAACATCTACACGATCTTTATATTTCATATAATTTACACCAAATTGGGTCAATGATCATTTTCGCATCATGATCAACCATTAATAATCGACCACCTCTACCGGGCACAGTTTCACCATATTCACCATACAAAATGCCCCAATCAAAACATTCATCAATCGCATGTGAAATTTGCCATTTGTCTAATAACTTAAAATTCTCCACAATTTTAGTAAACCACACTCGCTCACCTTTCATCTGACAATCATACACATGACACGCTACAATTAACGAATTGTCATATGTGACACCCGCAATAGTTGTTTGTCTACTCACTATACCACCACTTGGCTTTTTGTTCTATTAATTTATAATACATTAAACTCATTGCTTCAATACGATCTTTTGGATATCGTTTGTCACAGATTAATGAGTCGTCACAACGTTCTTCGATATTATGTGCAATTGTATCAAAGATGGTATGCAGTTCTATGTCAGTTAGTTCAAGGATGTTGATGTTGTTTACTTTGTTGATTTTCATGTGTTATATTACCTCATTTCCATTAACATCAAATCCTTTAATTTTATTATCATTTATTTCCTCCTTCAATAATTTAATTAGTTCAGGATTATCACTAAAATTTGATTTTCCTACATTCACCAATTCAATTAAATATTTGGTAATTTTTCGTTGCCTCTTTAATTTTACAGAATTCCATCCAACTGTAGCATTACTTTGACCCGATTCATAATTAGTTGATACTGGTGCTCCAAAACAATCAAAACTCATAAATTAATCACCAGTCATGTAAATCTTCCATAAAAATCTTATTTCGTTGTTCAGGAGTTATTGATACAACCGATTTATACCCAGACGATCTCAATACAGGATCCAAATATTCTGCATCTATATAAGCGACGTTTTTCATAATCCATACCAAAGAAGATATTTCACAATGTTCAGATGACAAGGATCCCCATAATAAATGTCAACGAACTGATTGTAATAAAGTCCTAAATAATACCAGTCTTCGTATCCAAAATAATATCCCCACCCAATATAATATCCTCCTCTAACATAGTAATTCATGAGTTCTGGAAAAGTTGTAACTTCATCAAATCCTGCTTGTAATTCACAAAATTCACCAGCCTCATTTCCACTGCAACAAGGACATTCCTGACCACATCTCATTCATGGACACCTATAGTCGAATTCAATTACATAATGCAGAAATCTGTCTTCGTAACCGTATACAGGATTAATACCAGTTATAGACTCTGAACCCTCTGGACACCCAACAAATAATTCTTGATCACCTTCTAATTCAATTAATTCATTTAGTCGCTGAATAACTTTAGT